CAGCTCAGAAGAGCCCAGTACAAACGTTCAGAGTAATCTTTGCCCCAGCAGCTCCTACTTCAATTGCAGCGGCTGATGGTACTGGAAGTTCATCAGTTAGTTGGACAGTCTCATCTGGCGCTACTTCTTATACTATTTATTGGAAGAGCGGTTCGTTAGTCTATACAGCAGCCCAAATTCTAGCAGCACCAACTGGTTCAGTTGCAGGTACTACACCCGCTGGCCAAATAATTACTCTAGCTGCTACTACTTATTCATTTACAATCACAGCTACTAATCCGGGCGGAACTTCCCTCGGTGGAACAGCTGACGGCGCTACAGTAAGTTAATAAAATAAAAATTGATCCATTATAGGGCCCTCGGAAGAGGGCCCTTCCATTGACAAGATAATTGCACCCGGAGGCCCTATAAATGGCAACAATAAATCCTGCAGATTTTTCTGATCGCGCCCATACGCCACCCAGATGGAAAGTATACGCCGACTATTTAGTTACTAACAATCCTAATCAACTAGCTTTACTCAATACTAGTGATATAGCGTACTACAACTACGTTCATACTAATGTTAGTGCATATCTGTCGCCAGACATTGTTGTTGCCCTAGCAGCTAAAAGTGTTGGATCTTTGCAATTCCTTCTCAGCACAACAGATACTGATTTACCTGTACAATATTATTATACTCTATCTAGCATAATCCCTTATTCTGGCACACCACCTACAACCCCTGCAAGTGCTGTTACAAACTTTGGTACGAGCACAAATGCTTATGCTATACTTGGTAGTATATCTAGTGGCGGTTTGATAGCTGGATCAGATGTAGTAGTAGCTATACAAGCTTCAGCTAATGTAGCTAATCCGCCTAAGACAGTAGTAGCAGGTTTTGAAGTAATTCTCGCTCCCGCTGCTCCAGCGGGTGGTTTATTAGGAGCTGGGGCTGGCCAAGTTACGGTCACTTGGACTTTATCTAGTGGCGCTAGTTCATACAACGTTTATTATATTCCTAATGCAACAGGTTCAGAAACGGGGGCTCAGATAATTGCTAACGGAATAAAATTCACTGGAACTATACTTAATACTGGAACTGTAATAACTGGCATCACTTCAGGTAATGTTGTAAGCGCAACAGTTACAGCAACTAATCCTGGCGGAACTAGCGCCCCTTCAACTGCATTACATGCAACAGTGATAGGAGCTCCTGCTGTACCTACTGTTATATTAGTTACGCCCGCATCTACTCAAGCAACAGTTACGTGGACGTTATCTGCTGGAGCCACTTCTTATGATGTCTGGTATATTGCTAACGCAACAGGCTCAGAAACAGCAGCAACTATAATATCTACTGGAACACATTTTGTAGGAGTAGTAAGTAATCTTGGTACTGTAATAACTGGCCTCACGCCCGGTAATGTTATCAGTGTGACAGTTACAGCTACAAATACCGGTGGAACAAGCCTTGGCGGAACACCCTCCCACGCCTCACTAATTCCCGTAGCTCCCGCTTCTATATTAGCAACTTCCCCAATAGCTACAGAAGCTAATGTCACTTGGACATTATCTCATGGGGCTACTTCATATGATGTTTATTACATAGATGACGCAACTGGATTAGAAGACGCAGCTACTATAATATCTACTGGAACACACTTTGTAGGAACAGTGCTAAATACTGGAACTGTAATAACGAGTCTAAGCACAGGCAACATTGTAAACGTAACGGTAACGGCTACTGATAGTGGCGGAGCCAGTCTTGGCGGAACTCCTTCAAGTGTTACAGTTACTTAATTAATGTATGGAAAGAAAAATAGACAAGAGCCTGCATACTAATCCTAGTCCGCGAGTAGCGCATTTCAAAAATTTTCCGCATGATATATTCCCAGCGATGCCTTTTGGGTACGGATTACATATTCAGGGTCCTGCTCCAGTTCAACCCTTAAATTCTAAAAGAATAGAGGATATAAAATATTTCACTAATCCTTTAGTCACTAAGGCTTTCAACAATTGGGGTCGAATATTTCCCAAGCCAGCGATAGTAAACGACAAACCAATGGCCAACCCCAAGCACTTAGATTTAAATCCGGAGAATACGCAAAATTGGAAAGGGTAAAAAACTTCACTGGTAAAATAGCCTACTATTTCTACCTTAATCCTGAAGAGGATCTTGGAATTTCGCGTGTTAAACTAACAGCTCGTATTTGGAATCGGGCACGAGGCGGTTATAATAACGAGCAGTATGAAGGCGAAGTAATAGATCACATTTATGGCCCTAAATTAGAAGACAGCGCGCCTGAAACTATTAACCATGTAGCTGCCTTAGATGTAGTAGATATGCTTTTTACAGATAGGGAAGTGATGTCGAGAATTTGGGAGTGGATTGGTAAATGATAACATTCACTTATATTGCCGCGGGTAGATCTAAAATGTCAGGGCAGGCACTAACTGCCCCGCAACAAAATGGCTTCAATCGAGCTGTAATAGTTCATCCACATCCAGGTCCAGGTATCCCTCAATGGTACAGACCACCGACAACAGCTACTATGGGTTTCCCAATTCCAATACGCACCACGCCCGCTCATGGAAACATTCTACTTCCAGTTAAGAAACCACTTGAGCCAGAAAATCCAGTCAATCCATATTTGGTACAAGCTTATGGGAATAATTCAAAACTTACCATGAGAATTAATCCGGGAAGTGTTTGGCCCGTTCGGCATATAGCACCTCGTGTTGAGCTTAAACGCTCACCATACAAACCTCCCGCCCGTAGATATCTCAATCCAAACCTACCAGTCAACGCGCCATACGATAACGTTTAATAACACATAATTCTTTTAGTGAAGAAGCAAGAAGTCATTGCGATGTTGCAGGATAAAACATGCGAGTCTTGTAGCATAGAAGAAATACAAATGATGCGATTTCCTGGAGACTCTCCAGGAGTATCCTCAACCGGATCTTGTTTTATCAAACATAGTCAATCATTTATTAGTAGTACCTGTAAATGGTGGGTACGTAAAAATGGACAAGCAGATAACTAAGAACTTACTTAAAAATCATGTCTGCTCAAACTGTTCGCATTTTTCTGATAGTATAGATTGGTGTAATAAACAACCCAATCGACCTAAGTTTGATACGTGTCTAAAGTGGGCTGTTCGCTCGCCATTTGTACGAGTCCCATCGTCGGGACTTGGAAAAACAACACGGAGACGTCGAAGAAGAAGTCGTTACTAAAAGCCTCGAAAGGAAAGTAGAATAAAGCATGGGACAAATTCTTACAGACAAAGAAAAGATCGAAAAGTGGAATGACATCTGCATGACCATGAACTGGTCGCAGCCCCACGAGCTTGAAACGTGGCTTCAAATGCACGGTGTGATGTTTACGAAATCTGGCAGCTGTGTAGGGGTCAACCTCGTTCTTGGCGGCAAACAAATTTCGGTTATTGGACAAGTTGAAGAAATTGTTAAATCTTCAAACAGTGAAGGGATGGCAACTTATATCTTACAGGCAATTGCTGGGCTCTTGAGTTTCAAAGTTAAGCCAGACAATACTGAAATGTTGAGCACGACATTAGAGACGATGTTTTGGAAGATAGCCTGCGAAAGATGTCAACTCGAGTGGGAGCTTGACATTCCGCCAGAGATCATGCCCAAATACGTTCGAGAAGCTTTATTTCCTGAGCAGTTTCCTGAGGGACCAGAGAAAGGACCCACCGATGAAGTTAAGTAGATCCAACGGCAACATGTATGATTGGGTGACACACATGTGGTCTCCTTTTACCGGTTGCCCGCATCAATGCTCCTATTGCTATGTGAAAAATGCCTGGCGAGATTTGCCAGAAAAGACTACTCTTCAAGAGCCCTTCCCAAATCTTGGTTCTGGCAAGACAATTTTCATCGGGCATCTTTGTGACATGTTTGCCGAAGGCGTTGACTCTACCGATGTAATGAAGGTGATAGAGTATTGCCGAATGTGGGATAATGAATACGTCTTCCAAACAAAGAACCCACAAAACATGTGGAAGTTTATCTACAGGACGCCCTCCAAGAGAATGGTCGGAACTACTATTGAAACAAATAGGGCAGAAACACTTGAGAGGTTTTCTAAAGCACCGCATCCCATGGAAAGAGCGAATGGGCTTAGTCAGATTGACGGCAAGAAGTTTTTAACCATTGAGCCAATCATGGACTTCGATGTTTGGGAGTTTGCTAAATTGATTGAAGCGGCGAAACCAGACTTCGTCAATATTGGAGCTGACTCCAAGAGACACAATCTGCCAGAACCTACTGGTGAAAAGGTCATGGCCTTAGTAGGGACTCTTGGTGAGCTCAAGATTCCAATTCGCAAGAAGGTCAACATAGAGAGGCTTTTGAAATGACACCAGAAAATAGGAATGGAATTAACTTACCAGATTACGAAATTACAATCACTATCGGAAAGTGTCCGCGGTGTGGTCAAAAACATACCGATATTAAGTTGGTAGCAGACCCGTTACCCTGGGCGGCGCAGTCAGCCTCAGTTTTACGCATGATGGCTGAGTGTCCGGTTACTAACGAGTTCATAGTTATGACTTTCTGGACGGATGTAACAAGATGATAAATTTTTTACTTAATGACATAGAAAAACTAATCAAGGAGCTGGAAGAGGGGCACGCTGCAGATCCTTATGACGATGGCGAAAATGGATACTATGACGCTTGTCAAGAAATAGCTGATAAACTTCGAACCTTGTATGATAAATATAAACCACGTGACCCTTTGTGTACTTGTGGTTGCGGCTATGAATGGTGTGATGATTATTGTCCAATTCACGGCAAGAAAGGAAAGAAATCTAATGGAACAACAGATTCGCCCGACTTTGTCTGATAAGATTTTTGGCAAATGTAAACTCACCGGACTCCCTAGCGGAGGAAACGCAATAGGCGTTGAAGGCCTTATTCTCTGGCTTGAGGCCATGAAAGAAGATGCCATCCGCGACGACCGAAGCGGAGGTTCTGTCCTCCAGCAAATAATCGAGATGTTGACTATCGCTGCCAAGTAGCAGGGAGAAGTTTCGAAGTTGATTTAGTATAACTCAACATGAACATTCAATCGTTGTCGATCGTAGTCCCAGCTGGTTGCCCCAACAAATGCAAATTTTGCGTAGCCCGAATGAACCACGAAGACTATGTGAATCAGATCGAAGAGAACATGAGGTTCCGCGATCTTTACAAGAGGGACTACAAAGATCGCCTCGCCTTCGCTCGTGACAACGGCTGCAACATCATGTTCACGGGCAATGGTGAAGCTCTCATGAATCGCCGATTCATGGAGATGGTCACTGATCTCAACGAGGGGTTGGATAAGCCTTTCAGAATCTTGGAACTCCAGACTTCTGGCGTCACCCTCGATGACGAAGCTCTTCGATGGCTTCGAAACACAATCAAGGTTTCAAGCCTCTCACTGTCCAGCATCTTTTCAAGCAACAAGAACCAGGAATACAACGTCACTCCCGAGAAGGTCAAGGTAGATATCGAACATCTCTGCTCTGAAATCAAACGCTACGATTTCAACCTTCGCCTTTCACTCAACATGACCGATGAATACAACAGCATGGATATTGCGGACATTTTCAAACAGGTAAAGAAGTTGGGGGCCGATCAGGTCACTTTCCGCAAACTCTACACATCTGGCAATGACACTCCCCAGGATCTTTGGATCAAAGAACATGCAGTAGAAGAGAGTTTCTGGCCCAGGCTGAATGAGTATGTCCTCAGAAACGGCCGGAAGCTTGAACGACTCCCCTTCGGCGCCATTCGCTATTCAATCAGCGAAATATCCGCAGTAGTAGACGATGACTGTATGAGCACAGAAACCAAGGAAGACATCAAATACCTCGTCCTTCGCCAGAACTGCAAACTCTACACCAAGTGGGACGACAAGGGCTCACTTCTTTTCTAGGAGAGAAACATCATGAAACTTCCATTACTATCTACTGTGCCTGGGAAAGATACCACCAATAAGATTCGGGAATTAATCCCGCAGATGGTCAACGATCAAAACGCCCAGGAAATAATGGACGGTTTCATTCCTCAAGGCCCAGAGGAGATTGCAAATCACAACCTTGCGTTTTACAAAAAGGCTATGCAAAACAAAAAGAAGTGGAGACGAATGCTGAAGCAGAAAGATTGGTCAAATCCCGATCGAATCGAACGAATCTTTGACCACACTGATTTTGATGATCAGCTTCGTCTTTACGTTTGGACCGATAAAAATGACGAACAGATTTTAGATTACGGATTCGCTACAGAATAAGGAGGAGAAATGAGATCACTCATCCTGGGCATCTTATGGCTCATCATAGCTATATTCGCAATCTTCTTTTTCGGCTGGCCGACTTTGATGATGATTCAGGATCACGATTTCGACTTGCTTGTCGCCTACTCGCTAAACATCTTCCTCGGATGCGTCATCATTGTCATAGCAACCTGCGTCGGCATTTACTACTTGGGATCATTTCAGGAAGAGATGAAATCAAGACGCTTGCATCCACAATGCGCCTTTCCCTATAGCAGGAGTGGTGGATAACTCCCAGGGAGAAGTTTCGACAGGGTGGTATTATAAAGCATCAGGAGGAATCAGATGGGAAAGGCAAGAATCGGAGATTACGTCTCCCAGTCATTTCAGGACAGGATTGAAATCAACCTGGCCAATATCTCCCGCGGTCCCAAGGACAAGTTCGGTCTTCTCGGCATGACCTACATTCCAGCCACTTTCAAATGCGAACTCTGCGGCCATGAGCCCTGCCTCAAGGCTTTCCACATCAAGAATCTGCAGACTTCCATCGACATGAAGGTCGGCTCCGAATGCATCCACCACTTCGGCTTCAGCCAGACCAACATCGACCTGGCCATGGGAATGGCAAAGAGGATCCAGTCCATCGTTCGGAAGATGAGACGGACCCTGAAGAAGTCCTTAGAAACCGAAGAGTACAAGACCATGTCGAAAGAGCAGAAGAGAATGCTCATCGTCAAGCTCTTCGCCAAGCACCAGACCATCGAGGCCCTCCAGGCCAACGCCGGCACGGTGAAGAAGTCTCTCCTGAAAAAGGAAGACGTCCTCAAGACTATCCAGGACAACCCCTGGGTCGAGGCGGAAGGTTCCGAAGCCGACGAGGATGAGAAGCCCACGAAGCCGACCGCCAAGAAGGCTTCGGTCAAGAAGGCAGTCAAATCCACCCCGGCGACCAACTAGAACTCAACCAGCTCTATAAAGTAGAAGTGGCACCCAGCCACTTCTATTTTGTTGTAAGTAGAATTGAAGGAGATGGTGATATAGTTGCTACTGTTCTTGATGAAGGAAGAGGATGCTTTCCCGTCATTTGGAGTGGCCCTATATTTAGCGGTGATTACTGGCCCGCTACAGTAGTCGTAATAGATAAGAAGGAAAGAACTAAAGTTGCTCTCAAAGGATTAATAGATGACGCCAGGAGAACAATATAGAGCAGACTTGAAGAGACAAAAGCAACATGAGAAGAGCGTGAAGTCCCAGGCCGACTGGGCTTTGAGACAACATAAGCAACATGAAAAATTTCTCAAGGACGTTAGACAACTGAAACTCGACACTCTCTACAAACCTATCCCAGACAGGAACAGCAGATGGTCTACATCAGGCTGGAGCTATTTTGTCGTGAGAGAAAGAAACATAAAACAAGAAACTCTGACCTTAGAGATTTTAATGACTAACACCGCGTATGGGAACACCCATGCAGTAAGCAGCCGTTATATCGAAAGAAAGATCATATCTTTTAACGATTACAAACACTTACTGTCCACTTTTGAGCGAGTTCTTAGCAAGAAAGAAAAAACAATGGTAGGGCTAAGAGGATTAATGCCATGAGCATCAAAAAAGTCAAATTCAACCAATTATATCGTTTGTGGATCCGAGGCCCTAATAGTTCTTATTGCATAGTCAGATTTGTAGGTCGAAAAGACTTAAGCGAAGAAGTTATTTATTCTATTGAAAGAGCTGACTTGTGGACGACACCCAAAAGAGTTTATGTCATGCGGGTCAGTCAAGGTAATTTTGAAGATCACTGGTTTCAAAGTCTGACGGAAGTTAAGACTGAAAAAGAAAAGACGCTCATCGCCCTTAAAACAGGTTTGTCTGAAAAGATAATTCTATAATGATGATATTTTTTAGCAAAGAACTCAAAGGTAAAAGATACGTAGATTGGTATATTCCATTACCTAAGGGTAAATATTTTAAGGTGACAGTTGGTCTATATAAGGAATATTTAGACACGAGAACAGTTGAAGAGCCACCTTATAGTCCAATACGAATTGCTAAAAAAGAAGATTTGCAATCTTGCATTAAGTCTATATTTGAGGCAAGGATGATATTATGAAGTTACATGAAGCAATCAAAGAAACTCGTACAGCTAAACAAATGATAGAAAATCCAGAAACGGATTCACTTATGAAATCTCTTTTAATCAAAGCAGTAAAGAGAAGCGGCGAAAAAATTACACCAGCAGGACCTAACGCTACATGGGAAAAAGCTTTGAGTGATCCACTTCATGATGGCAACTTTAGATTATGGTACAACACCGAATATGGGAACACTCATGTAATCAGCAAGAACGAATAATAGTTTCGACAGCCTTATATACTTACTCACAAGAGGAGAAAAGGAATGGCAGAGAACATCAGCAAAAACGCTCGCACCCAGAAAGACAAGACGCAGAAGTTTTTCCACAATGGTTGCGGCGGTGAAATCAAGATGGTCCGGGTTTTCGCCCACGGCCGCCTCCAGATGAAGGCTCGCTGCGAAAAGTGCTCCGCTGAGAAGAGGAGCCCTTCCGAGTTCAAGGCATAAGCCGACTGGTTCTGGTTGCCCTACTCCCCTCAAAATGGGGGTGTGGTACAGAACTTTAGAGCTCCTCTGTACAATCTGAAGAGGAGCTCTATTTTTAGCGCATATATTACCTGAAAGATAATAAGACTTTTTTGAGACTGGAGACAATATGAACAAGACGACAACGACAGATGGCCTCTCGGCCGGTATTTTTGGAGGGGTAATTTTCGTAGTGTTCTTCATCTTCTTCCCTATTATTGGGTTGGATGTGGGACTCTTCCTTTCTATTCTTTTTGCCGTTGTAGCTTTCGGAGCTGGATGGTTTTTTCTTTTCGAAAGGAAGAAGCCAGAAATCCTCGAACGCGAAGCTGGTCTCAAGGTTGCTCTTGAAGAAGGCGATAAAAACCTCTCTGCAATTCGGGTCCTTGAACGACAAATCAAGAGACCCTCAATTCTCAACAAAATCAAGAACATTGAAAGTATCTTGCAGAGTATCTTGATCGATCTCAAAAAGGATCCGAACAAGCTTCGCAACGCAAAGCAGCTTCTTGATTACTATGTTCCTACTACAATCAAAATCCTCACGAAGTACGTCGAGCTTTCTTCTCAGGGCACCACCAGCGGTGGTATTCAGACCTCTCTTACCAAAGTTGAAACAATGCTTGGGAAAATCGGGGACGCCTTTGACGAGCAGCACGCAAGACTCTTGTCAAACGATGTCATGGATCTCGACAATGAACTTGCAACTCTTGACCAGACAATTAACATGGACGGTCTCACGAAAGACCAGTAAAGACTCAAAACAAAGGAGATACTATGAGTGATCAGAACACAGCGCTGACGGCAGTAGACGTCAAGTCTTTGTCGAAGCCAGACCTTTCAAAGGCCTTGGATTTTGCCAAGGCGATCGATCCGGGTAATACCGGAAACCTGATCCAGTACGGCACTGGAGCTCAGGGTAAGATCGCTACTCTTGCCGACACGATGCTCTCCCAGATCAGGACAAAGGATACCGGCGAAGTCGGAGAGTCTCTTACAAACCTGATGTTCAAGGTGAAGGACGTGGACGTTTCCGGATTCACCAAGGACCACAAGGGCCTCTTTGCCAACATCAAGAACAAGGTCGAGCATTTCATGGCGAAGTATGAGAAGCTCGAAACCCAGATTGACCATATCGTCGACCAGCTCAACAAGAGCAAGATGCAGATGATCACCGACATCAACATGCTCGACCAGCTCTACAAACAGAACAGCGAGTACATGCACAATCTGGATCTCTACATCGCCGGCGGCCAGGTCCGTCTCGACGAGCTCAAGACCAAGATCCTTCCACAGATGGAAGAGAAGGCCAAGACTTCCGGCACACCGGAAGATGCCCAGGAGCTCAGCGACTTCAATAACTTCATCGCTCAGGTAGAGAAGAAGCTGTATGACCTCAAGCTGAGCCGGATGATTTCCATCCAGACGGCACCCCAGGTCAAGTTGATCCAGGGCGGCGACCAGGTTCTAGTTCAGAAGATCCAGAGCTCAATCATGACGACCATCCCGCTGTGGAAGAACCAGATCGTCATCGCCATCTCTCTCTTCAGGCAGAAGAAAGCTTTGGGAGTCGAGAAGGCAGTCACCGATGCCACCAACGACCTGCTCCAGAAGAACTCCGAGCTCCTGCACCAGGGAACTGTCGAGGTTGCCAAAGAGAACGAGAGGGGCATCGTAGACATCGAAACCCTCCAGAAGACCAACGAGAACCTCATCGCTACGATCGAAGATTGCATCCAGATCCAGGAAGAGGGAAAGCAGAAGAGAGCAGCGGCCGAACAGACCCTGACCCAGCTCGAGAGCGATCTCAAGGCTAAGCTCACCCAGAAACGCAGCGCATAATTTCGGTACTATACCTGGCCCTCCCTAGTTGGGGGCCAGATCATTTCTTTTTTTATAGGAGGACTCTAAATGAAGCGTGGTTTGATTGGTGCTCTGATTGTCATCGGAGTCATCGTGATCGGACTGGTACTCAGGTTCGTAGTCCTAAAGGCACCGTCTACCGGCGCTTCTACGACTGCCGCACCCAGTTCAGCGAGCGGACTCACCTTTGCCAAGGCAGCCCCTGTGACTTTGCCGCCGGTTGGCGGATACAAGCTGTCTACGGTAGATTTGGGAGAGGGACCCGTTCCTCTCATCACAATCCCGCTTGACACCTGGGGTGGATACGCTGCTATCTTCGCAGCAAACGGCGGCACAAATCCGAATAAGGAAAGTCTCTTCTATAAGAAGGGGCACTTCGCTGTGAAGATCGTTAGCGAAGAGAGTTCGGAAAAACAGCTCCAGGGCTATGCAAGTGGCCAGTGGCCCATCATCTGGACCCAGATGGATGCAATGCCTCTGTTCCTTGACGCTTACAAAGTTGATAAGCGAGTTGCACCCAAGGCACTCATTCTACTCGACTGGAGTGACGGCGGAGACGGAATTCTGTTCAGGAACTCTATCAAGTCGGCGGCCGACCTAAAAGGCAGAATCGTCATTACTTCTAGCAACACGCCATTCAGTTTTATGCTGCTTTGGTATCTGGCTCAGAATGGTTTGACCGGAAACGATGTCCGGGTTGCTTGGATTGACGATGGTGATAAGGCTCTGAAAACATTCAAGCAGAACAAGGACGTCGCAGCTTGGGTCAGCTGGACTCCTTACATCAATGACGCTGCAGATCCGAAGTCGCCCAACTACATTGACGACGCTCATCTGGTCATTTCTTCGAAGGATGCCAATCAAGTTATCGCTGACCTCCTCATGGTTAGAAGCGACCTTTTGGCGGACAAGCCCGAAATGATGCAGGCTTTTGTCGAGGCAATCATGGAAGGGACCCAGATGATTCAGGATACGCAGACACTGAACATCATGGCAACCTTCTACAAACTGAAAACGGCTGCTGAAGCAAAGGATATGCTCACTGATGTGCATATTGCGAACTTCCCGGAGAACAAGATGTTCTTCGATCCAAACAACTCTATTGGCGCCTACAAGGTCTTCAATCTTGCCCAGGAATATTACAAGCAGCTCGGCGCACTTGGAGCTGATGCCAGCTATGATCCCGAGCGAATTCTTGCTCCGAAAATCATGGCTGCTTTGGACAAGAAAGGCATCTTCGCCAATCAGAAGAATATGATGGCTAACTCCTTTAATAAGAAGGCTGGCCTGGATATCTCTGATCTTGAGAGCGGAAGAGTAGTACTCAATAACACCATGCAGCTCTACTTTGATGCCCAGCAGGTCACCTTTGATCCCACTAGCCTGAATCCGGCAATCCAGAATAACATGAAGCTTCTAGCCCAGGTCGCAGAACAGACCAAGTTCCTGGCTACTACAGTCGTGAAACTGGATGGATACCTGGATACTTCCAAGGTAGCTGAATTCAAAGACCCAGTTAAGCACCACCAGCCTTCGGACTTTATCGAGGCCGCTGCCAGTGCAAAGAATCTTTCCAAGAAGAGGGCAGACTTCGTCAAGTCAATCCTTGTCAAGAACTTTAAGGTCGACCCCGACCGAATCTACACCTCAGGCAAAGGTTGGGATAATCCACTATCCGACACTGAGCCTGACAAGAACCGCCGGGTTGAAGTCCGGTTCCTTTCTCTCGAGTAAGGGAAAGGCAAAGAACATGAAGAAAGCAATACCAGTTCTTTTGCTGGTTGCTCTTCTGATGGGATGCGGAGGGTCTTCACCCTCCGCCCCTTCTAATGCAGCAACATCAGAGCAGCACAAGTCTCCATTTGCAGGAACGCCCGGCTATATCCTGCAGTTTCACAACGACTTCAGATCGGGCATGAATGCAGTCGACGAATCCGGCATCTCCGTGGCCATTGCGATGGATGTGAGCGGATCTATGGGAGACGCACCCCAGGCAGGAGGAGAGCCCAAGTATATTCAGGCAACCAAAGCTCTCCGCACTGTTGCAGGCTATCTCGAAGATATGGCTAGTAAATTGAAGGATATGAAGATTCGAGTTTGTATCCTGAGATTCAACAACCAGGTCGATCTAGTGCTTCCGCTGACTACCTTAGACGCCGATGGGATTGCAAAGTTGAATGCAGCAATCAATCCTCGGAATTTCTCCCCCAATGGCGGAACGGCGATCGGAAGAGCCATGGAAATCGAGTCTGAGATTCTTGCCGAATCTGGAACTGTCTTCAATAGCTTGATGGTAGTGACAGACGGCGAAAACAATGTCAACCCCGACCCAGAAGATGTCATGAAGGCGATTTACAGCAATCGCAACAATATGACTACCGAAGACTTTCAAGTCATGACGTCAACACAGATGTCGAGCTTTATCGGCTTTGATGTTCGGTCACGTCAGTTTGAAAGATTCAAAGAGCTGGGAGCTAGAGTAGCTTCAGCTAACAGTCAGGCCGAAATTGAACAAGGTCTCAAATCGTTCCTCGAGGCTGACATCAAAAACCTGGAAAGCAAGTAAAGAAACAGCCCCTCTTAACCGAGGGGCTTCTTTGTGTGTTAAGAAGTAGAATTCGGGGGCGTGCCGCTATAAGCTGAAGAAGTATAATTGCCGCCGCCCGTTAGCTGATTATAGACACTGCTTGTAATGGCATAAGATCCTGTTGTAGTGGTTATTGGAAGTGCTGTCGTAGTAGCAGTAGTTGTAGTGTTACCATATGTTGTGTAATAAGCCATCATCTGTTTCCAGAACTTGCAACACCTCTTTTTTGGAAGCGTCCCTAAGACGTCGCATGTTTCTACATATTCAATCTTTGCTGTGGCACTGTAATTAGAGCCAGCGCTAATGATCACATTCGTGGCTGTAGTTGGATCACAGAGTTTGAACTTACAATTATCGCAACTTCGTCCTTTCAACATATTTTTGACTGTTTCTTTGTCCATTATTTTTCTTTCTTTTCAATCTTGTTGAAAGCTCCCTTTTCGATAAATATAAATTCGATTTCACCTTTTTTGTTTTTCACTTTCATCTCGGGTGTAAGGTCAAGCTCTAACATAGCCGACTGTCGATCTTTGGCGATTACAGTTTGACTAGTTAAGATCTTACACTCTTTTTTATCGACTGCGATAACTTCATAGATAAACATTCTTTCTTCCATTCTCTCCTCCTTGGCGACTACAACTGGTGTTATCCATGTTGCCGGAATAATTACTGGCATTGGGATGTAAGCGGGCATTGGTATTGTGTAAGTAGGTTGATAGTAGTTAATATTATCCCAATATTGATACGTTGGACAATTAGTCCCCGTCCCACAATCTGAAACACCAATTGTGCAATTATTATCTGCAGTTAAAAATCTTGTACTCATTTTATTTCTCCGTTAAGATCTATTAGAATATCTGACGTAGATGTCGTTGCGCCAGAAGCATTGTAGCTTGTAGTGCTAGTGATGGCGGTAGTGTTGGTTATTTGTGTCAAATTAATAGAATTACTAGAGGAAGAATAATTGACAGCCCAATTGTTAGCAGATGGTATAGAAACTGAATTCACGAAAGCAGTATTGACTGACATTACAGTGGCGCTAGCCGAAGGAGAAGAAACTGCTAGCTGCAGAAGTCTCTCAAGTTCCTGAATCGCGATGTCTTGGTATTTGTTTTTGAAACTTTGCCAAACGTCTTTATCGATTTGAACTATACTTGTTTCACTCGATGTAGGTTTTTGATAATTCGCCATGATTTTTTCAAGAGTGTCTGAAGCATTCGGTGCCTTCTCTCTAAACTCTTCCCAAATTTTTTTATTAACTGATATCCCGGGTTTAATTCTTTTAGATATTAATGATCTTGCCATATCTATCCGTCCTTATCCTAACAAATTTAAAATCAGGATATATTTTTTCAATTTCAATCTGTCTGATTTTATCTTTTTCTTTGAGTTGATCGTGATAATAGTGAGTTGTTTCGTCCCATTCTATTATTAACTTTTTCTCAAAATTAATGTAATCGACCCAATAACCTAACTCTTCAATGTAATGCTCACCTCCATTAGTTCCATATTTACCAACGGTTTTATTTTCTTTATCAAATTTTTCAAACCACTCACAAGAGTTTAGATTGAAAGATGGACAAATTCCTTGAGCCTTGAGTCTTCCAGAAAAATCTTGTCTCATATACTTTCTCTAGGATCTGTCCAGCGCTTCTTTTGCTCTTCGCTTTTCTTTTTCTTATTTTCTTCAGTCACAATATGATGTAAGGTAAAGCATTTATGAGAGCAGTATTTATTACCAGTAAATAGCTTACCACAACCCACGCACAATTTTAGAGTTCTTCTAACAGATTGAAGATAACATTTCTTACTACAATAAGTTTTGCGTGGAGTTATTTTATTATTACAGCCTTTACAAAATTTATCTGGCATAACTTTTTTCTTGGCCATGCGTGGCCAACAATTTTATCTTGTGAAAAATTATGCTTTCTTGGAGGTAAATTAGAAAAGTTAAAAATTATTCTTCTTCAGGTTCGGGCTGCCAAGGTAGATTCTTTATTATGCTATGATTTTGCTTTGGATCAAAACCTTTAGTAGGTGAGTATTTAATTTCTATCTCGTCGTCATAGCCGCCTTGCCCTTCTGGCGTATAAAAAGAGCACGAGAAATAACCGTTGTGATAATCAATACCGCCATCCATAATTTGTGGTATTATCCATTTTACTTCATCAACTTGAGGATCATACTTCATTAAGCCCGATCTTTCTTTACCGTAGGCCTCTTGAAGATTAAAGAAATAACCAGCAGCACCTAAGTTGTCGATATTTATATAGTTTTTCTTGCTTAGGGGTATTATCCATTTTTGAGTTTTAACGTTATAAACACCCTGTTTGTCACCATCGGTCATCGTGAAAAGATTATATTTTTCTAATCGCTCTACATCGTCATATTTAAATGGAAGAACTATTTTACCCGTTAAACTCATTATACCCGTATAGCCATTAGCATCAATTAATTCAAACCAAGTATCAAAAAAGTTTTTAGGATTCTTGTCTCTTATATAGCTTATATCACTATAAAGACCGAAAGGAATAGTCATAGCATTTGTAGATTTATTGTATACGCCGTTTTGACCTTTGTGATTTTCTACATAGATAAATGGATCAAACCAATTTACTTTTCTAACCCAAACTTCATCGGCGTGTGATTTGAAATTTTTGTCGAATACTTCTTTAACGTCCTTCTTGTTTTTGAACCACCAACCGCCTACTGGTTTAGTAGTCTTTCCAAATTGTCTATACACAAACGGTAGAATCGTTTTACCAGTAACCGAATCTAGGACGCCAATATTGTCGTTTTGGTCTTCAGCAATTAAATATTTAGGGCCTGCGTCTTCATGAATTTCGTCGTATTTGATTAGGGTTAATTTTTTTCCCTGAGGCGAAAAAAGACCCCATCTATGATTTCTTCGACATAAAAAATAACGACTTGGATATTTAGATTTCCACTCTGCAAACGTATTGTCTAATACAGTTTGCTTTCCTTCCCTATTACGAAGACCAAATTCGCCCTCTTTTTGGAATGGCTGAACGCCGTATTTATTAGGTTCTCCGAAATATTTGATTGCTTCTAATAGTGTTGTCATCTTTTGAAACTCCATACAGTGTATTCAAATATTATCTTTATCAGTTTCTTAGCTCTATTCTTGAGGTTATTCCAAATCCGTGGATCGTCTGACATTTTTATAACTCGACCGTATCTAAAAGGTAAGTATTGGTCCGATAGTCTACGAAGCGGCTGGTTGCTATTAAGCGTCTTGGTATCTAGTAAATCTATTATGATCACAATTCCAGAGCCCCAATCTTTTTCGTCATAACCCAAATAGAGCCAAATAGATTCAGGATGATGCGCAACTTTCCCACCCTTCCAATATATGATATCAAATGGCTTAAACTTCATGCTTCATATATCCATAAATATACTTCAAAAATCTCTTTTTCAAAGCTAGATCTTTTTCAAGAGCGGCATTAAACGAAACTAAAAATATAGAATTTTGTAGGTATTTTGATTGTTGGAAGTTGGCTATATCTTTGTCTGGCGCGCCTTTAGACTTTAAATAGTCTACAAGGCCAGCTGCATAAGCCATCAACTCTAATTTATCACTGAAGTATTTTTGTAAATCATTCTTATACTTCATAGTTATTTCTGGACTTTTGCCAGCTTTGAAAATTCTTTTATTCTGAGCTACATGTATTAATTCATGCTTTATAGTTTCGTTCTGCTCGTGCACAAATAAATCATATCTGCCTCTTTCCAGCCAATCTATATTGTTGGCATCTATGTAAATGTTGATTATGTTATCAGCCCCGACTCCGCCACCTTTACTAATTGGTTTCTTATCTTTGGCATCAGCTACAAATTTGATATCAAACTTCGATACTTTGCCATTGAGGAAGTTAGCAATAGCCTCAGCTTTGTTTTGCCTAGTGGTGCCACGCCGCAAGTGAAATAGAACTCCACTTTTGTTGTTGATTAAGATTTTATTAAAAGAGTCTACTATAGATTTTTCAGGAAATAATACGGCCTCAGCTAATTTCATTTTGCAGCTAATTTTAAAATTTCTTGTCGGTGTTGTGAGATAAATTCCATCTCTTTCTCAGAGCTGTAGTATTGCTCAAAGAACTCATCGACAAAACTGTCTAACATGTCTACTCTATCATTTAAACTAGCTGATTCCCATTCGTCTTGCATCTCTTCATCATCAGGCATAAACTTGTCCATGTTATATGAGACATTCTGTGCTATTTCTTTTATTTGTGCCGATGGTGAAGGTTTCTTACTTTTAGTAACACCCTCAAAAAGTTGTGATAAATTCATTGTAAGATTATCTTGCATATTTTTCAATATGACCGCCACTAAAGAGCAAATCATAAATCTAATAATAGGATGCGATAAATGCGGCCATCGAGGCACTTCAAAAACTGATGTTTGCAATCCGCCATATAGTGGTAAATGGCGCCCAATTACTAATTTGGGTTGTGAAAATTATTTGGCGCCAAGTGATTGGCATAAGTCTAAATAGTTTCCTTCTTATTAAACGCCCGCCTGATTATGATTTGCTTTGCCCGCCACAAACTGAAATGAGTAGGAAAGTCGCTAGCATAATAAAAATCGAGACTGTCGGTATCACCATAATTACGACGCCAAAAAATCCTTGGTCTGTGGCGTTCTTCAAATGACAAAAACCAAACCTTCTTAGGCGACTTTTTTACTACTATAAGCAAGTCATTATATGTGCCCAAAATAGTTCCAATTTTTAGATCTTCAAAATCGTATTGGTCAGCCATAAAGTTATCTTGCATATTTTAGTATATGGACAAATGCGAAGTCATCATCTTACTAAAAGCTTCTTGTGAGACTTGTGTTAAGCGATGGCCACATCATTCTTTTTGCAAAAGAGACTATAATAATGTATGGTGGCCTATCACGAATTATGGATGTGAACATTGGGAAAGAGTCTATTCCCTTTAGCTAAATTGTCTTTACGCCATAAGGGCTGAAGGTTAGCTAAAGACCAACACTGCTTAAACTCAGGATCATTAGCGTCAGAATACTCCCACCAAGATTCTGGTATTTTGTGATCGATGTGCCATTTACCATAATTATCCCAAGACATTCCTGGTGTCCACAAATTTTCCAGATGCCGCTTTAATTCTTCTACCGTCCAATTAACTAACGTCTCCCACTTACGACCCTTTTTATTTCCTCTTAACGACTTACGAATTGCGCTACTCAAGTTCTTTTCAAGTTGGTATTGAGGTTCAGAACGGCGAGCTTTCTTGTATTCACGCTGGTATTTTCTGAATCTAGGCTCATTCCGATAAGTTTCAAAATAAATATTTCGGGCTGTTCTGTGTTCAGCTGATTTATTGTGTGCTCTTCTCTTAGCTTTCCTATGAGGTTGATTTTTACGAGCTCCCCATTTGATTCTATATTCTAACGTTTGTCGGTAAAGATGACGCGCTAAGACTTTTTCTTCTGGTGTTCTTTTCATACTATTATGTAAAGATAATTATGCGGAGGCGATTTATGGCTTACAACGCTATCAAAAATTTCATCATGGGAAGAATGGGTTATCCCAGAGTTAAAGTTTATATTACAGAAGAGCAGCTGGATGATTGCATCTGGGAAGCTATGAGCTATTACTTTGAATATAGGGATGATATAATCCGTGAGAGTTATATTTCAGGAACGGCATATGTCGGCGAATATACACTTCCTCCAACTATCGTTCCAAAATATATACATAACGTAATCTTTAAACCGACAGACCCCCTGTTCAGTTTAACAGGAGTAATGCAAGACGTCTATCTGTTGTATTATTTACAGAACGCAGGCGGCGCCGCAAACTTCATCGTAGACTATTGGATGACGCTGTCCAACTATAAGGAATATGAACGTGTATTAGGAAACCAACCGCACTGGGATATAATTAATGGCAACGTCTTGAAATTAGACCCCACACCGTCTATTGACTTCCAAATTGGAATTAGATATATGGCTTTACCCGACGAGACTACTATTGAAAACACAAGGTGGATTAGACTCTTCGCTTTAGCTTGTGCAAAATCTGTAGAAGGTGAAATTCGAGAAAAGTTTTCTACGCTTCAAGCTGGTAGTGGCGAGATTAGTCTAAATGGAGCAGCACTTAAAGCTGAAGGTGAAGTAGAAAAACAAAGACTCTGGGATGAGAACTTTTCAAAACAGCTCCCGCTGGGTATGTTATTTGGTTGAGTTGAAAATTTCTCTAAACAAAATCTAAAAATCTCTCAATATTTAGCATATTTCTCTAAGATAACAAAATCAAGGAGAAACTTATGTTTTGTAAAATATGTGGGAAAGAATTTCCTAACAAAAAAACTCGGCGGGGCCCCAAAAAATATTGCTCTGTACAATGTACGAATAAGGATCGCAAAAACATTGGAAGCAGAAAACCAGGTAGATATAAAAAAGTTTTAGTTGAGCGCCATCATACTTGTATTTATTGTAAGAAAGACTTTTCTAATAGACGAAAGAAAGCTAAATACTGCTCTAAGCGATGTAGCGAGTTGGGCTGGAAAAAAAATAAACGCTCCTGCCCAATTTGTGGTAAGTCTGTAGTACGTAAACACGGCGAATCAACAACTCACGACAACAAACAAATTTATTGTAGTGTAGAATGTCGAGGTATCGCCGAACGAAAACCAAGACCTAACTGTTTAATCTGTGGCGGTGAATGTAAACACTGGTATAGTAGAACTTGCTCTATGAATTGTCAAGCTGAATTCAAGCGCATATTCCACTTACTACGAATTAAGAAGGCTTTGGCCATCGGCGTCCAGTTAAATCCCTTCTACAACTTAGACGCTTGCAAATGGTTTGAGCAGTATGATAAAGACAACAACACGATCGGTAAATACGCAACTAATGGTGGCGAAGAGTTTGTAAAAGGCTATTGGCTTGATTATATCAATCATGACAAAAAGCTAATTATCGAATGGAACGAGAAGCAGCACTACAACAAAGATGGATCTCTTAGAAAAAGAGATATAAGAAAAAGAGACGACATTCTAAAGTCTTTTCCAGCCTACGAGTTCTGGTCTATCAAAGAAGACACAATGCAAATCGACAAGATAATTCTTAATGGCGTGGTTAGTTAATGACTCTGACGGATATTATATACTCTACAAAACAGCAGGAGCCAAATCCGTCGCAGAAAGATATGATATTGCACCCGGTTATTTTTCAAAGAAACTAGTAAGCCCAAATACAATTTTTGAAACTGAGGGACTAAGACCCATCCACCGCTATGATATTATAAAATTGGTTTGGAGTAAAGTGTGAAAATTAGATTTTTCAAATGGTATGAGAGAGAACACGGCGAATTACCAGGGATAGCGCTTGGAACAATAAAAGACTATGCTATTAACAACGTATTTTCAAAAGATCCTAACTCATCTGATATACTTGCAATATGGTATAAAGATGGCAAATGGCGTCGAGGCGATACATGGGCGTGGGGCGCTGTAGTTCCAAATCTCACTCGTGAATTAAATATGAATTTTAACTTAGTTAAGCGGCCGTCTAAATTAGACTATATAGATTTTAGATCGGCAATTAAGAAATTGTTTAACAAAGAATATTTGCTTAGAAAATGAAAATTAGAGATATTTTTAGGTAAAAGAATGACACTCAAAAAATGGCGTTGGTATAAAACGCTCAATATGTATATCATGCCTACAAAAATAGTTAAAGCAAAGGGCACAGAGTATTTTGACTACTTTGAATATAACGATGAAAAGGAACGATTGAGATATTTCGTAAATATACCTGATGATCAATTTTATGGTATAGATAACAGAGATTTTTTTGGTCGTTGGAAATTAACCACTAAAATTCAACATAAAATGATAAAGACAGCATTTAGACCGAAGACGCACTATTAAGCGGAGGACACAATGGAACTAGGTAATTTATTCAGAATGTTAGGCGAAGAACTAAATGAGGCTTTGGCCCCACAAGTTCACATGGCCAGACGGCGAGCAATGAAATCACAACTGGAAACAGATAAGCCAGGGACTGAAAGTGAAAGCAATGGACAATGGCAATACACTTCTTCGCAAGGTATAAAAGTCACAGAGCTAAAAGATGACACCTGGGAAGTTGAATTTGAGGGTAAAAAAGAAAAAGGTGATTTTGAAACTATCCTCAAGAAGGCAAAGGCAGCCTCTAAACTACACTATAGTCGAAGAGAATCCAAACTAAGCTAAATGTATTTTCGTTATAAGTTGTGGATTAATACGCAAGGTCAAAAGTGAACGTAGAAAAATATCAAGTTGGTAAGTGGTATGCAACTGATAGTGCGCTCTCCATCCAAACAGGACTTCCATCAGGCAATGGTTTTTATTGGATTTTAATAGGAAATGGGCGTCATGTAGTCATAGATGCTCGTAAAATAAACATAACCTCTAACCCTCAATTGTATGGGGCAAAACTTACTAAATATAATAGGCTACTAACTATTGCTGAGGCGTCTGCAGCGAGTAAGGAATTTGTTAAGCGTTTGTTTAAAGAAGAGTTAATTAAGATATGAAATTCGAGCATCCATATAAACAATATTTGGGTAAGCTGATAATCAACCCAGATAAAAATTGGTATTATCCGACGCGAATTTTAGCAACTCAAGGTACTATTAAAAAAGAAGGCGGTAAAGATTTTATTAGATTTTTCGGAATCAACGATAGAGCTTTAGCCACATTCCCAAATGTGGCCGCCCCAAGAGTTTTTAGCTTAGCTAAAGAATGGGCAACTACAAAAGTGATGCCCATTACAGAGTCTTATTATCACCTTATATTAAAATCTGCTTTCAATAAGGATAATAGTAAATGGCTATAAAGTACCATGCATGGGTTTGGACTAGTAAGAATTGGAAAGATAGTTTCAGGATAGATAAGGTTGAACATCTATACACTAAAAAGGGAACGGCCTATATAAAACTACTAGAGTTAATTAAGACAAACACTAAAGAGTTTCCTTTCTCAAGTCCAGGTTATGGAGTAATCAGCACAGAAGAAGTATCACCTAATCGCTTGTTCAAAACATTAGATGAGGCGCGACACCTTGTTATAAGAGAAATAATTCCATGACAGAACCACTAAAGTTCAAAAAACCATTCGAACAATATGTGGGTCGAACTCTTGTAGATATAGAAGCAGCCCATGGTAAAATCTATCTAGTCAAATATCTATCTAAGAAAGATCCCAGTAACTTAGATAGAAAAGGCTATTTAGGTGTAGGCTATAATTCTGAAATAGAAATAAGAGAGTTTTGGTTTCATGATGGCCTGTATTATTTAAAACCGATTAGCTATGACAATAAAAAAGAAGTAGTGAGAGCAATTTTCAATGAAGCTGAATGAATTTATAAAAGTCTCATCATTTTCTAAGTTCCCTGAGGCTAAAAAAAGATATAGGCCGGGTAATGTTATATTTTGGAAACAGAAGCCCGATTTCTATAATTGGTATATTGTTAAAGACGTGGACGAACTTAGTATAAATGGTGTGTATATATCGATAAGTATACCCGGAGGACCATCTTCAGAAACGATTCCACTTTTCAAAGACGATACTGCATTAGAGTCAATTGGTGAAGATGTAAAAGTTGTAAATAAACATCATCTAATTAAGGGTTTGTTTGGGGATATAAAATGAACTTCAAAGATGTAAGACCCGGACAAATTTTCGAATACAATATGGTTTATAATACTGAGCATTTATTGATATTGAGTAAAGAAAAAAATAAGCTGGGCATAACTATCGTCAACTGTGTTTCTGAAGCGGATGGTACTTTTGAGTTTTTCGACCTAGATAAAGATAGATGGTCAAAAGAGAACTACGAATTAATAGTAAACATAGAAGAGCTGAGAGAAAGAAGAAGAGATTTCATATACAACAGTTTTGAACAAAGAGATGAAGTTTAGTAAATGGTAGGTTTACAAAAATTGAAATACTATGTAAATTTTTGGGGCGGGGATGAGTGGCAGGGCGTGTGGGATAAAGAGGTTCCAACAGATAGTTTTTGTATAGATAAAATTAGCTCGCGTTACTTTAGCGAATTTAGTTCTAATGTAGAAATAGTAGAACACGTAGTATATTATGCTACAAGAAATACAGATTCGCCAACTAACGAAGTTGGTGATAAAGTTGCTATCCGCAACAAGGATCCAAACTTGTTTGATAGTTTAGAAGACGCTAAACACCACGTCATAAGAGTATTCCTCAAATGACAAAATACGGTGTCTGGTTTGAAAATGATACGCTCAATCAATTTTGCATAGACGAATTAGAAGTAGACCCAAAATATAACTCATATAACTTTCAAGGAATTTTCATTAGAAACATATTGGAAACTAAACGTATGAAGGAAAACTCAGATCGACCAAAGAAAGGATCAAAAATGGGCTGGGAAAATTATATGAATCTATTTAAGTCAGTAGGAGAGGCAAAGGCTTTTCTTATCAAAAAGGCTTTTAGAAATGATATTTAAAAAACCGTATTCACAATACAGTGGTAAGTGGTATAAGAGGACTGATGTAGAAGAAGATATTGTCTATTATATAGTAAGCGGCTATGAAGCGAAGGGTCATATATCAGATTGGCCACGACCCTGGAGAATGGTAGTATTAACAAAAGGCCAAGATTATTACTCGTCTAAAATGACTGTACATATATCACAAAAAGATTTACGCAAATATAATCCGGAAACAAATGATAAGGCAAGAGTACTAAAAACAATATTCGGGGAAGGTTGGAGAAGTGGATAATAAGAGATCATTAAGAAGAATACCCGCACCTGGAGCTGATGTAAAAAAAATTTTACAACACTTGAAATCTCAGGGAGTTGTTCGAACAAACTCTAAAGATGGTGATGCAGCAGCTGAGCAATTGATCAAAGATGGTTACATAAGCGATGAGAATATAGTAACTAGAACAGATCAATTTACCTTACTAACTAATTTGATTCATGATGCAAAAATATTAGAAGTAACTAAGCTGATAGACACTGTCCCTAAACACAAAATAGACGATTGGCTTTGGAAACTCGACAGATACAAATACAGGAAATACCCGGCCACATCTATAGCCATAGAAAAGCTAAAAGATAGGAAAGTAGACAAGTTTGCCAAGCTAATTACTTTAATAAGAAATAGAAGAGAATTGGATATGACAGGCCTAATAGATACAATCCGACGCCAAGAGATAGGTGCTTGGATTGAGAGACTAGAAAAAGGATACAATAGTCTACCTTATACAGCAGTTGCTATTGCAAAATTGAAAAACAGAAGAGGATTCTAAGTGGGCAAGATTTTTTATGAGCCACCAACAAATAATTACTTTGAAGCTTGGGACCTTTACAAAAACAATAACAAAGATATACTAAGAATTGCATATGACCCAGAATCGGATAATTTAGATGCTTTAACTCTTCAAGGCGATGCAGAAGAAGAGCCGGCTAAACCAGCCACTGAGGCACAGCTACAAAAACTTATAAGAATGATCTTTAATGTAAAAAGTATATATAGGGAGCGGGAAGAAGATGAGTAATAACATGTATGATATTTTGAACGAGTGGGAAGAATTTACAACAGTGAGTGGTAAAATTCCCCATAAACATGGTTACAAAGTAGATGATAAAGGTGATGGTAAAACTACCAACACAATTAGTGAAGGTGAAAAAAAATCACCCAAACATATTCATGAAATAAAAATGTGGAAGGCATTAGCTGTGGGTGGCGATAACCACACTCATCAAATAAAAATATGACGATGTATTACTACAGCAAAGACCAACCCGGAAAGTATGTAGAACTAACTTGGGTAATGTATAAACCTAATGGAAGTTCTTTGTGGGTAAGAGTTAACTACGCGACCTACAATTTAGTTTATACTTGGGTGAATGTGTCTACTGAAAAGCCTGATATGGACAAGATGACTGAAATTGAAGCCAGAAAACTAATGAAACTGATATTTAAGATTAAAAAATTAAAGCAGCGGGAAATCAAGAAATATGAAAGTTGAAGGTAAGTGGTATACACATGAATCAACTAATGCAATAGCCTTTGCAATAGGTCCAATAAGTTTAATGACTGTAGGTCGCCGATCAATATGGATTTCTGCAATGCAGGAAGATTTTTATAAAGTATGGACCCAAATTCCTTGGGATAAATCTGGAAGTAAGTATAGTCATCATTTAATTAAGAAAACATTCATAGCAAAGATAATTATATGAACTTTGAAGAAATTAGAGCCGGTCAAATTATTGAGCACAATAAAACTTATTATACAGAGTGGTTGTTCGTATTAGAAAGAAAAAAGAATTTGATTTGGACTTTGAAAGATACAGGTGATGACATAATAGAACGTGTAATAATTAGTAAATTAGTTTGGGATGAAGATCATAGAAGTGATGAAATTTTGGGTAATAAAGAAGAAGCCAGCGAAAGAAGAAAAGACTATATCGTTTTTATGTGGAATAGTCGACTATGAATTATGAGGGTAAGTGGTATTCTAATTTACTAGGTAAGCCAGAAGAACTATCTTTTGTATTAAGGGCCGTTCCTGGTAAGGCGCAACCTCACCCGCCGAACGCGGCGCTAAAGAAGATTGGATCAATTTAGAAATGTTATATCTTACTAGAAAATATGTAGCGATAACAAAACAGGTAATCGTTGAAAAATTTCTATTGAGACCATTAAAGGGCTATGAAATTGATCGGCCCAAGCAGATGCTCATAATCAAGCTTTTCAACAAACTAGAATTGAATAGAATGTATTTTTAATGGAGAAAATATGAAGCTATGTAGGACCTGCAACAAAGAGTTACCGAAAAACAGAAAACTCTATTGCTCTAATAACTGCAAACGGCATGAGCGCAAAGAGTTATTATGTAAAGTCTGTGGTAAATCTATTCCCATAAAAAGAAAACGAAGAACAACTTTTTGTTCTGAGGAATGTCATCAAAAATCTTGTAGAGGCCCTGGCAATCCCATGTATGGTAAGGCAAGCGCTATGAAAGGGAAACCTGGTGCAATGCTTGGCAAGAAACATAAAATTAGCACTATTGATAAAATGAGTTTAACGCGCAAAAAACAATGGAGTGATGCTGAATTTAGAAAAGTTATGATAGATAAATTAGCAAAGGGTAGGGGCAACTCTAGACCAGAGTTAAAAGTTAAAGAAATTTTAGATAATTTGGGTATAACCTATAAAAGAGAAAAGCTTGAGAAAAAGTATCTATATGATTTTTACATTCCAATTAAAAATATATACATAGAAGTTAATGGCGATTTTTGGCACGCCAATCCTAACAAATACATGGCTGACTCTGAGTTGTCCTTTCCGGGCTACGGTAAAATAAAAGCTAAACACCTTTGGGACAAAGATAAAAAGAAAAGAGAATATGTAGAAGGTTTAGGCGCCAAGTATGTTTGCATTTGGGAATCAGAGTTGAAAGACAAAGATGCGAACATACTATTAACAGAGAGGTTAAATCATGCCGGATTTTCCATTTGAACTATATGACCCAGAGAATAATTTTGAATTAGAGTTATTTGATCTTGTGGATCAGGAAAGAATGGCAATTCAAGGTTCACCTCTTTTTATTTGGGCATTTGATTTAGCAGCAACTAGGCTATCTAACGACGAAGCAGAAATTGGGATTCCTGATGAGGGCTTAGATTTGAATACTTTATACGGCGAAGCTTTACCCGAGCACATGGTTTTCCACGGACCTTTTGGTCCCATCAAAGGCGCTTATATAACTCCTACGTGGACACAAGATTTAATGGCGTTCGGTATTACAGAGCCAGAGGAGATAAACATAAAATTCAACAAGAATCAACTCATCACATTACTAGGTCGACCTTTCATCCGCGGTGATGTCCTTAGAACTTTCCATTTGAAGTATTATATAGTAGAAGACACTTATGTAACAGAAGAAACAGTCTTGTGGAACTACATTCACTTGAATGTCATAGCTAGAAAAGTAGATCAGACGCAATTGAATCTAACTTCGGTTCCGTCCAATGCAGCAGCAGAATAATGTTTAAAATATATTGCAGTAGAAGTAAAAGTGGCAGCTTCAGGTGGGCCTATTTGACGAAACGTGTTAATACAAAAGAAGGTTATTACATCAGCTATTTAGCTATCGAAGGTCCTTTGGTTAAAGCTTCTTTTACTGATATTAATCGGCCCGACCGCTGGAACAGCTGGAATCAAAATCACTTTGAAGATATGTTTGCTCGGCCAGATGCTTACGGCGGCAGCCTAGAACAGTTGGATATGAAGGATGAAAAGACATTGAAACGCATCGTAAAGAAAATTTGGAAAAAATAATGGAATACGAAATTAAAGTAAGACTCACTGGCAAAGCGGATGATTACACAAAACTCAAGCGTAATTTGGGTGAAGCAGTAAATAAGAAAATCTTGCCAGACGTACAAGAATTCTTAACTGGGGCTCTACTTTATAGAAACATGAGAGGATTGGGGACTGGCTCAAAAACTAAACCGTTAGATGAATTCAGAGCACAACATGCAGGACTAATTACCTTGGGGATTCTAGATCATGTGAATAAAAAATATATTGATTTTGGTGATACTCCAGGTGGACAGCCAAAATCTAGCGCAACAGTTACTAAAGGTGGAAGCTCTCTAATAGTAGATTTCAAATTCACATTAAAAGATTTATCGCCTGACAAAATTGGCATTTCCATTACTCCCCAAAGCATAGTGGCTAAAACATTCAATCCAACGTTTATCAACGATATATTTAAGAAAGCCGCCGCAGGCTTGAAAGATAAATAATATGCAACTTGATTACCCTATTTTTGCTGAATATCACTACTGGCTAAAGAAGTGGTTTCAATGTTTATTGACATTGCCAAGATTAGATACGCTAAGTATAAAAATTCCCGTAGTATATGCAACTTCGCGGCGCGCATTTGCTTTAGGCGGATCTGAGCTAGAAGTTGGCAACGAAGGTAAACCGCCTTTGTACGCGCCACCAAATCAGGGCAATAACTGGCTTCCTATTTTAGCTTTTCACATGACTGGTATGACTCCCGTATTAGGAAAATTTATACCATATGAGCACATTTTATATAGAGCTACTACAAACCCCCCATATTCTTCTAACGGTCAAGTAACTGGTTACACAAAACGAAAACCATATCTAACTTTTGAAACTACTTATATAGCTTCTTTATATTGTGCTCTAGTTCAAGATATGGATATTCTAACATGGAAAATAGTCACAGAATTTAAACCACAAGCTAACTTATGGATTGGTCCACCAGAAACAGTTGGGAATAGAAACGAAGGTGTCTATGCCCAGATGTTACTGGACTCTGTTACTGACGCCACTGAATATGAACCGGGTGACATAGGAGAAAGAGTAGTTAGAAAAGATTTTGCTTGGAAGATTACAGAAGCTTATGTTCCTACTTCTATAACTGTACTAGACGAGAATATAATAAAAGACGTTTTTATAGACACCTATTATACCGTTCCACCTACTGCTACACAAAGCGGCATTGAGATCGATGTTAACGTCCCAAAGGGCTGAGAAGAATTTGAATAGGGTTTATTTTTTGCTGTCATACTCACAAGATAATTTCAACAGAAAATTTTGTGAGGGTGTATTGTAATGAAATATATAATTAAGAACAAAACTACTACAACTCATGTATTGCTCCTTAATAATTCTACGTATTATTTGCTTGCTAAAGGCAATAAGGACAAAAGAGATATTGTAGAAGTTGACTCTTTGACGCCCCAACTGAAGAACATGAAAAACATGAAATTTATACAGATAAACAAAGTTGACTAGCGGAGGATTTTTAAATGGCAAATAATTTGCTTTCACCTGGCGTTGCGGTACAAATAATAGATCAAACGACTACAACAGCTCCTATACAAGGTACAGTCGCAGCTGTAGTTGGTTTCGCTGATAAAGGGCCAGTCAATGTGCCGACATTTGTGCCAGACTTAAATACGTTCACAACTACTTTTGGTAACTCTATACCAGCTTATCCTTATATGGCTATGTTCGCCTCAAAATTCTTGACGGTGTCTACGGCCTACTTCACAAGAATTGCTCATGAAGTTGAATTCAATTCAATTCAAGGCACTGCAGCACCATCACTGAATTTTGTAACTGTAAGCCCTGCGGCATTTTGGGTAGACATATCGGGATTACCTATACTTGCCAACAATGGTATATATAGAGTTTTTTGGACAGCTAACGTTGTATACTCTACTATTACAGCTTTAGTAGCAGCTATAAATACAGCCTTCGCAGCAACAAAATTAGCAGACAATGTAACATTTTTGAGTAGCTATTTAACAGCGACGACAGATATTACTAATACATTTATTGTTATTGAGTCAACAGCGCTAAATATCAATTTTACTCTTAGACAAGATGGATGGCCCATTGCTTCTATAACTAACGTTCTTAAAACTACACCTCCAGGAAGTCTTGGATTTGCGGACGGAGCTAGTACAACTACCAATAGCGATATCTTGGCCTATGCATTAGTAAGAGTACCAGTAAGTGATGTAGCAGCTACGAACGCTAGCATAACTAGTCCTACGGCGATTTCAGCTCAGAATCTTAATAAGATCAATGCTTTCCCCTACATCGATATTGCATATGATGGTGATTCAACTCCTATAACGTTGCCACCTTCAGCGGCCCCAAATCCACCATTCTCAAACACTGTAGTAAGTTTAAGCACCAGCTTAAACATAGTACCTACAAACGGACAACAAGGAGCCTTCGCTATATTGGGAGCGCTTGCTGCACCAGCAACTTTCAACTGGACGGGCGTACCTGTTACTGGCCCAAATATTGCTATTACGCTACAAGGATTCTATAACTTTAACTCGACCGATACAACAACTGAAGTTAATGCGACTTTCACGATTTTCCCTAGTATAAGTTTTATTGCTGGCACAACGCCTATCTCACAATTAATCATTGCTTTAAACGCAGCTTTACTAGCAACGACTTCAGGTACTGGTGGAGCTTTTACTGGTGGATCTAGCTTACAAACATATATTCAATTTTCTACAGTTAACGGCTTCCTATCAATAGGAGCTGGTACAGGGCCCTTATTCAACTTGGGTTCACAATGCTCTGTAGCTATAGCTGATGGTACAGGCGGAGGATTAATATCAAATCTAGGTTATAACGCTGTTAGCGTACCGCCAAATAATATAGCATTTGGAGTAGATGCTACTTGGACACTAAGTGATGTGGCTAACAAAATAAACTCTGTTGCAGCTTCTAATAGATTAACTATATTTGCTTCAGCTTCTAACGGATTCCTAAGTATAAGTAGCGACAGACTTGGATATACTAGCTTCATACAAATACTAAGTCCATCAAACGTAGTTTTATTTCCAAGTGCCGTACAAACGGTATTGAATTTCGTCCCTACTACAAAAGCTTTTGGAGTTACAGAAAGCGATTCTGGAGTCTTTAACTTCGTCGCTTTAACGCCTGGAACTGACGGCAACAAAATATCAGTACTGACATACACTAATGTCAACCCAGTTACTCTAGTCACACAATACTATTTACAGGTATTTTACAATGGCGTCAGCAGAGAAGTTTGGGGTCCAATAAACTGGACTACTTCAACTGATCCACAGTTCATTAATACTGTGATCAAGAACTCAGCTTATATAACTGTAGACTTTGGTGAAATAAGTCAGTTTCCAAATCCTATAACTAATCCAGTTCCTACACAAGCACCACCCAATGGAACATATAGACTAACTGGTGGTAATAACGGCATACCAGCTGGTGGCGTAATATCTGAATCAGATACTAGTATAGCTGACTCATTGGCTATAGTAGCCATAGACGCTTATAACAATCCAGAGGTATACGTAATAGATTTGGCTTTAGCTCCTGGATTTGTAAGTCCTCCAGTCACTTCGGCTTTACAAGCTTTGGGTGAGGCTAGACAAGATATTCTATGCTTAGTAGATCCACCTGCTTTCTTGAGCTATACTGATATAGTCAACTGGCACAACGGTCTATTGAATGGGTCAGTAGATCTAACTTCGAAGTATACGGTAGTAGTTTGGGATTGGCAGAAGGACTTTGACACATTTAATTCTGAATATGTCAACTTACCGCCTTCAATTTATGAAGCTACAATTATTGCTTCTACCCAAAAGGGCTTTAATCTATGGGAAGCTCCAGCAGGTCCAGTAAGAGGAGTAATCAATTCTATCTCTTCATATTCTCAACCAACACAGGCTCAAAGAGATGTATTATACAACGACACAGTGCCATCTTGTGTTAACCCAATAGTTCAGTTTCCGTCACAGGGTATAATGGTTTATGGTCAAAAGACTACCTATAGAGTGAGCTCAGAACTTACAAGAATTAACGTAGTAAGAACTGTAAACTATGTAAGAAGAAACGTCTCGGCTATCGCTAGCAATTATCTATTTGCCCTAGACCAAGCTTCTACATGGGCGGCAATTACACGAGACTTAAATGCGTTTTTAGCTAACGTACAACAGAGAGGTGGTATTCAAGCATTCAACGTAATATTTGACAATACTACTAACACACCAAATTTGATATCTCAGAACATAATGTATGGAAAGATCTTTATACAGCCTACTACAGTAGCTGAACGAATTTATATTGATTTGACTATCCAAAACGCTGGGGCAACAGTAACAGTAGGTTAAAAACTGGAAATTATTATGACGTTTGCTAAGATATTTACAACGTCACGTTTTTACGGAGGAACAAACTAATGCCTATTAGTATAAGTAGTGCAATATCGGGAAGAAGAGAACCAAAGAGAGCCAATAGGTGGGTACTAAAGTTTGAGACTGTACCTTATCCAGCGGGTTTATTCATAGGAAATCAGAACTTCTCTAACGGTGCTTCGGATATGTCTGAATCACTTGCTATTGACCTGTTGTCCGCATCACGACCAAATGTTAGCCACAACATGGGAGAAATCGCAAGGTTAAATGAAAAATGGAAATTTGCTGTTAACCCAACTTGGGATCCAATATCAGTTGTATTTTATGACTTTGATTCAGGTTTGGGTTCTACTGCTCAGATCATGTGGAGATGGGCACAGACTGTATATGATGTTCTAAATGGCACGATGGGTTATGCTGCCACCTACAAAGTAGATGCTAGCTTAATATTACTTGGACCCGGTCAAACAAGTACATCTCGGGCAGCAACAACTGACATTGAAATTATAGAGGCTTGGGATATATTTGGCATGTGGCCAAACACTGTAAACGGCGGTGAACTAACTTATGAAGGTACTGATGCGCTAAGGATCACGGCAGAATTCCAATATGACTATGCTAACCTTCATACTACAACTGACTTTGGTTCGCCCGGTGGTACTTGGAGTACTATTCACTAAATCTAAATGAAATTAAAAGATCTATTTGAACAAGGTAATCCGCATTACGGCGAGCTTCCCAGGAGCCCAAAAAATCCTGTTAGAAATATGATAGTCGCAATGCTTAATAAGCTGAAAAAGCAAAAGCCGCTACCAGTAGATGACATTGCAAAACTAGAAAAGAGGCTTAAAGACCTAAAATAAAAACCGCACTTTTCTGGCAGTAGTCTTAAATTAATATAGAGACTATTTTGAAGGAGTTCAATATGGCTGACGATAAAGATAAAATAACTGAAATTCCTATTCCCTTGAATAGACAAAAAGAGAGAGTTCGGGCTTCTCATCCCGAGAAGCCTGAAATTTCATCTTCTACAAGACCCATCCCAATTAATGCTCCATCTCGTTTTGAACCTCCAGCTATACAAGTAGAGATACCTTCGCATGGATTTCTATACGTTGGTAAAGTAAACGATCCTGATTTAGCTAGCGGTACAATCAAAATTAGACAAATGACCTTAAGAGAAGAAAAGATACTAACTACAGATAGGTTTGTACAAGATGGACGGGCTCTAGATATGATCCTAGAAAATTGTATTAAATCACCTATAAATCCTTATGACCTATTATCCTCTGATAGAGTTTATTTACTATTTTATTTACGTGGTATGTCTTATGGCTTAGACTATGATTTTGCCGTTAAATGCTATCATTGTGGTTTTAATTTCGAACAGACTGTAAGCATAAACAAATTAGAGATAGCTGAATGGGAAGTTGCTCCTGAAGAACCAATAGTTATAACTTTGCCAATGTCTAAATTTGTAGTGAAAGCTCATTACATGAGAGGACGTGACGAACAAAGATTAACAGAAAAAGCTAGAGAGCTTAAAAATATTAATCAATCAGACTCAGCAGCAGGCGACTCTATATCGTTATTGATTGATGAAATTGCTACGGATGAAGGGGAAATATTAGGACCTAGAGATAAAGAAGACTTTATCAACAATATGGTCGGCGGTGATGCTGATTATTTTCGAGAAACTATGAACGATAGAGATTGCGGATTAAAACCACTCAAACACATTTATTGCCCCAAATGCGATGGCGAATTGGAGTTTAGCGTCCCACTCGGACGCAACTTTTTTCGTCGATCTAGACAGCGAACGCAATCATAAACGCTATAGAGCTTTAATAGACGAACAATTTCGTATAGCTTATCACTCGGAAGGCGCAATGGATTTTCATGCGTTAGAGTGTTTGACACATGATGACAGATCTCTTATTGGTGAAATTCTGTCTGAAATAAAACGTGATGAAAAAGAGCAAATAGAAAGATCGTCTGGGCGTCAAAGTGGACCTGGCCCTTTACCTAGTTTGAACAACGCGCCCAAAACCCCAACGCAACAAAATTTTAGTAGCCGATCTAGAAATAGTTCAGTTAACATACCCAAGTTCCCCACAAGAAGATAAGAGCAAGCATATTTCATAATAATGAAAATTGTTATTTATAGCGATCTGCATTTGTACAATCATCATAGGCTTTTAGTGAATTCTGAAACGGCTTTAAACTTTTTGTCCTATATAAAGAAGTACGCTTTGGATAATTCAATAAACACAATTATAAGCGCTGGTGATTTTTTTCACACTAAAGCAAAGGCTTACGCTCCGCATGTCGTGCAAGGCTGGCTGCGTGTGAAAGATATGTACAAATCTAAACTCAAACATTACATGATAGTCGGCAATCACGACATGGCTAATCCAGAAAATACAATGAACTCTATTTTGTTCTTGTATAGTGATTACGCTAAAATCATACCAGACTATTTTTGGTTGGATACTGAGAAGACTCGTATTCATATGCTCAGTTATTCAATTAGCCAATTCGACTTTGAAAATTTTGTTTTAGCTGAAGATAAACATAATGTATTGGTGGCTCATTTAGATATAGTTGGCTTTATGATGCCCAATGGCTTTAAGTCAAATACAGGTTATAAAGTTGAAGATTTCAAAATGTTTGATTTGGTCATATCTGGCCACTATCATAAATTTCAAACAAGAGACAACGTCATATACGTTGGAAGTCCCTATCAAACGAGTTTTGCAGAAAGAGAACAACCGCATGGCTTTTTAATTCTTGATACGGATACTGTTCAATGGGAATTTGTAGAAAATCTGAGTGCACCAAAATACAAAGTAATTGAAGTCAGAAAAATAGAAGATATACCTCCATCTGAAATTAACGGCAATTTCGTAAAAGCTAAGATCCTTTCTAGAAACATAAGTAAAGATGAATTAAGAGATTACTTGTTTAAACTCGGAGCTATAAGCGCCGAAGTTATTCCTCCAGAAGATGTGAAGGAGATAGAAAAATATTATGATAAAGCTCTGGGCAACGATCCAATCGATGTAGCTTCAGCCTATCTGAAAAGTCTAACCGATTTACCTTTTGAAAATCAAGAGCTAATGAAAGCTTTTGCTAAAATAGCCGAAGTATCAAATAACATAACAGATTATGAAGTTTAATTACGTCAAATTTAAAAACTTTCTAAGTTTTGGCGATTATCTTTGTGTGATTGATTTATCACAACCAGGTCTTACATTAATTACTGGCGACAATCAAAAAGATGGTGGTAGTAATGGAAGTGGTAAATCTACTGCAATCGTAGACTCTATCACTTACGCTTTATTTGGTAAGACTACTAAAAAGCTAAAAGCTGAAGCTGTCGTAAATAATAAAATCAAGAAAAATTGCTATGTGGAACTAGGCTTTGAAATAAATCAAAAATTCTATGTCATACGCCGATGGAGAGCCCACGAAGAATTTGGCAATAAACTTACATTAGAAGAAGATGAAGTAGATATTTCTAAAGACAAGATGCCAGATACTCAAGATCTAATTGAGTCAATTATACTAATCGACTTTAAGCCCTTCGTACAATCTATTGTTTTAAGCCAAGAAAATATAGAAAACTTTGCTAGCGCTGAGCCGCTTGAAAGAAAAAAGATTGTAGAAAATTTATTGATGTTTGGATTCATTACTCAATATCACAAAGGCACGAAAGAAATATTACGCAAGATCAATCCACAACTTGAACTCTTACAAGGCTTTTATGTTGACAAGAAAGCAACTATCAAAACACTCACCGACAATCTACTCAAATATATAGAGAAGTGGGAAAATGAAATAAAGTCTAAGCGGTCTAGAATAGAATTGCTACAAGAACAAATAGATCAATGGAAACATATTGATGTGGATAAAGAACTAAAAACTTTACAAGAGAGAACTCAGAAAATACGAATTAAAGATGAACTGGCAACAAAAAAAGAACACCTTGATGACAATATTTTTAGGACCAAAGATTATAAGAAGCAACTTGATAAAAAACTAAAAGAGAAAGAGAAAGAAATAGCTGCGGCCAATAAAAACCCCGAAGCGTGTCCAGTTTGTGGCTCTGACATTAAAAAGAGTGTATTGAAAGAATACTTGGCTAAGAAACAAAAAGAATTAGATAATCTACGATCTGACTTAAAGTCCCAAGAGCATTACTTACAAGAAAACATAGACGTGCTAGAAACTACTAAACAGGAACTAGAAATTAAGACGGCTGAAATAGATCAGCTAAATATTTTACTTACTACCCGCTTATCAGAAGTTGAAGTAGCTAACATAAAACAAACTATAATTAAAGCTGAATCAGAAATTGGTATTTTAGGCGGCCAAATTGAAGGTGACATAGAACTTGACGAATACATAAAAAATACTCAAGTGGCAATTGAGGGCATTAAGAAAGAAGCCAAAGATATCAGGCTCAAGATGAAGAGATTAGAACACGATGCGCATTTATTTGAGTGGTGGAAAGAAGCTTTGAGTAATTCGCCGAGCTCTATGAAAACGTTCAGCGTCAATCAAATTTTGATATCTCTTAATAAATACATCAACTATTATTTGAACTTTTTTGGTTTCAATATAACCTATTCTCTCAGTGCAGAATTGAATGATACAATTACTAAAGACGGCGAAGAAATACCCTTCGGAGCTTTAAGTGGAGGTGAAAAGAGATCGGTAGAAATTAGTTTAGTATTTGCCCTTTATGAAATCGTGCGGATAAGATTACCCGACAATATAAATATCATTGTTCTAGATGAACTATTGTCAAGGTATTTAGATGAAGTAAGAATCACTGATGCGCTGGGAATACTAAACGAATTAGAAGAAAGACAGTTAAGTATATTTGTGATTGATCACAAAAATCTAATAAAGGAAAGTTTGAACTGTAAAACCATAAATATCACTAAGGGGAAAAATGGCTTTTCAACGCTCGAACAATAATATACTATGATCTGGAGTAAAGATAACTATATGAGCACAGAAAAAAACCCCATCAGCAAGACATGCGTCATTAATGACCCGCTGATTAATACTGTTCAGAATTTGCTATCCACTGGATGGCGCAAGAAAGAGGATCGTGTTTTCTACAAAGGTAGGAACACTTATATTATAGAGTTGAATGGTAATTACCATCCAATGTGGGGAATTGAGATCACACCCATTAATGATGGTTTTGATCCAAACGATTGGAAGCTGCGAAAAGATTTAAACAGCCTAAAGAACTTGGGCCACGTTACCGACAAGAGGCTTTATCTTAACGACGGCAACAAAGAAGAAATATCACATATGATTGCTGCATTACAACAGAATCGTTTTAATTTAATCTACGACAATTCCTATGTAGTATTTAGAGCAGCGCCTAATCGTGTGAGAATCTTTAAAATTGCCGCTACGATGGATTTAGTCGAACAGCCAGACGGCTGGTATGTTGGAGAGAAAAAGATATTATGAAGATAGGAAAATATGTGGGACGAAGTTTCTGTTTGGGAAAATGAGGGTGGTTTTAATCGCGAGATTGAAAATCATGGCTCGAAAGAATTAAAAAAGCTTCTAAAAACATTTGAAAAAATGACACCAGAAGAATATAGAATTTTGCATCAAAAAGCTTGTGAGCTCGAAAAAGAGGACCCGAGTCCAAAAATAATATGAATCTAAAAATAGGATCCCGTATATTTCTAAAGAAAGCATTCATTGAAAGAATAGTTAAAACCGGCGATATGTCTGGTAGCTCGTTGGCATTTGGCATAGTGGCAATCACAGATTATGCCATAAACTTAAAGAATTTACGAACTGGAAAGCTATACACTATTCCTCTAAGTGAAATGCAAGGCAACGTAGATGAGTCAGCTGACTTACAACAACCACGACCAATAGCGACTCCAAAAGAAAAGACTGAAGTAGTAACACTAAATTCGACAATCAAAATTGAAACACCAACAAAGCCAAAGAAAGATTTTACATATGAAGCTACTGCTACTTTACATTTTCCTGCCGCTACTGCAAATGTCGTTATATTAAAGACCGGCGACCCATTTGCCTATTTATATGAGAGCTAAGACAAACAGCATATATCATACAATATATTAGTGTGATTAAAGCATTAAAAACGTAAGGAGTAAAAACAATGGATAGAGAATTAAGTGTTCTAGAGAAAAGTTTGTTAGGAAACATCAACAAAAAGTTTGGCAAAGACATGGAACTAATGGTTCAGCTCACCGATGATGCCATCTACGGTAAACCAAGAGGTTGGGTAGACACTGGCATTTACGCATTAAATTGGTTAATATCTGGTGACTTTAATGGCGGTTATCCGGGTGGACGAATTACCGAAATGGCTGGCGATCCAAGCACAGGCAAATCATTGCTTTGTGAAATGGCCATCAAAGATAAGGATTTAGGACTCGTAATTTATTTTGATACAGAGACTGCTATAGATAAAGACTTCTTAAAATTCTTAGGTGTAGATAATTCTAAAATTCTTTATCAACCAATCGACACAGTAGAACAATTAATTAGAGTATGTCAAGAAGTGTTAGATACTGTTGTAGCTAATAACCAGACTGAAAAGAAAATTTTAATGATCATTGATTCGATAGCTCTAGCTTCCACCGAAAAAGAAATGGATCCTGAAGGTGGGCAAGACATGGGCTATAAGGCCAGAATGCTCAGAAAGTTCTTCAGAGTATATGCTCGCAAGATTGAGAAATATAACATCGCTTTATTAGCCACTAACCATTACACTCAGAAAGTAGGCCAGAGTTATGGTCCAAGTAAGGTTACAACGGGCGGTAGTGGGCTGCTATATGCCGCTAGCGTGCGACTAGATCTTAAGGTGGTAGAACTTGAAATCGATAAGAAGCTTGAATCATTAGGCGCTAGTTCTGTAATGATCCAAGCAAAAACTGAAAAAAATAGATGCTTTTCGCCTAAACGTAAAGTCAATTTCATGCTAGATTTTGAGAAGGGTGTCAATAGATATAGCGGCTTATTTAAGATTTTGCAAGATTACAAACTAGCCACAAAAGGGGGCGCTTGGTGCAAATTGGGATTCGAAGTAGACCCAGAAATACCTGAAAAATTCTTTGAGAAAGACTTTCCTGGTATTGTAGAAAAATACAACTTGCTACCAATAATTCAAAGCAATCTACAACAAGTTATAAGCAAAGACATTGATACAGAAGATCTTGAAATAGAAGCAATGGAAGAAGTGACTGCCAAAGAGTCAGATGGAGAGTAAGGAGAAATTAAATGCCTAATGAATATGAGGCTAAAATACGAAACACCGCCGATACTATAAGATCGTTAAGGGAGAATTCAGGAGCAACTTCAAGCACATTTATGTTTGCCGTCTTGGCAACTTTATTAGCTAAGAATAAGATTTCCGATAAAGACCTCGACGTTATATTTGATGTAGAGAAGTTTCAAACTCGTAACACCTTAAAGAGTTATTACGAACAAGGCCAGGGTGACCCACATTTCGAAATGAAAAGTGAGCAAGAATTAATCGATGTTCAAAATGTTTGTGATGCACAAGTAGACGAATACAATAAGTTTGTCAAACAAGTTGCTTCGCAAATAAAAACTAAAAGACAGAAAAGGAAAGACGGAACTATCCCCGGCAAAGATGAAGACGAGGATGAAGACGAAGATGAATGAGCCATATAAACCAATCGAAGATTTAAAAGACGATTGGGACTTTGTAAAATCAGATGAAGAAATCATAGCTCGTTATGGACAAGAAACCTATGATCTAATAAAAAAAGTGGCCGAGTCTAGCGAGAAAAGAATTGCACTTAGATTGAAAAGATCTAAGACGCTTTGGGGTCGATATCTCAATTGGCGAACTGATCGCCAAGAAAGAAAAGCGGCAGTCAACTTCATCATGTATGGACCGGGTGGCGATTAAAAATAAGGAGAAAACAATGACATTCAAAAAATTCAAGTACACAAAGAAAAGCGACAATGAAACTAAGGACTATTTTGTTCTAGTATTAGATGAAAATAAAAACCCTAAACATTTTGGTGGTATTGAGTTAGGATTGCTAGATGATAAAGAAATATCACAACTGATTACAATTCAAAGTAAATATGAAGAGGCCGTAAAGCCTTTTGTAAGTAAGGCCTATAGACTTTTCATAGAAGAGAACATTAATGACGTCCGTACTGACAGTGAAGACGAACTTCTTGATTCTAAGTAGCGAAGACACAGATCTTTTAGAAAATATATACGATACACTTAGTTTTGCCGACACCTCTAAAGCTTTCTATAATGGAGTCTTTAATAAAGATCGAATAACACAAGTACGTTTTTCAAAGTATGTAGAGGGATTAGGCTTACCAAGTTTAAGGATTCCCATAGGCTTTCTTGATTTTATTCAGAGTGTGCTTAAAGGTTATAGCCACACTGTAGTTGATGATAGAAAGCCTATAAAAGAAATCGAAGTAGACGACATAGAAAATCTAGAAGGCATAGAATTAGTAGAACATCAAATAGGTGCAATCTATAAAGCTTTAGGTAGAAGACGAGGAATTGTACGAGCTCCCACTGCTTCAGGTAAAACAGAAATATTTTTAGCCATACTTAACATGCTTGAAGAACCCTCTTTAGTTTTATTTAACCGTGAACAGCTTGCTAAACAAACGGTAGATAGAGCTGCAGAGCGTGGCCTAGATGTAGGCTTAGTTCAAGGTCCAAATGTTTTAGAAAAAAATATTACGATGGCCACAGTACAGAGCATACACAAACTCAAGAACATACACAAATATAAAAACCTTGTATTAGATGAAGTACATAACTGTGGATCTAAATCATATCAAAAAGTTTTGAAGTTAGCTCATTGGGAAAGAGTGTATGGATTTAGTGCTACACCCGTCGATCCTAAAAAAATGAATTTGAGATCTGCTAAATTAATTGCCTATGTGGGACCTATAATTTATGACGTCAGTGCTAAAGAATTAATGGAAGCCGAGATTATAGCTAAACCAAAAATCTTTATGCTGCCTGTAAACGAACCAGACGATCTTGAAGACTGTAATTATAGAGAAGCTGAGATGTTGGGTTTGATCTATAACACTTACCGAAACAATCTGATCAAAGACTTGGCTGAAAAACATAAAGAAGATAAGGTATTGATTTTGACTAAATATATCGACCAGGGGCAAGAAATAGCTAAGTTGATACCTGATGCTGAATTTATATGGCACGAAGTATCAGTCGCAGAGAGATTAAAAGCAGTCGCAAGATTTGAGAGCGGCGAGCTCAAGATATTAATAGCTTCCCGTATCCTTGATGAAGGCATAGATATTAAAGAATTCAAAGTTCTAATAATAGCCAGTGCAGGTATTAGCTTTATAAAAACTATCCAGAGATTAGGACGCGGCTTAAGAGTTACTGAAGATAAAAAGAATATAACAGTCTATGATTTTATGGACAACACCAGCCCCAAATTACTTAAACATTCCCGTGCGAGAAAAAAGACTTACAAAATGTTTGGTTATGATGACATAACTGTAGTGGAGAAAATAGCATGATAGAAATACACGATGAAAAATTTATCGCTGAAGGAATAGACGACGCCTCTTATTTTATTGAGAAATATAAAGTGACTGGCGACGCTATAAATTTAGATAAAGCTGCTCTTTTATTGAAGAGTGTAAAAGTTTATCTAACCGCAAAGAAGAGCGTTCTCAACTATGAAATATGAAAACCCTTATCCAATCGAGAGTGTTACAGTCGAATTTGTAGCAATACAACATGGCTGGAAAAATTATATCTGGAGTGTATTGTATCAAAGAGAACCAAAATATAGGAGAGGAAACTAGAGATGCCTTTATACGAATATGATTGTCCAAAATGTAAAACTAGAACAGATCACTTACATGGTTATAATAAGAAACCAAAACTAAAATGTCCAGAATGCGGTACGCTATTAGCGAAAAGATTTTCACTTACGTCATCTATAATAATTAAACAATCATTTAAAGCCGTTTCGAATCCCAGATGGTTAGACAAAAAAATAGAGAAGATAAGAGCCAATCCAGACTTAGACCCATACAAGAAACATAGGGATAAGGACACACCCTTATAAGGAGCCTTTCTATGGAACACAGAATATTAGTAGATGATGTTTTATACATCGTAGAAGATAATAAAATAGAAAAACTAAAAACATGGTTAACTAAAAATGGCCTAGAGGCAGGCCAAGTCAAAAGCGACTTAGATGTTGAAGATATAGTTTATGAGTTTGAAGCAACCGAACCGGTTTCTAGTAAGTTACCGGTCGAAGATAAAACCCCCAGGAGGAGAAGTAAGAAAAATGAAGATTAATCTCAAGAATTTCGATGAAACAGATTTACTTGAGCTGAATGATGAAGCAATCGAGCAACTAAAAGATCAAGACTATAAAGAGACACAAAAAAAGAAAATGAATAGGAATACGAAACATATCGGTAGATCTAAATAACTTCCCACCATTGCATATTATAATATATAATGAAAATTAAGTACTCGTTCAAAACTGTTGAAAGTTTCCTCAAGGAGTACGTTAAAGACTATAAGGTATTGGGCAGCGGCGAATTAGCAATTAATTCGCCGTTCATGAGCGATACGACTTATGACTGTCATATAAACGTAGAGAAGGGAGCCTTCCATGATTGGGAATCTGACGAACATGGAAACATAGAGGACTTAGTCGCCATTATTCTTGAGACCGACGACCCCGATGAAGCCCGACGAACATTATTCAAATATGGCTTTGCTGATATTCAAATTCAAGACACCAGACCCCAAGAACCTTTAATCTTAGACACTAAAGAAATAACGCTACCACCAAATACGTTAGCTTTTAGCAAGAAAGAAAAACGTGGCGGTATTAGAAATTTACAACTCGCACAAGCATTCTTAATGGAAAAACTTGTCAACTATAAATTGGCCACTAGATATAACCTGCGATGGACAGAAAGTTCTTATATAGGCAGTGTAAAAGATCCAGCTAAAAAATATAATCTTAGCCGCAGAATAATCATACCTACTTATGAAGATGGTAAATTAGTGTATTTTCAAGCGAGAGATTATACAGGCAAGAGCGAATTAAGATACAAGAATCCGCCAAAGGAATTGCAGCTCAAAAGTATCATAGTCCCATTTTATGACTTGATACTACCCAACGAAATTCTGTTCATAAGCGAAGGACCGTGGGAAGCTATTCAATATTCTGGAACTTACATGTTAGGGCCCGTGATTTCTGATAGGCAGATATTTAAGATCAAAAAGAAAAATCCTAAAGCGATATATTTTGTGCCAGATAATGATGAGACTGGCCGAAGAAAGTTGATCAAAAACTTGGGTCACATAAAAAGTTTTCTCAGTTGTCCTATATACATCGTCAAGTGGTGGAAGAATGATTATGCAAACTTCAAAGATCCAATTGATGCCAAGATAAAGTTTGATGATTTAGTGAATGCTGACTTTATTGAGTTTGACCAATATACCGAACTCAAAATAAGGATGGGTAATATATGAAGAAAGATTTTACGAAAGAAGACGCACTTTTGACAAAATGGAAACCATTTTTACCACCATGGAAAATAACCCACAGAAAGAGTAAAAAGCGTAAGATACTTCTACTGACAGCTCAATTACTTGATAATCAAGAAAAGTATATGAAAGGTTTACCGCCCCAAGGATCTTCATTACTTGAGTGGATGACCTCATTACATTCAGTGGAGCTCACAAATGAACGTTGAAATCGAACGCAAGTTCCTTGTAAAAGGAGACGGTTACAAAAGCCTTAGATTTAAAATCTATCGTCAAGGATATCTCTCCACAGAAACGAAGCATACAGTAAGGGTGCGAACGGTAGGGCGAAAAGCCTTTATAACCATCAAGGGTAAAAGAGTTGGAATTAGTCGGACTGAGTTTGAATACGAAATTCCTTATAGTGATGCCAAAGAAATGCTTGAGTTTCTATGCGAAAGGCCTATCATAGAAAAGACGCGATATATTGTTAAATACGGCGAACTGACTTGGGAAGTAGATGAATTCATGGGTGAGAACCAAGGACTTGTAATAGCAGAAGTTGAGCTCGAGAGCGAAGATCAAAAAATTCATTTGCCGCCATGGGTAGGAGAAGATGTATCAAAAGATCCCCGCTATGCTAATTCTAATTTAGTGAGGAATCCTTACAAATCATGGCCGACAAAGAATTAACACTTGCATTACTTAAAGCAAGAGAGTGGATAAAAATAAGAGGTGTGCTAGTTCAAGTCTCACAAGAATATTCGCCTGACGGCATTGGAAGATTTCATGTAGATTTCATGACCACTAATATGGATTCACAACAACGATTGGGTCAGCTCATCTATCAAAATGTAATGCCATATAGTCCAACTAAAGAAACTGAACTCTGGATTATTAAAGTTGATTAGTAAGAAGGTTACTATTTTGATGCTTAGAGGCTTACACTGTGGAAACTGTCGGCACTTAGCACACATAGTAAGTGCAGTCGGTACCGGCTACTTATATCATTGTGAAAATAAAAAGTCTCGGCGACCAACGATGTCGTTAGAGGAAGCACGTTATCCGTGTAGCCATTGGAAAAAAGTTAAGTAATTACTTTTACGATTGTTGTAAGTGTAAGAATAGCGCACAGCCGTTAGATGATATAGGCTTATACTGTCGAGCGAAAGAAAAAGACGTATTGCCGTCTCAAAAAAAGTGCGAACATTATGCGGAGTATACATTGACTAAGAAAGAGTTCACAATAGGAGTTCTCAAAGATGAGTTGTGGTGTTGTTTATGTGTGCGTGGAACGGTAATTGCAAAGCCGGGCTCTCCTATTTATTGCACTATACATAATAGAGATGTGGCAATAAAATCACCACCATGCAAAAATTATTGCGATTGGAGAGGACCTATAAAAAATGAATGATCTAAAATTCAATTGGCTTGGTGAAGGAATGCACTATGGACAAGACACTCACTTCTTTTGCCTAACAGCTTTTAACATTGACCTTATATATTCAATCAATAAAAGAACTAAAATGTCAGACGGCGAAGAGTCGTTTGTAATAAATCGAGTAACACAAAAAAGTATAGGTAATGTCAACAAGAATAGAAGTATAGATGAAACTATAAACAATGTCTTTTTAATAAAAACAGATGATGCCTTTCATAGGAAATTCAAACATAGTTACTATTTGCTTAAGTTTGTTACAGATACTAATGTTATTACGATAGGTAAATATTCAGATAACACTGCTAGTAGTTCTTTTTATCTAATCTGCGGTACTGACTATATAAATCTATTAGCTGATACTAAAAAAGTTGAGTCAGCCGACGATATTAGAGAAACAGCGTTCAAACCACTTATGTGTGTGTTTGATCGCAACGAAATGACTAAGGAACTGCTTCGAGATTAAGGAGATAAAGTTAGCCCATGAAAGAAAGTTTAAACCTTGGAACACTTGAACATTTGATCTTAAACTACTCTACAAAAGATCAAAGCTTCTGGTTGAAAGTATTCGAAAATCTAAAACCCGCCTTCTTTGAGAAGGACGATAATAAGAAAGTCTTTACATTCTTTAAGAACTATTTCGGTAAGTACAAACAAATACCTGCTCGACAAATAGTTGCAAACGAATTAAGAGACGTAGATGCATCTACATTATCGGTTATTTATGAAGCACCTACCGAAGACGCAAAACAATACATATACGAAAAGACTCTTACCTTCATAAAAGAGAGTATGATGAAAGAGGCTTTTATGAAGTCTATCGACATTCTAGAAAAGAATGGTAAGGATAAGTTTGACGAAATAGAATCTGAAGTAAGAAAAGTCGTTAGATTCAATATGGATGTCTCGCTTGGTATTAGACTATCAGACGTAGATACCAGATACGAAAAGATCAAATCACTTGAGACAGAAAGAATACCCACTGGTTTCCCTCAATTAGACGCTTTACTCCATGGAGGATGGGGACGTAAAGAGTTATTTGCCTGTGCAGCGCCTCCAGGAATTGGTAAATCAATCTTCTTAGCTAATTGGGCAGTTCAAGCTATGAAGCACGGACATAACGTTCTAGTCTACACACTAGAAATAGCAGAAGAGCGATTGTCAATGAGGCATGATGCTATTCTAACTAAAATACCAGTAGACGAATTGATATTAGATATTGATGCAATCAAAGCAAAGTATAAGATGTTTGCCAAAGTGTCTAAAGCTGACATGCAGATAAAAGAGTTCCCAACTAAGGGTGTCAGCATAAACCAATTGAAGTCGCATTATGAACAACTAAATCTATATGAGGGTTTTGAACCAGAAATAATCTTTGTAGACTATGCTGGTCTATTAAGACCGTCCTTCAGAGTAGGAGATAACTACGAAGATTTAAGAACCATCTTTGAAGAACTAAGAGGTTGGGCGGTAGAGTTAGACATTCCTATCGTTACAGCTGCTCAAACAAACCGAAAGAGCATAGACGAAAAAGGTGGAACAAAAGAAATCATTACAATGGCTCAAGTAGCTGACTCACTTGGTATTACCCAAACCCTAGACGTCTTTATGACTATAACACAATCAAGAACTGAAAAAGAAGAAGGCCGAATCAATTTGTATATAGATAAAAGCCGTAACGGAGAATCTTCAAAATCCATCGAGCTAAGCATAGATTATAAGAACTTCATAGTAGAGGAGTTAGGAATATGATAGAATTCGAAGAAAGCAAGAGAGTGGATAATAAGCCTATTTCTCAGTTAGTTAATCGCGAAACTGGAAAACGCTACATTGATATGGACGACCTATTACATTTCTTGGATAATGTTGCTTTTCGAAGTGAAGGCTATACTGGCCCACAAGTCGTAGAATTCCTGAAGCAGCGCCTGACAGTTATGATGTCAGGTCAAGACGACAAATGTTGTTATGAGTTATTTAGTCTCTAAGGAAGAAGCACTACTACTCTTAAAAGGCTGGCAAAAATCTCATCCACCAAAAGACGGTAGAGACTTTGTAGGACTTTGGTCTGACAGAGAACCTCATCTTTTATTTTGGGATAAAAATAATGAGACTTGGTCTGGCGTAACTAAAGACGAATATGAAGAGCCAGAGTATTGGCGTGAGTTGAATGCCACTGAGAATAAAAGATTAGAAAAATGGACGAAGTTCCTTGATAAATGGTCATGACAAAAGAAGAGGTCATAAAACTTTTAAAATTAAAAGGCAGCGAACCACCACACGATAGATCCTTTCTAGGTCGTTGGTTTATTCGAGACGCGACTTTTCGTATTGAAAAGGGCACTTATCATTGTACTGAGAGGTGGGTGACCCACATAATTCATTGGGAGAATGGTGAGTGGTGGTCAGATGATTCAGCTTATCCGTGGAGAAAACCAGAGGGTGGATGGAGAGAAATAGAAGAAGGAGATGAATACGATGAAGAATGGTATGAAGGCAGATGATATAAAACCAGCTTGGGAACTTGACCCAAAAGACATAACTAAAAGATTGCTAAAGGATATACCGAGCGGACTTCGCTATACTCAGAAAGATAAAGAGCGAGCTATAGATGAGGCTTTCAGTGCTTGTGCCTTCGGTAGTATGCAGAATGGAGTACCTGGTGAAATCATTAACCATCTATCCAAAGAAACTCGCGACATACTACAACATTGCACATCGCAAGATTGGATGCACAGAATACCGACTTGGCTTGACAACGATAAAAGCCTTGATGCACAAATTCGCAGAATGGCGCCGAATTGGAATAAAAAGAATGGACGACGAAGGTAGTGTTTGGTTTCACGGGACCGATACCAAAAAGAAGTATCTCTCAATACTAAAAAGTGGGTTCAAACCTTATACTTATTTTACACCATACCTTGATACAGCTATCGGATATGGTGGGAAATATGTATTTGCTATTTACTTTGAAAAGAACCCTACTAAGTACTGGGAATGGAGAAATACCGAAATAATCCCGCCTGACAGAATCTTACACGTCAAAGAATACTCCTACACCGTTAAATATATCAACGAAGCTGCTCTTAAAGAACAACACCATTCTGATCTTTTAGAAAGAAATCCTGGTAAAATTATTTGCCCAAAATGCGACGGTCACGGCGAACATAGACCTAAGAAATATAGACTTCAACACATATACAAAATCGGGGGTGGATCTTTCAGGACCAGAAAAGACAAATGTAATATTTGTGAAAACTGTAACGGATATGGAGTAGTCTAAAGTCAAGATAATTTCATGGTTAAGCTTGGCCGCTGGTACAAAGACGAATACAATGAATATACAATGCCTCTCGTTGTTGATATACTGAAAGATAAACTAACTGCTATTATTTCTTTACCAGATACTAGAAACTCAGACTCTGAAAAACTTAATTACATTTTAACAGATAGATACACCGACACCTTCGGCCTAATGATAGGTGAGATGCCAAAACTACAATCTAAAAGTTTCTCTAGAAAATTGCCCAGAAAGACAATGCGAAAGGCACTCAAAGCTATATTTACGGGGAAAGCGTAAAGATAAATATAAGGAGACTCTCATGACACTTTACGGTTTACTGTTACAAAATTTGACTGACTTAAATGAAATGCATGCAGTTCCAGGCCCAGGTGGATTAAGGCACGGACGTGGGGCAGCTGGACACTTAAGAGGTTTTGAAAAATCTAAACCACCTGCAGGTATGTCTGGTAAAGATTGGCACATTGGAGATAAGTGGATGAGCTATGAAGAAGCTCAATTATATCTCAAAGACAAACTGAAACGATCTGTTCCAGAAAAAGAACTTGACCACATGGACGTAGATGAAATGGTCGCTAAAACAAAGGAACTGGCTTTAAAATTGTGAAATTGTCAGAAGCTCTTTTTCTAGAAATGAACGTAGAGTCTCCTATTAACCCACTAGGCTCATATCCTGGTCCCGGATATGCAAGTCCTGGCTTTAAATTCAATACGCCTCAAACTCCAGTTACTTCGCAAGGTGCAGACAAAGAAGCTTATAAATATTACGGGAAAAGATACCCTATTCCTAAGAAAAAGAAGAAAGAAAAAAGAAAGAGGGGCGTAGATGAGATTGATAAACTATCAACAGATATTGATGCGCCAGGTAATGGCTTCGGATCAATGTATTAGGAGTTAATATGAAGCTAGCAGAAGCTATAGGAACAATCCCTACACCAAACAAGATGAATGAACCATACTTGAACTTCGGCACTCATATAGAAAAACCCCGTAAGAGACCTAAGCCGTTGCGCCGACGTCTCAACCCACTCAAGGCAGCGACTCGCCTACCCAACATAAAACCTGCTCCACTCGAAGGCTATTAACTATCGATTCTATAATATAGTCCACTAATGGACGCGAACAAACTAAAAAAACTTAAGGAAATCAAATACCAGATTCGGAAATGCTGTGGAACATGTAAGCACGCTAACTTCCCCGCGAATGATTGGTCTACCTGCCAATTTCACACATATCAACATCAAAAACATACAGTAGAAATGAGAAACTTATCTGTCAACAGCTATGGATATTGTCCCAGCTTTGAGTGGAGTGAGTTTTATCTAAAGGCTGAACTCGGTCTTTGGTTGAGCTTTACTGAAGGAAGTGAAACATGACAAAAACAAAGATCGTTCTTGCAACTGGAGCTGGATTATTTGTAATTCTTTTCTTCTTTTTGGTTATATGTTTTCCAAGGCCATTTCCAACTGAAACTCAGCAATTTTCAGAAATCCAAAAATCAATCGACGAGAACGAAAAGAAACTCCAAGAAGCCGAGCAAGGCGTGTGGAACATTCAAAGGGATTTGTGCAATCTTACTCTTCAGATTTGGGTGACGGATATGATTCGTCATCATCAAACTTTTTCTCTCACACACATTGAGACTATAGAAGATTTTAGTCCAATGACCGATTGGATGGCTTTATTGGACAGTTGGGTTCTTTGGCTTCAAAAGAAAATCATCATCAGAGAAGTTTCGAATCCAGTTTAGTATTAATTTGTGGAAAAGGTCAATCTCCCAGAAATGCAGAAAGGTGCTTGGAAGGTAGAACGTTTCACTACCGACCGAACTGATTGGAGTTCACTCTTTCATGGAAGGGCAGTTCCAGTTGGCGAAACCTATACGCGCCTCATGCGAGACAATGTTCTAGTAATGTCGGACACTCCTGCTGAAATGCACGACCATCGAGATCCTGTCGATTTTGCAAGAGGCTCCTGTCTTTTGAGTGGACTTGGCCTTGGAATGGTTTTGAAAAACATCCTGCTCAAGCCATATGTTACAGATGTAACAGTGATAGAAGTCTCTCAAGATCTGATCGACCTTATTTCGCCTTTCTACATTGATCCACGAGTCACAATCATTTGTGCAGATGCTTTAGCCTACAGGCCGCCCAGAGGCAAACACTACAATATGGTCTGGCATGATATCTGGGACAACATCTGTGAAGACAATCTTGAGAGCATGAAAAAGCTCAGAATGAAGTACGCAAGGCGAAGTGATTGGCAAGGTTGCTGGGCTCAATAGGAATGCAAAAGATGAAGTTTCTTTTCAAAGCATTAAATCCTTTTACACAAAGCAGCAAGACAATGTTCTTCATATTCCTGTTTCGTCTTTTACTCATGTTGGTCTTTTTGCTTCTTGCAGCTCTTGTCTGCTTTGGGCAAGACGTAACTACTGGTACATGGGTAGATAGAGCCCATGGCGGTGCAGAAGCTACTTTCAACGATGATGGTACTAGTATATGGTTGAAGTCTAATCCAGTCCTCACTGACGACGAAGTTCAGTGGATAAGAACTGAATGGCATTTCACATACGCAATTGAGGGCGACAAAATAACTCTACTCCGTCTAACGGATAACGTAACGTTCATCGGCAAAGTTGTCAGGTGTACGCCGTCACATTTGACATTATTGATCAAGGACGGCAAACTTTCCACAAGATACGAATTTGAAAACGAGAATGTCCAAACGTTTGAACCTGACGAAAATGATTGGGAGGACTGAAATGATTTATCGACTGTCTTCTTACATGGCACCCAAAAAGAAAAGTGCTCAGTTCAGGGGTAATCTCAAATTTGAGATTACAGTCAGAGGTAGTATGCGAATACTCATCAGGGATATTCTTCACGCAATCAAATATCGCATTGAGTCAGCACAGGAAACTGAGGCTTTTATAAATATTCTCGAAGACAGGAGGCTCTTAACTTCAGTTTTTCATATTCATGCCCGTCGAGTGACCATACTTGAAACTGCTGCAATAAAAAAAGCTGCTGAGCAAATCTTCAAGCAGCTTCATGCGCCCGCATATTTTCATTCGAAAGGAATCGTAGTTTGAGAAGTCCCGTAGATGTAGCACATAGAATCGCGCGGCAAGTCCCACTTGAACTTAAAGGACAGTTTGAAGACTTAGCCGTCAATGATCTTGCGTGGTACATCCGAGACTTTGCTTGCAAGCCACCTGAGCAGTGGATCACTTGTTTTGCAAATCTTCAGGACTATTGCTGGTCTCATCTATGGAATGAAAGTGGCTATCTGCCCGAAGAATGGCAACAAAAGGTCGCTGCTATCATTTCGGATAGAACGCTCGAAGAAGTCAAAAGACTTAACGCGGAGGAGTACAAGCACAGAGTCAAATACGATTTAAAAAAGAAGGCGAAAAATGAAGATTACAATAGTTGGAAGCGGTAACGCTTTTTCGTTCAAAAATTACAACACCTGTTTTTTACTCGAAGAAGATAACAAGAAACTACTCATCGACTGTGGTGGAGAAGTTCCACAAGCTTTACACGATAAACTCAATCTGAGCTATAAAGATATAGACGCAATCTATGTAAGCCACTCGCATGCTGATCATATTGGCGGCTTAGAAAAGTTTGGCTTTGCTCGATATGATTGGGTAAACAAACCACGTCTATGGAATCAATCCGAAAAGCCTTATGCGCCCGTTCTGATTGGCAATGCAACGTTACTTCTAAACATTTGGCAAAGATCACTTCGTGGTGGAATGGACACGCTTGAGTTTCAAACCACACTGGAAACCTTTTTCCATACTTTGCCTATAGACAACAATGAGTTTTATTGGCAGGGATGGGACTTTAAACTTATTCGCAACCTTCACGGAGAAGGCAACAACAAATATTCATATGGCCTTTATGGCGTTAGGCCAAATTATCCCTCGGTTTACTTTACCACTGATAGTAGATTCGATGATTCATCTGAAAAGATTGAACTATATCGCAAAGCCGATAGAATTTTCCAGGATTGCGAATGCACTCCATATCTTTCTGGTGCTCATGCAAACTATCAACAGCTGGTGACTTTACCGACTGATATTAAGAAGAAAATGTATCTCACTCACTATCAAGATTCTGTGTATGACGGTGGTGATGAAAACAAATATGAAGTTAGGGCAGAACTTGACGGCTTCGTTGGTTTTATCGAGCCGGGTGAAATTTGGTATTTATCAGAGGTAAATAAATGAACTACTTCTCTTCCGACTGGCATCTCGGCCATACCAATATCATCAAATACTGCCATCGGCCTTTTGTAAGCTCAGAAGAGATGGATGCTATTATACTCAAAAACTTTTTTGACACTGTCAAACCTGGAGATAAATTTTTCTATCTTGGAGATCTTTCTTTTCATATTGACACAATCAAGAGAGTATTAAATAGTCTAGCCGGTACTAATATCAAAAGCGTATTCTTAGTAGGGAACCACGATAATTACAACGTAGCCATTAGACAAGTGGCAAAATCTGGGGGCATTGAAATAGTGGATGGCTTTCTTGACATTAACATAGAAGGTCAAGCTATAACCTTATGCCATTATGCAATGCAGTCTTTTTACAAATCTCATTTTGGCGCTTGGGGTCTGTACGGCCATCATCATACTAATGTCAGCCAAGAAGTGACTGGCAAAAAGATGAATGTGGGAGTAGATCAACACAACTTCTTTCCAGTTTCATTTGATCAGGTAAAGGCCTACATGAAAAACCGACCCGACAATTGGGACACAATTCATGATGCCGAAAAAAGATTTTAAAGCCATAGAAGCATATCATCGTTCTGAGCGTGATAGGTTAGATGCCGCTCTACCAAGAAAAGAATCTACAATTCGCATTCTTAAAGATCAAGATTGTCAACATTGTACTTATCAGGGTTTAAAAAAACCTAAAGATATAGCTGATGCTTTATTTGGTTACTGTCCATACTTTGGATTTGAGCCAAATACTTGCAACTGGTGGAAAAGCAAATAACTAAAAAAACAAGAACGCTCAAACTACTTAAGGGCGAAGATTGCCAGCATTGTATGCGATTTGAGCGAAGACATAAGCCAGTTGTGGGCGGTATTGAGTCATACTGCCATATATGCGAAAAGATTCTATTCTAAAAGAGAATACTTGTGACGAATGGTGGCCGAGCAATGAAACGCTGAAAGAAAAGTTAGTGCGAGCCGTACAGATTCCAAAGGAATATTTGTTTCGAGAAGAGAGTATAAATAAACGAAAGAGGTGAGCATGAACTACTTTCAGAGACTCTGGACAAAAACGCCACTCAGTAACAAGATCACGCTGGCTGTTTTGGCCCTTGTCATAGATCTCATTCCGATTTTCTGTCTTTGTTGGAGTCTATCACTTCCGCCGGGATCGAAGTACCAAACTTTTGACATTGTAGTCAGTGTAATTGCCGTTCCCCTCTTTCTCCTTGGAATCCCATTTGCCTTGTCTGCCCAGGATCTAGCTCAGATTGAAAAGCGAGAGAAGGAAGTGGCCAAAGATCAGCAAGACTTTCTCAACGATGAAGACGGCTACTTGGAAGGCATGGCCGAAAGAGTCATCACAGAGATTGAATTTGATATGGAGATTAAGGAGCTCACTGATTTACAAAAACGGAAATTCGTCAACAAGATTCTTTACAAAATAGTTTCACACTTCAGGGGTTTAGGAAAGGAGAAGGAAAAGATATGATCAAGGATTTCACGGGCCTCATCAACGCGACGACCATCAGCATCAGGAACTTTACTGACTGTGCGGTCCTCGGACTCTCAGGCGGAGCTGACTCGACGCTAGTGGCCATTCTTTCCGCCATGGCTTTGGGCCAGGAAAACGTCTACGGAATCGGACTACCCTACAGCGATCTTGACAAGCAGACTTTCAATTCACGGTCGGCACGGATCGCCCACAGGCTGAACATTCACTACCTGGAAATCCCCATCAAGAAGCAGGTCGACGCTATCATCGAGTCGCTCAAGTGGGATGATGACCATCCCATGGAGCTCGATGCCATTCAGTTGGGCAACATCAAAGCTCGAGTCCGAATGGCCACGCTCTACGGCCTGAACGGAGCCTTCTCGGATGAAGGAACTCGGTACCGTGTCATAGGCACTGGGAACTTCAGCGAGGACTTCATCGGCTACGATACCAAGGGTGGCGATGCTCTTGCCGACATCTTCCCTATCGGTTGTCTTTTCAAGAGTGAGGTCTATCAGCTTCTCGATCATTTCATTTCTCAAGGATTCATCGAAGAAGACCTTGTCGACCGGGTTCCGAGCGCCGGTCTCTGGGAAGGCCAGACAGACGAGGGTGAGCTCGGTCATACCTACGCTGACATGGAACCCAAGATCGTCCAGCTCGTCGATGCTTACAAGGATGAGATTGGAGAAGTCCAGACTGATGCTCTGACAGAAGATGTCCGCCTGAGACACCTTGCCAACAAGCACAAGCACATGGCTCCTCCGGTTCTCAACCTTCGCAAGTTCTGCGAATGGAACGATCCGACTGGCTATTTCGCATAACACTTTGAGCTGAGGTTGTAAAGCTTTACAACCTCAGCTTCGTTTGGGAGAAAAAGAAAATGGATTGGGACGATATCGATGATGGTGATCACGTTCGACACATAATCACAAAAGAAGAAGGCATTGTCATTAACGCCGATCCGTTCTTTGAACTCGGCGAGAAAGTGTGGGTGAAGTTTTGGGACCCAGTTAAAAGGAAATGGCGCAAAGAAAAAATTCATCCAGGCGAGGTGGAATGGGCATGAAGGCTTTGATCGAGCTTCTAACTGATTTTGCTAGAGAGCATCCTATCATCTTCTTTTTTCTCATGCTCCTTACAGCTATCGTCGGATGGCTGTTTATCACTCTATCTTTTATTCTTTAGTTTCGACAGGGATATATTATAAAGCATGGACACAAAACGAACTTGCAATGCTTGCTGGTTTTACGAGAAGGATGGAACCAATTGGTTCGTTTCCAAAAACGCCGAAGTAAAGCCCAAGCCCAACCAGGAATGGTGCACACTGAACAACGCGCCCTGCCCGGCAGCTCGGACTTGCCCTTCTTGGATGACCACGGCAGGAACCAAGCCGATCATGAACGGATCTGATACAAAGACCAAACAGGAAGCAGCGGCTGCCAAGAAAGAAAAGAGGCGGCTCCGGAAACTAGCCAAGAAAGCTATCCTCGAAGGGAGTCGAGAATGATCGTGGCCGTAATTGCCTATATCATCTTAGGCATCATTATGAGCGTTAAGCTTGAATCGGAAATCCTGGAATTTCCGCTGAGCTTCATAAGTCAAGACACCTATAGAAAGGCAATCGTATTGCCTATCTTGTTTTGGCCTTTTCTGGTCGGAGCTTCTTGGATCTATTTCGTTAGGAACGGAGAAGGAAATTGAAACCTTACGGAGTCAAAGTCATCCAGTCTCCCGACGTGGCCGATATCCAGGCTATGGGTGCCAAGTCCAGCACTGGAAAGTTTCCCGGTAAGAGCGGAGATTTTCATCCCTACAGCCGGACCAAAAACAAAAAGGCGATCCGCCAGTATTGGAAGAGCAAGGCCCGCCACCAGAAAATCGACTTGGAGGATTAGATGGCCGAAGTTTTTAATAGCATCATGCGGGGGCTGGAAGAAGTCAAAGAAATACGGGCTGCCGATACGGCTCTTGAGCAAGATTTGAAATGGGCGGTTCAGATTCGCAAACTCCGCAAGGGTCTTGAACGATGGGAGAATCCCTACGTCATCGCAAAAATCCTCAAAATCCTGAAAAAAACTGGAACCCCACTTTTCTGGTTCAGCATTGAGAGTCCGAACTGCCTTGAAGAAGAGGACAACGAGAATACTCTCCGAGAGGTTGTGAAGATGCTCAAGCACCACGTGAAATTCGTAAAGGGCGGGGGAAAAGTACCCACTGTCCAGGGAGTCCCTTTCAAATACGCCCACACCGTCACCTCCGATGATGAAACCAAAATCATGTTCACAGACATTTCTAACCTGGGCGATTATGTCATTTTCGACGACTAGGAGAGAAGATATGCCAGGATACATTGAAGACACCACGGGAATACACACGGTTTCATAGCTGAAGAATGTGACACCTTGGATGCATCAGTGTTCACCGGAGATCAACTTCTTGAAAAATCAAATCGAGAAGGCTTGAAAATGTATCTCGATCGATGGCAAAAGAAAATTATGGAATGGGAAGAAATGGCAAAAGAATTGGGGTACAAATGATACTCGGTCTTGATGTTCATGGAGTGATCGATAAAGAGCCTGACAAGTACGCTGCTCTAGCACGTGCCGTTCGGTCGAAGAAGGGTGGCAAAGTTTATATCATCACCGGACAATCTGATACTCCCGAATTAAGAAATTTGCTAGACAATCTCGGAATGACGTTTGATAGGCTCGTTTCAATTCAGGATGAGCTTATGGCAGTTAGTGCTCCCATCATGGGATACGAAGAAGGAAGACCAATCTTTCGTTCTCTTGATTGGGACGGCTTCAAAGGGTCATATTGCGCCCGCAATCATGTTGATCTAATGATTGATGACAGCCCAGAATATCGTCTTTATTTCACGACTCCTTTCCTTTTAATAAACAAGTAAAACTTTCGAAAGCGAGGTATAATAAAGATATGGAAACACGCGGAGATAAGTCACTCATCATGGTCACCGCTGACAACAACAACAAATTTTACAAGATGCATGATAATACCGATGGAACCTTCACGGTGAAATACGGTCGGGTCGGAGTCACTGAGACGACTATGAACTACCCCATAAAGAAATGGGATTCCATTTACCGAGACAAGACCGGCAAAGGTTATCGGGATGTTACGGAGCTTCGGGCCGAGAAGACGGTCAACAACAGCAATGGCAACACCCCGAGTTTCGCCGACATCAAAATCGCCCAGATCAAATCTCTGGTCGCCACTCTCCAGTCCTATGCGAAGAAATCAGTCACCGAGAACTATACGGTCACTTCTGAGGCAGTCACTCAAGCCCAGGTCGACGAAGCACAGTCTGTTTTGGACCGGATCACCACTCTGAAGGTCACCGATACCAAGATCCTCAATGACACCCTCCTGGAACTCTACAAGGTCATTCCCCGAAGAATGGCCAACGTCAAGCATCACCTCTTCGGTCTGGAAGAGGGACTTGATAGCAAGCCGGACATTTTCAAAAGGACAATTGAGACCGAGCAAGCCACTCTGGACGTTATGAGAGGCCAGGTTTCTACTAACACCAAGACCAAGGACGTTTCTAACAAAGCCAACCAGACACTGCTCGAGGCCATGGGGCTGGAAATCGTTCCCATCGAAGATTCGGATCGGCAGATCATTCTCAAACTTCTCGGCCCCAACAGCCGGCAATTCCGTTCGGCCTTCAAGGTGATCAACGTCAAGACTCAAGGCCTCTTTGATAAGAAACTGGTCGAAGTCACCAACAAATCCACCAACCTTTTTTGGCACGGCTCTCGCAACGAAAACTGGTGGTCCATTCTGGACTCCGGCCTCATGATCAGGCCTTCCAACGCCATCTACACTGGGTCCATGTTCGGAGATGGAATCTACTTCGCCGATAAGGCTCAGAAGTCTATCGGCTACACTTCTCTTCGGGGAAGCTACTGGGCCGGTGGCGGAAGCAACAAGGCTTACCTGGCAGTCTTCAATGTCCATACCGGAAACTGGCTCAAAGCTCAGAGGCACGAGTCCTGGATGTACGAACTGACTGAGAAGAAGCTGAAAGCCCGGGGCGCTTACGATTCTTTCTTCGCTCTCGACGGAGCTGATCTCCGGAACAATGAATACATCGTCTACAACAAGGCACAGTGCACCGTCCAGTACCTGGTCGAGATCGGAGACTAAATTGATCCGATACGGAATCTACAACACAGAAGTCGGAACCATTACCGAGCTCCTTGCCGACGAGGGCGACACAATCACTATTCGAGCAAAAAACGGTTTTGCAAAATCAAGAACTATCAAGATTGAAGACTTGGTTGCTTTACTCGAAAAAAACTCTACTCTAAAAAGAGCTGGAGAGATCTTGGCTAAAAAGCTCCGGACGGTTCAAGGCCTTCAAGTCGGAGATGCTTTCTTAAATTTCGAAGATGAATTGCTCGCATGGGAAAAGGCAAAATGAAATGGCTATCTTTTTAGCACTTCTACCGGCTGCAATTCTCTGGAAGCTCTTCGCCTATTTGGTCGTCCTGCTACTCTGGGGAACTATGTGCTTCTTCGTCGGAAGGTGGACAAAGTGAAAGCCTTCGACAGCGACATAGTATCAAGCGAAGGGAAGAAATAAATGGCAACCTGGCGGTCATGGTCAAAAAAGCGATGGAGTGAGGCTGGATTCGCTCGCGCACCAGAACACGAGGAAGATGCAAAGAGGATGGCGCTCGCTGCTATTCGCAATATTTCTATGTCCGAGTTCATGGCTATTCTTGGTCGACCCAAAGAGGAATATGCCGGTCATGGCTCTGAGCTCTACAATGCTATTATCAATCCCACGATCCGGCGAGAAATGGTTCTGAAAGCATTTTTCGGAAACAAGATTCCTGACATGAAAATTCATCGACACAAGACCGTTTGGGTTTGCCAGGATTGCGCAGACGTCAATCACGGCCTTCTGCTCACCAACGGGACAAAAATGCTCTTCACAGAGTGCTCCGATTGTAGCCAGATGAAACCCTGTATAGACATCGAGAAGTAATAAGGAGAAGACAAATGAGAATTCTAATTGGCCTTGATGAAAAGGCTCTAAAGGAAGCGTTGAAGAATGGCGGCCCCGTAGTTGTTGTTGATACTGCTGAAACGCCAGTTTCTCTCGTAATTACTGAGGGCGAGATTGAGGACATTTCGTCTATGAAAGGGCAGAAAGACGATCAAGAAAACCCCATTGATACTTACAATCTTTTTCCAGAGAGCATGTCTGAAAAAGAGTTCAACCAAATCATGAAGGAGACAAAGAAATGAAGGTGACGAAGATTCTTGTCGTTCTGTTGGCCGTTCTGTTTGCGGCCCTTGTGGGATGCACTTGCTCATAGTTGGTGGTTTTTACTTCTTTCAATAGCAACGATCATAGGTGTTACTGGATGTCTTGTTGAAGTATACGACGAGGCCAAGCTAGTTGATGGTAGGGCTAAAGAAATTAGATGGGGTAGTCAACCATTTCCCAAAGATGAAGTCTTGGCCATGTTGAAGGATGCTCATACTTGTATCAACTGCTATTGGGAGCGTGGTACTGGGAAAGTCAATCGGCAATTGCATAAAGTGCCAAAAAGCATTTCCAGTTGAACATAAGTGTCTCTGGGAAGAAGTAGAGGCTCGAACGATTACAACCGAAGATTTTCGTAGACCTGATCTTGAAAAGCGAGTCACTGCTGAAATCAAAATTCTCAAATGTCATATCTGTGGGGATTTGAAAGAGTTTAGGATAAGCATATGAAACGATCTTTTATGGTTATAGTAAAAGAAAAGTCTTGGGAAATCTATTGGCGACTACAAGAATCATGGTTTTGGAAATTCTATCGGTGGTTCACACCGTCCTGGCTATCTTATGTTTTCGAGAAGAGACGGGGAGGTAATGACACGCCATGGTTGACAGTCATTCACTGTCGGGTCATGGGTCATCCAAATGGCGAAGTGTTCTACAATCTCGGTGGCTCTGAGCCTAATCATCATTGTAAAGATTGCGGCGAGGATATAGGATAATGAATCGTGACTGGCCCACAATTGAAGACGTTGAAAAGGGTAAGATGTCTGACCTCTCTCACTGGTTCGTATTGTTACCCAACGCTGAAACTCCAGAGCAAGAAGCAATTGTGTATCGAATTCGACTTAGAATCAAAGAACTTTATAGCGAGGTAAAGTAAATGAAGATTACTAAAGAGCAGCTTCTTCACAAAGGTGGATCTTGGCTTGGTGCAATCCGTTCGTGGATTCAATGGAATGCCATAAACGGAAGTCAAGTAACATGGGGTAGCGACGAGCCGCTTCGATTCACAAAAGCTCTGACGGTCAAAGACCTGGAAGAACTGGCTGCTGAAATCGCGGCCAATGCCCTCAACTATCCGCCTTTGTTTTCAACTCAATATCGTCGGCCTCTCGATCCTAAAGAGGAATCTCTTAGAGAATTGAACAGGCTCAAAGATGAAACCGTATGAGTTCATCGACCGTATAAATTACGTTTTTCATCCAATAAGAATCTCTACATTCCAGAAATTTTTCTGGCGTGTGTTGGGACTCTTATTGACTGCCCTCACGTTCGGGGTAGTAGCCATACTTTTCTATAGCGTATTTTTTGACAGAGCTGACTTTCTCAACAGGAGAAAAATGTGCCAGCTTCTGACGAAATCCCCTTGCCTTTTGAAAGATCCTGTCAAGGTAAAGATAGGTATCACAAAAGGATATCTCTGGCAGCTTGATCTGAGAACTGACGTTTGCTGGACTGAAGACGGAGTCTTTTGTTACTGTAATGAGGACATACTCTTTTGTACCTTCTTGCCAGATCGGCTTCAGAAAAAATACGATCTTAAAATGAGAAGAGTTCTCAAAGCTTCTCTAAAACAACAAAGAAGAGAAAAGAAAGCAATCACAAAAGAATCATGAAAATTTTATTCACAGCTGATCTACATGGATTAGAAAGTGCATTTGTACGATATGTTGAACTTCTCAAAGACTATGACATTGGCGTCATTGCTGGAGATTTACAAGACGACCGTTTACCAGAAAATAAAATTGCTGAGCTACTTGGTGTTCCAGCTGCAAGTTTACGTCTGGACCAAGAGTATGATCGTTTCATAGACGCCTACGAGGCTCTTGAAAAACAGAGCGACAAAGCTCTAGAAGTCCAAGCAATCAAATTGAATACGATTCTTAATTCAGCAAATAAACCCGTTCTGATAATTAAGGGTAATCACGATCGATGCGCTTGGCCCTCGAATGGCAACGTCCACAATATCGATCAGACTAGTTTCAAGTATGAAAAGCTTAATTTTGTGGGGTACCAATGGACTAATTTCCACAGAAGCGAACTCATGCAGGAAGCTGACCTTCAGTCTCTTGTACCCCTAATGGATGAGAACACAGTGTTAGTAACTCATGCTCCGCCATACAGAGTTTTAGACACTATCACAGTCCATATTTTTGGTTATGGTCCTACTAAACAACCGCTCGGTAGTCAGGCCATTCGGTATTTCGTAGAAAAGACACATCCCAAACTGCATCTCTTTGGACATATTCACGAAGGCTTCGGTCGACGAGGCAATTCGTTCAATGGATCCTATAGATTCCCCAAACGTTTTGTAGGTATCACCATTGAAGGTAATGAAATTTTGCATAGAGAACTTTCTTAGTATCGAAGGCGACTTATGTTCTTCTTGGAGGCGCACATGTTTGAAGAGATAGGTAAATTCATCGACCATCTTCCCACAGCTGTTGTGAAATTCACAGATGCAGTTGCCAAGGGACTTGAAAAGAATATGTCCCTTTGGCTTTTGATTATTTTCAATGCCTATCTCCTGGGTGGTATTACTTGGACAATCGTCACATCTGTGGCTGTTGGATGGTGGCTGTTGCTCGCAATACTTCCTATACTACTCGCAATACCCTATGCGATTGCTCTAATCAGGAAGATAAGGAGTCACCATGAAAAGACTGTTTAATTTACTAGTCATAGCCATTTTGGTAGCTTTACCTTTTGTAGCATGCGGTGTAGCTCCATCTGATCCAACGCCGAAAGTTCCAGGCTTACAAGCACAAAATCTCCCGTCGAGTTTCGTATTTGTTGAAGCCAAAGGTAATTACTATTACATCTATAAGGATGAAAATGGCTATTACCTCATCCATCAGGATTCTACATTTGCCCAGAGCGTTCATATCACTTGGCTTGGTACTACGATTCATTAAAGCATCGAGACATATATTCTTTTAGTAACTGGAGGACCAAGATGTTTGCTGAAGCTTTCAAAGCTATCGGTGAAGCCATAGACACGTTCTTCAACGTCGTGCCCAAGGCTATCGTAGATTTTTTCAGGGCTATGTACAAGAGCGATGCTTTTCAGAAAATGCCTTATTGGTTTCTGATCGCTTTCGCTGTCTTCAATCTTGTATTTGTTACTTGGGATATTATCTATATAATCAACACGGGCCTTATCTGGTTTCCGTTCCTGGCGGCGCTTCAACTTTTTATTGCCTCGCCCTATGTGGTCGGCTTGATCAGGAAGATGCGCCAGGGAAATGTGATTTCCAGTCTGATTTCAAAGCTGAAGGGAAAGAAAGATGTCTGAAAGAAAACTCGCTTCAATCCAGAGGATCGCCAAGATCGAGCCCATCGAGGGCGCCGACGCAATCGAGCGTCTTTCCATTCTCGGCTGGCATTGCGTAAGCCAGAAGGGCACCTTCAAAGAGGGAGACCTTTGTGTCTACTTTGAAGTGGACTCTTTGCTTCCTGTGAAGCCGGAATATGAATTTCTTCGCAAGAGTTCGTTCAATCCTCGGCTCAATGGTTTCCGCATCACGACCATCAAACTTCGGGGTCAGATTTCGCAGGGTCTTGCCCTTCCCTGGAAAGAATTGGAATTTGGCGACCAGAACAACATTGTCGAAGGAGCTAACGCAACAGAAGCTCTCGGCGTTCGGAAATACGAGCCCGAAATTCACCCCTCTCTCATGGGCGATGTGAAAGGCAACTTCCCATCTTACGTTCCCAAGACGGACGAGGAAAGAATCCAGAACGTTCCCAACGTTCTTACCCGCCATGCCGACAAACTCTTTGTGGCGACAGAAAAGCTGGATGGAACCTCTACTACCTTCTTTGTCTTTGAAGGAGAATTCGGAGTTTGCGGAAGAAACTGGGAACTCAAGCCGACTGAAAAGAACACCTACTGGGAAGTGGCAAGAAAGATCGATGCTGAGCTCAAGCTCAAGAAATCCGCCTGGAAGAATGTCGCCGTCCAGGGCGAAATCGTTGGACCCGGAATCCAGAAGAACAAATACGCTCTTTCTGAGTTCAAGTTCTTCGTCTACCATGTATTCGACATCGACGCCTACAGGTACTTCAACCACTCCGCGCTGATGCATTTTTGCAAAGCCAATGGTTTTGACACAGTGCCTGAGGTTGCAGTAGATTTCCACCTGCAGGACAAAATGCCCAATGTGGAAGCAGCCGTCAATTTCTCTAACGCCAAATCGCTTCTCAATCCTGTCATCATGAGGGAGGGTGTGGTAGTCAAGTCGGCTATAGAGAACATTGATCCTGAGCTCGGGCGACTTTCATTCAAAGTCATCAATCCCTACTTCCTACTCAAACACGAGGAATAAAATGTATGGTCTAGAAGATGAAATTGCTGGTCAAAGAGAAGATATAGAAAAACTCAAAAGAAAGAACGCAAAGTTGCACAAGCAACTTAAGGACAAGGATACACTAATCAAAACTTTGCAGGAAACAATTGATCGTCTGCAAAAGAAACCATCGACGTGAAGATAAAGACTGGGAGGTCTTTTCATGAGCCCCGCTATTTTTATTATAGCCCTGTCCCTTGGGAGATCACCTGCCCTTGTCGCCCAGATTTATAACTCCACTCCGGCAAATCCAGTGCTCGCCTGTGCCACTGTGGAGTGGGAGTCACGGTTCAGTTGGGATGCTATTCACCGCAACCCTGATGGTTCCCACGACTGGAGATATTGGCAAATCTGCGATAAGTGGCACAATCCATATGCCTATGATGTTAAGAAACACATCAAGGCGGGTGGACAAATCATGATGGACGACTTGACAAGAGCTCACGGTAATATACTAACAGCATTGCATTATTGGAACGCTGGCAAGAATTATCCTGCTCACGTTCTCGCTATTTACTATAAGCTGAAGACGGCGTTAGTAGCTCTTGAAATGTCTCCGCCGCTTGAGGCCCAAACGAGATTGGCATTTTTTGAAAAAGACAACAGCTCATTGCTTGAGCAAATTTTGCTTTTTGACAACCGAAAAAAGATGAAGGAGATTAAAATAACATGAGAGCTAATGAATAGCTTTGGAGCGCAATTATTCTATTAATTGTTATGGCTATAATTGGCGGCTTCATTCTACTAGTCGTAAACATACCGCAACCAAAAGAATTTAAATTCACTGTCAATCTACTCTCTATGAAGAACGTTCGGTCTTTGCGGGGAGATGCGGCTGGATTTTTACTTTGGAGCGGCAAGATCGGGGAAGAAGAATTCCTTTACGCTTGGGCAAAGAAGCCTAACTCAAATGAAATTTTTCGCATGGTCATCCCCATAAGATGTGCAAGAATTCTAATGGATGACGATGAAAATCCGCACATGGATGGTACATATTCTTTCTATCGTGAAGTTCATCCTAGCGAGATTAGGGAGTCTTGGACTCAAGCAATTCTCCACGTTCCTCACAACACTATCGTTTCAATCTATAATTTGGAGAACTAACAATGTGGTGGTTTTGGCTTGTCCTTCTAATATGGGGAGCTGCAGGAGCTTCAGGGTTTATTGTCCTCCTTATGGAAGCTAGCGATAATGGCGATGACATTAGCAGTCTTGGTCTATTTGCGTTTCTGTTCTTTGCCGTCATAGGTCCTTTTGTTTGGTTGATAGTATGGCGGTATGACTCTATTAAAAAGAGAGAGGCAAGGCATAAATAAAAATGAACATGAAAAGCGACAAAGAATTACTTCATGAAACTTATGAGCTTCTAACTAAAATGCGAGACGCTCATGACAGAGCTCTCAAGGGTTGGCAAGATGCTATTGCTTTAGCGCAAAAATATGCATTAGAAGTGGGTAGACTAGAAAAAGAAGTAGAGATCTTAAAGACCGGAAGTAAAAATTAGCAAAAATGGATAAGCGAGAAGTTATTGATTTGCTGAAAGGTTGTGTAATGAAAGTAAGAGTTTTAAGTTCTACGAGTCCAGAGGACTTAGAAGACACAATCAACGATTTTCTTGCTAATTGTCACGAGACGACAATAGTTGACATAAAATTCAGCACATTTCCAAGCGAGGGACAGCACCTCAGAGAAGCTGAATACTCTGCATTGATAATTTATAAGGAGATTCAAAAATGAAAGGTGTTCACAAAACGCACTATACATTAGACGGCGAAATTGTAGAGCGCGACATTATGTTAGACGATTATGATCGTAGGTTTGTTATGCACAATGCATCTAGCGTCACTATTGACGTTGCAAATGATGTGCCCAAATTCTATGACTATAAATCAGGCCGGACAATATCTTTGGCGAGAGCCATTCTTGAGAACCGCCGAAAGCTTATTCGGAAACCGAGGGTCACAACAAAAAATGGCGACCCATACGATTTGAGAATCGAAAATCTAAACTTTTAGGAGGAGCCATGAAGTTAGTCAAAACAAGTATTGCTGTTGCAGTAATGCTACTGTTGGCGACAGCTGTCTTTGCACAGAGCACTGTCGTTCTCAGAATCAACAACAATACAGTATTCAGTGTCAATATTTATATTGACGATATTTTTGTGGGAGTTATAAGCCCATACAGTTATTCTTTTGCCAGAGTTCCGTATGGAAGCCACGTAGTATACGCTACGGCACCTGGAACCAGTATTACTTGGGGTCCGTCAGTAATCTATGATCAGGGAATATACACCTGACCTTGAACTTGAATCCATAACATAGTAACGCTAGCAGCGTTACTATTCACTTTAACGTTAGAAAGGACTTGGAATGATCTTATTCTATCTTGGTGGGCTGTGGGTAATCGCAATGGTAGGCTGCCTCGTTGTAGACCTAAAGAAGGAAGAGCTGGTGAAGACCAAGAATTCACCTACGTTTTGGGTCGGTCTATGTGGTGGAGCAGGCGTGATTCTAATTGGAATCTTAGTTTGTGCTCATAGCGTAGCGATACCTGAAAGCAAATACTTACTAAGCGAAGACTCGAAAATGACTTTGCAAAACTCACAGCTCCAAGTCCTCCCTCAGACTAGCGATACAAACGTATTTCATTTAGCGGTTCAAACTCCGAACGGATTTGAATATTTAAATCAAACAATAAATAGTGTTTCATTTGAGGGAGACACTATAATCCTCGAAAAAATAGTAAAGCGAGTGGACTGGAAATTCTTTAATTTGGGTTTCAGCAAAGTTACTTACAACTTAATTCTTCCTATCCGAACTGTAAGAGCATGGTGACAACATGGGAAAGAAGACACAGATGGCCGAACTACAAGAACGCATAGCGCAGGAATTGCGAGAAACTTTTCCAGAGCATTTCGGCGGACATGGGGCATGTGCAATTCGGATCTTATCTATGATAAAACAAAGCTACGTGAAAGGATCTGAATGAAATATACAATCGTCCTATTTTTCTTTTTTTGTGCGTCAATAGTTTTTGCTCAAGATGGCCCACTACCAACAGCCTTACCAGCTGATAGAGAAATAATTCCTATTTTAATCTATCACGCAATCCGTCCAGTAAGACCCACTGACACGCCCTTTGTATTGAATTACGTTTGCACACCTGAAACCCTAGAAAAAGAATTGTCCTTCTTAAAAGCGGCCGGATACACTTCAATAAGTTTTGCCGATTTAGTAGCACACTTTAAAAGCGACAAGCCTTTACCAAAAAGCCCAATCATCATTTCTTTTGATGACTCATGGGAAGATCAATATACATACGGCGTTCCTCTTCTAATAAAGTATGGATTCAAGGCCACTTTCTTTATTATTGCCGGCGCTATGGGCGCTCCATATTACATGACTTGGGATGAAGTAAAAATGCTAAGTTCTATGGGAATGGAAATTGGCGGTCATACTTGGTCTCATCCTTACCTCGTACAAATTCGCAGACTTCCAGTTTTAGATAAAGAACTTGTATATTCGAAGAAAGTTCTTGAGGACCAGATTGGAAAACCAATTACTGCTTTTGCTTATCCGTATGGACTTTACAACGATGTGCTAATAAATCTACTCAAGAAAGCCGGATACACAAGCGCTCGAACTACTTATCCAGGCATTGCTCATTCTGAAAAGGATCTGTTCAATCTCACTGGTCTTATCAGGACTGAGAATATGGCATACTTCACTAATGACTTGAATGAGTATTTTAGTGAATACGAGGACATCGCGAAATAGGAGGGTAAGGGTATGTTTTTCACCGCAGCTCTTTGGATGTTGATCTTGGGCAAGATTGGCGGGATTTTTCTCGCAGCGGCAATCTTGTCTTCTGCCACCGCTATTATCGCCGGAATTTTCTGGGCCGTCAATGCCTATGAATCAGAAGACGATAACCAAAAAGAAGGCGATACAAACTTTGATTGGAAAGTCAAGTCTAAAAAGATTTGCACTTCCTGGCTTGTCGTAGCAATCATCAGCATTTTCATTACGACATTTACCCCCTCTACAAAGGAATTGATCCTTTTAGCCACCTTCAAAGGCGTCGATCAGTATAACACAACTCATCCCAATTCCTTGATTTCTGTCAATGGAATTGTGGGAACAGCCGATGACGTCATGAAGGTTTTCCAGGATTCACTCACTAAGGTGGAGCAGATGATCAATCCGCCGCCAGCTCCTGCAAAATAATTCGGAGGCAACATGAAACGATTTGCTATTCTCATAAGTGTTCTTATGCTCGGCATTATATTGCCGCTCGCTGCCCAAAGCAATGTAGGACAGCTATGGGTAAGAAACCATTCCTCTTACGTAATCAACTTCTACCTTGATGGCAACTTCATTGGCAGTCTAGTGCCTCTAACAGAATCAAAACTTCCAGTTAGCGTAGGCACTCATACTATTTCTGGAGTCGCCGCTAACAACTCAAACTCTACTTGGGGTCCTAGTCAATTCGTTATGACTGAAAACGGTTATGTTGAAAACTACTGGGACAGCAATGTAGCAGTGCCACAAATGACTTGGTTTAAGATCATTAACAAAACTAATCATACGCTGAACATTGATCTTGACGGTCGAACACTTCCTGGCACTGCTGCTCCCAACTCAGAAACGGTAATCAATCTTTCAGTGGGCAGTCACACAATAACTGCTACTGCTGACGGCTTGAGGTGGGGTCCATTCACTTTCTATGACACTAGTAGCGGATGGGATTGGACGCTTACACAAACAAACTAAGGAGATGAAATGAGACTTATACCTAAACTTATACCTATTCTTCTATTGGTGCTTCTGCCGGTGTTTGCCTTTACGCAGACAAACAGCATGCCGGCACCTGCAGTAATTCCTCCAGTAGCAATGCCAATAATCACGACGGCGCCTTCAGCAACGACTGTTAATGTGATTAACCGCACGACATTTGAATTGACTATTCTCGTGGACCATGTTTCAGTAGGAACATTGGCCCCACAGAGACAGGCAAATGTTATTGTATCTGAAGACGTTCATGTGTGGACGGCTACCAACGATAAGGGCCAGACCTGGGGTCCTATCACGATGGAAGGTCCTCACGTTTGGAATCTTGTACCATAATCGGCGGTGCCGATTTCTCTAATTCTTTTTTGGAGGTCTCTATAATGAAGAGATTTTTGATTATCGCTCTTGTCGTCTTGAGCATTGTATTGCCCACGGCGACATTCGCACAGCAGATGGCACCAGCAACGCCGATTGCCCCCGAGACGCCGCAGGCACCTCCTGCAACTATCGGACCTTCACAGCCGATTGCACCAGCACCAGCACCAGCGCCAGTCGTTATCATTCCGTCTTGGACCAACAAGGACTTCTGGGTAGGCACATCATTTGACTTGGGCTTGCCATATACTGGCTTCGTAGTAACGGCAAATCAGAACCTTAGTAATACTCCGATCCTTGGTTGCAGCGTCTCGCCATTTACCTTTGATGGTATTTTGAATCTTGACCTTGGATACACTCCTATCAAGCTTGATACCTTTCATCTTGGTGGAATGATTCGACTGTCTGGAGCTCTTTCTTTTACATACATTGGATCTCGATCTGGTTGGGATGGCTATTATTACGGTAATGATACTGTAAGTGAATACGCACTTACAAGCTGGTTTGCAATTTCACCTATGATTGCTGGCCGTATTCAACTTGCCGGAAATTCTACGCTTGTTCTAGCTTTTGGAGCTTCATATTATTCATATGGCGATTATGAGGTAATATTTTCTGATACTGCTGGTGATCCAGCTTTTAACCAGAGCGCATCAGCTCCTACAACTGGGGCGATAGGCGCCAGTGGATGGAAACCTGCTGCATTACTTCAGTTAGTTGAAGGAAGCTTTACTACTGAGCTTGGTCTTACCGGACCAGACTTCTACGTCGGCTGCGGATACGCTTTTTAAGTTCTTTCGATTTTCTTAGGCAGGGCCAAAAACCCTGCCTTTGTTGCGTGAAAAGAGGATCTCTAAATGTTAGGATTATTCTTGGCCCTTAATCTAACCTTAATGCCACCAAACGTAAATCTCTTTGATTATAACAGTCCTTTAGTAAGTGGAGATTATGCCAGTAGCTTAGTAGAAGATATCAATCTTGAAGCACAAATCAGATTGTTCAACTTTCTTTACGTAGGAGGAAGTGTAGGGACTATTACACACGACGAATCTCTTAGTGCATTTAATTTTGTCCCTACGTATGAGAAATATACTTTCGATGCTGGAATTGATTATGTAAATCCGACTGATAAGAAAGCTGGATTTAAGTTCGGTTGGATTCATGAATGTATTCATCCTACAAACATCTATAAAACTGGTGGCGGCACATATGAGGGTTCATATGATTTACTTTTCACAAACATCTATGACCATAAAGGACCATTTGATCTTGGCTTTGAAGAAGGCCTGTATCTGAATTACGGCTTTGAAGATTACTCATATTCTACTGTAATAGATCCTCGTCCACTTATGTTTACTGGCTCCTATCAAAAAATTCATCTTGATCCTTTCTATTTAGCCTTTGACGAAAAGGTTTATCTGCATGAAGTAGCAGCTCATGAGGATGTTTGGAAAAGTCTTTATTCTACCTTTCAGGCTGAAGCCGGCATAGATCTTAATGATATGGTATTTGGGGTTAGATGGAACAACGTAGATCCATTAGCTCCTTTACTTTGGGCTGAAGGTGTCCAGATTACCACAAAAGGATACTTCAGTGTCTTTATGACCTTCAAACTTGAAACAGAGAGGTGAAACATGTGGTTTCTGATTGCTTGGCTGATAGCTTGGTTTTTCATTGCCATTGCTGTTGGTTGGACTGATGAAGCATTTAGTGGCGTCGCTACTTTCTTTCTCGGCGGCGTAGTTCTGGGACTTTTTGTCGTCCTTGGAGTTCTTATAGGCACTGAGTCCATCAGCACTAGTAAATATACACTCGTTTCTAACGAGAAGGTCTATTACAGTCGCGATAGCGGTCAGAACGACCAAAGAATAAAGATTGTAAAAGGCTCAGACGGGAAAGCTCAACTAATGATAGTGGGAGCTGGAGAACATGAAACCTATCTGGTGTCAAACTGCGGACTACACAGTATTACCGTCAGCACAGACAATGAATTCTACCTACAGAAAATTACTCGCCACCTTGAAAGAGGATGGTTCAATTTCGGAAACACAACTGAGGAATGGAATCTAGTGCTTCCTAAAACATTGGGCCTCGAGATAAACTAAAAATGAAGTGTCCTGACTGTAAAGGCGAATGTGGAGAATATGAGGCTGTCTTGTATAAAGGAGCTGGAGGCGGCCCGTGGAACATGTGCGACTTCTGTGAAGGCAATGGGACAGTATCATTCTTTCAATGGCTGTCATGGAAGTGCTCTGTTCTTTTCGAAAATATAAGAAAAAGATGAAAACATTTTTAGTCATAACCATCTTTTTGATTTGTGCTATTATGACAAGTTTTGGACAAGTGAAAGATTTGGTAATGGCCTCTGAAAAACTTTGGGGACAACCAAAGGAAACTATAATCCAGAACTTACACCATCTTGCTGAAGAAAGAACACAGCTCGTAAATAACACATTGCTTGATGTGGTAACTTACTTATCAGGTGATCATAAGTCCACTGATTTGTATTTCAAGGACAACGTGTTGGTTATGATCCAACGTTTCTTTTATGGTCCTAATGACAAATTAGACCGCTGGATAGAAATTGCGACTAAAGAAATGGGTCCATCAACGAATGATAGTGAAGTTAGCCCGCAATGGATTACAGCTAATTCAATTGTGACTTTACGAGAAGCACGAGGTAGTTATGTTCTTTTGGAGATCAAAGGAAAAAATCTATGAAGCCAAAAAATAAAACATACCTGATGATTTACTTGGCTCACGAAGATGACGGTTATCAAATCAAGCGAGTGACTGGCGAACAAATTCGCCAAGAAGTAAAGAAGGGTAATCAAGAATTCACTTTGATTGATGGCATCATTTTGAAATCAGAGCATAACAAAATAGACGTCACAAATCTATGAAACTACGAGTAGGGTATGACGGAACAAGATACACGGTACAGTATAAGTCTTTCTTGTTCTGGCACATATTGAGAGAAGGTTGGAGAAACTGGCACGACTATTCGTTCTACAAAGATTTTTGTTGGAACGACAAAATGACTTTTGAGACTTTTGAACATGCGTATAATGAGGCCGAAACTTTTAAATTCAAGTTTGCTCGTTCTTCTAAAAAGACGGCCTATCATGTATTAGACAAAAACAAAATAGATTGGAGACTACATGGCTGAATTTCCCCAAGAAACTAAGAAGAGTGATAATTGCAACAACTGCTATCACAGAGACAAAATCGGCGCGGGACCTTTTTGTAAATATCACGCTATGATGGAAATTAGATTGAATTGGGTTTGCGACCATTGGAAAGAAAGCATTCATAAATAAAGGAGTTTTATGAAAACGTTTTTAATCGCTATTGTAGCGATGTGTGTAGTGTTGGGTTGTGCAACAGTGAAAAAAGAAGCAGTCCTAATTGATGGCATTCCGTATATTCTACCAGTGCCGCCAGCTGCGCCTGACAATCCGCATCATAGTGGGCCTGCTGCTACCAATCCTACCAATTCTGATCCTGCGCCAACGCTAACTGTCCCGACAACTGGAGGCGATAATAATGGAGCTGGTGGCAATAGCAATACTGGATCAAGCGGCAATAACAATAACAACAACAATGGATCAGGCAGTAACAAAGACCATCCAGATAAAAGCAAAAATCACGACAACGGCCATCACAGCAAAGATAAGGATCACGACAGTCATCGCGGCGAATCCAAACGTGGTCGCCACAGATAAGATAATTGCTGGAGGCAAAATATGAAAAAACTAGCCCTCGTTTTAATAGCATCTCTTTTTGTATTACTCGCAGGATGTCTTCTACCTAATTTTCCATATGCATTTTACGTAACTGATCAAACAGTAATAACTCCTGCACCTGTACCCACAGCAGCTCCCGCGGGAGATAATTGGGTTTATGCTCCTGATTATGGTTGGGTATATTGGGACAACTCTTGGGTATATTTGAATGACAGTTGGGTTTATTGGCCAGCTTTTGATTTCAATGTCTATCAATATTACAGAGTTCATCCCTTTCTTCAGTACCATCATTACTATGGTGGACATCAAATAAATAGAAGCTATATACCCGAACAGGATAGCCGCGGCACATCGAGACGGTGTGGGGCGTGGCGAAGACAACACCCAGGATTTAAGCCACACAATTGGTCGCCAAGACCTCATCAGGGACGCTAAAGGAGTATAATATGAGTTGGGGAATTGCAATTGTTCTTTGGTTTGTGTTTGGTTTTATAGGCTACCTTATCGGTAACCCAAAAAATCGACCAGTTCTTGGTTTTGTGCTAGGGTTTCTTTTGGGCATAATCGGAATTATCATCATGATATGCCTTAAGCCGAAGGTATTGACTGTCGATCAGCCACCCACGGCAGATCAGCCGCCTACTACTGGCGCATAACAGGAGTCATATATGAAATTGAAATTAGGTCTTTTGATTGGGCTGATGGCGATGTTGTTTCTAGCAAGCTGTGCGACTGTTCCGGTTCACGCTCCAGTCATTCTTCAAGTCAACAACTTCACTCTATTTGCCGTCAGTATTTACGTCGATGACGTTTATCTTGGAACGATGCAGCCTTTCACTAAAGACGCTGTCCATATTTCCTACGGCTATCATAAGCTTTTTGGTAAGGCAATCGGAACAAGTCTCGTTTGGGGACCAACTTATATTACCGATACTGAAAGCTACAAATGGAATCTTACAGAATAGGAGATAATATGAAGAAAATTCTTTTCTTAGCAATAGTGCTAGTTGCGCTTATTCTGCCAGCTACAGTATTTGCTGCCGATCAATTCATTGATATGTTCATTGGCGGTGGAACTACGGGACTTACTGGAACATATGATGGTTATTATCCTAATGATTTTGTCAATCACGGACATACAATAAATATTTCTAACTCCACATTTGATTTTGTGTTTGGAGTAGATTATTATTGGGTGCTAAATAAAGAGCACACTTTCTGGATGGGAATCGGAAGTACATTATCTATGGCTTATCCAGCCTTAAATAGCGTTTCGCCAGAAACTATATCAATAGATGTTCCGTTTGAATATCTTTTTTCACCACACTTCTCAATAGTAGTGAAACCATCTTTACTTGGTATGTGGATGCCAGCGTCGCTAAATAAATTTTCAAGTGCAGACCTAACTGGAATTGGTTTTAGTATTGCTGCAGGGCCAGCTTATTACTTTGACGAACATGAAAATATAGGCGTCTGCCTATTAGCGGGATATAAATATTTACCCGCAAGTTGTACTGATGAAACTGGCAAATATAAGACAACGTTTACTGGTGGCGGACCTTTCGTATCATTATATCTCTCGTTTGAGCTATGGTCAGACGATCAGGTTGAGGAATAAAATATGAAGAAGCTTTTCTTTTTGGTCCTTGTAATAATAGGGCTCGTTCTACCGTTGTCCGCCTTTGCAGCAGATGTGGGCACTCTGTTTTATTGGGGCAACAGCGTTAGCTTTGTCGAGACAACTATGGCCGCTAATTCAAAGGCTGAATTTTTGCAGAAGTTTGATATTGGCAAAACATGGTATCTAACTTACAGTGTAGACTTCTATGGTGAAAAAGCCCAACTGAGTTATTTATTTGACGACTCTGGACTTTATCAAGTCGTTTGGTATCCGTTGAGTTACGACCAGGCTCAAGCAGTGAAGTCAGATTTTACTAAAAACATGGGACGACCGCCAACTGTAAGAAGCGACTATGTTTATTGGATAAAAGAACACCGAACGGAAATTAAAATTTACAAGGTTAATGATGAACTTAGACTTATAATGTTCAGGTGGGAGGAACCATGAAAAAGATTTTTCTTTCTTTCATTCTATTAATTGCCGTTGCTTTTATGGCAAGTGCAGCAACAGCTTTTGTGATAGGAACTGATTTAATTAGCTGGAATGCCGACTTCAAGGTTTTTATTACTGGGGGAACAGACTACAGTTCGGTCACTGTCTTTCGTTTTATGGAATATGTCTGTGGAGTGGTCGACGCTAACTTTGATTTGGGTGGCAGCAAAGGACCGACGTGGTTTAAACTACCTATCGGAACAACCGTCAGAGATGTTTCAGTTGTAGTCAGTAATTATCTAGACAACCATCCAGAAAAAACCAACGAGAGCGGAGCTTTTATTGTGGTAGAAGCTTTGTCTAACGCTTTTCCACATTAAGTTTCGAAAATAGCATATATTGATTTATAAGTTCCTGACCTCATGAATATAGAGGCAGGCCCAAGAATAGGGAGGAATTTTCATGAATGCACAGCCTTTGAATCCAGCCGATGTCGAACAGGTCTTCACAGAGCTCCTGGCAAAGAACGGCCAGGTCACTTCGTTGGAAGTGAAGGAGGAGCTGAGGACCCGGGGCTTCTGGGCCACACAGGCCATCGTTGGACCTCTCGTCCAGGACGTCGCCAATCAGCTTGGCGTTCCTTTCACAAACAACGGACGGTTCAACACCTACACGCCCCTCGTGACTACGGTGACCGACGACGAAGACGAGGATGATAGCGACGGAAGCATTTCGAGCCCGAGCCTCACGGCAACCGGCTCCACTCAGCTTCCCTCCACTCCTGTCAAGGTTCGGACACCTCCGGCTGACCCGGCCGACCGCGAACCGATAACCAATCCGGCTTCCGGCGACTGGACGGTCTATGACATCCACAACGGACCTTCGGCTTCCCTGGCCTTCCAGGCAAAGCTGACTGAGAACCAGGCCAAATACGCCTACATTCTCAAGGTCTCTCCGGTTCTCTATACGGATGTCAGGGCCAAACGGTTGGCTTAATCGCCAGCCTCGCCTTCCCAAATCGGCGGAGGGCCTCGTACGGAGGGGAGGAATTCGGTCCTCCCCTCTCTTTGCATGTAAGGAGTCATAATGACGCAAACTTTTCGCATTGAAAAGGGCACTTATCACTGCACAGAATGCGGCAAAGAAATCAAGATCACCAAAGTGCCTACAGTCTGGAATCCTACAACTGAGCTCATAGTCAGAGAAGATAGGAACAATGAAATCTGGCATCCGAACCAAGATGCGAAAGGCCAATACTATGAGTGTGGCCCGATGAGGAGAATATAATGGACGGCGATGGCTTAGTTGCGGTAGACTCTAAGGAAGATCTACCAACCGATGTCCTAAAATTTTTTGAATCACAAGCTGATCTTGGCGAGAGGTATTTTCCAAGGCCATCAGCTTTAGGAATTCATTATGGCGGCCGTTGCTTCAAAATGCAGGCTTCATCTTTCTGTGAAATCAACATGGACGGTGGGGCATTACTTTTCTTTTCAACTAACCACTGGGTCTATGTCCTTTTCCTCGGCGCATTCACCTGGTCCAATCCGGTAAACTTATGAAAAAGAGTTGCTACATTGGCAAAGAACGCTACTGTCTCGCCTTAGAAGCATGGCGTTCATATCCCAAATGTAGCCTCGGTTTTTCAATCGCTTGTGACTACGACAAACAATCTTGTATTTATCGAAATCCTCGTCCTTTGGAAAAGTGTCCCAAACCTAAAACATACGCTCAGCTCATTGCCGTTAGAGATAAAAGACACAATGAGCCCAAGGAGATATCATGACAGATGAAGAAGAGAAAGGCGCTCTAGCTGCTCATTTGATTCTCATGCGAAGTGCTTATGAGAATCCTGTGGCAATGGATGCTCCTCTTACGCAAGCTGAGATTGAAGAACTGGGTAGTTTTTTGGCTGCAATAAGAACGCCAGTGCCGACTGACGCCGTTCATTTTACTTGCGCAAAATGTGGCGGCAAGAGATGGCAAACAAAAGAAGAATATACCCTTATGGTAGCCGAAGCTACTCTTCAATATACCGAAGAACAGATTGCCGAGAACGGTGGCATGGAAAACATGCCGAGACTTTGTTCTACCTGCTACAAACAGGTTCACTTGAAACCTCTAGAGAACTGACATGGTATTTCCAACTATAGAAAAAGGCGACTGCGTCTACCACATGCAAAATGATTGTGGTATGGGCGTAGTTATTTCCGCCGACAAGTTTGACGAGATTGCATATGTAGAATGGCCTTGGGGTCATAGTTGGGAATACTTTGGAGATTTGATGTTGATAAACTAAGGGGAAGAAATATGAGACAGCTGCTTATCATTACAGGCGATACCAACGACGACGATTTGGTAACCAAACAGTGCTATATCAAGGACGAAAAAGAATTGGAAATGGTCAAGAGAGTTCTTGCCGTCATCAAGACGAAAACTCTTTCAATGGCAGGCGGAAGTCGCCACAATTGGCCGAGCAGTGATTACTGTTCTGAAAGCGTTCAGGATCTTTACAAGGGACTCCTGAGTGAAGATGATATAGAGTGGTTTAACGAATACGTGCCTTACGGCGAATTCGGGATCCATACTATTCGTAGAGCAGTCTTGTATGAAATTCAAGAAGAAGAAAAACTTTTTGAATATTACGATTTAGTAAAATTGAGGACATAAAACAATGAGAAAATTATTTCAGACCTTGGGGCCCAGATGGAGCAGGAAGACACTTCCTGCTGGAGCTGGCATAGACGTTCTAGGAAAATGGGCACTTTCTGATGAGCCAGGTGATTGCCACTTAGCCGTTGGCCACTATGTTTGCATAGGTGGTGATGGTGCTTTTGACGGCTGGTATGATGACTTGGGCTTTTTCATAAGCCAAGATCCGCCAGTAAGATGGGCACCCATTCCAAGCTACTATGAATAAATACCTTCAATTAATGAAGGAGCTGAAAGAAAAAGGCACGGGCAAAATGACCGTGTTCGGCAATTCAATGTTGCCAATCATAAAGAGCGGATCTACTCTTACCTTCAAATCTCAAACTACATATGAAATTGGAGATATTGTTTTCTGCAAAATGCGTGGGCGTTATATCGATGCTCATCTAATCACTAAGAAAAATGCTAAACGTGGCTACATGATTTCAAACAATCACGGATGGGATAACGGCTGGACACGCACAATCTATGGTAAAGTGATTCTTTAACGTGCCCGAAAATATGCCGGCTGCCTACCCGAAAATATGCCGGCTGCCTACCCGAAAACGTGCCGCGACGTGCCCGAAAATATGCCGGCTATAAATAACATAACAACTAACATATTACAATATAGACAACATATTTACAGGTAATGGAGCCAGAATATGAATAAGCCCATTATAGGGAAATTAATCGAATGGTTTGAGGAACAACCCGCCAACAAGAAGTGGACTAAGGATCAAATAGTGGGGCGCATTCTTAGTGGCCTTGCTTGCGAAGTCCTGACTAGAAATGAAGAGAAGTGGCTTAAATCTTGGGCACAAAAACAGATCTTTGACATTCCAGAGGATATGCAAAAGTCTTTTGTTCATGAAAGGCCAATGCCTACCACACTGCCTCCGACTGAACGTGTCGTTTCTAAGAGTGAACAAAAGAGACGCACAATCCAAGAAGGCGCCAGAAAGAAGGGTGGAATAAATCCACCACCAACTTCGCCGAAACCCAATGTCAAACCGAGCCCTCAAAAACCAATGCGACCGGCTCTTCGCCACATAACAGAGGGGAAGAATCCAACTGAACTTTATCCTGCAATCAGAGTTGATTGGACCGAATCCGAAAGAGGTTGGGGACAAAGGCCTGATGGTTATTCTCTGCACCTCACCAGGGAAGATTCTGAGGCCTACATTAAAGAATATTGGGACAAGATGCCTGCTCAAGTGCCTGATGAATATTCCCGACCAGAGGATCCGAAGGTCATAGACGTAAATGCCAAGATACTTCGTGAAATCAAGAAGTCTAAGAATGGAATAAGACGCTATGATCGATAAAGAGGTAATGGATCTAGGTGGCGGAGCCTATACTCCTATTAGAGAAAGAGAGAAGAAGATGGCTAAGAAAGAAAAAATGGTTAGTGTAGACATTGAGTTGGACAATACAAGTTTCCTTCTCCTGGCAAAGCGCGCCCATGAGTTGGACATCACTTTCAATCAACTTATCATCGACATTTTGAGAAAGCAGATAGGCGACAAATGAGTGAAGAAATCAAAAAAGTCTATGAGCGGATAAACGCTTTTGCAGCTTCATACAACATACAAAACCTTGGAGATGCATGCGGCTATCCATTACTCTATCTAACTCCCCAAAAAATATCTGGTGCACCAAACTTGCTAATTGCTGGAGGCTTTCACGGCGGTGAAGAGCCAGCTGGCACTTTGGGCCTATTGAAATTTTTGGAAACATATTCCTTTAAAGATAGAGTCAATCTTTCATTCTTACCTCTTGTCAACCCTTCGGGATTTGCTTTGGGCCAACGACTCAATGCCAACGGCGGGAATCCTAATCATGGATTTTGTTCTAGAATCCGAACAGACGAGGTTTTATCTGAAGAAGGGGAGATTCTAGTCAAGAATATAGCAGAACTTTTTGAAGCCGCTTCGGATGGATTTTTGACATTGCATGAAGATTGCGATCAATCCAGGTTTTATCTTTTCACATTTGAACAGACCGAAAAACCTGGACCGTTTACAAGTCGACTGTTTCAAACAGAGTGCAAATTCTTCGAGCCCATTACCGAGTCCATTCTAATTGATGAAAAATATGGAACTCGCGCATTTGATGGTGCCGTCTGCTTTAATGATTGTGATGGGACTTTTGAAGATCTCTTATTTCATATGGGTGTTCCTTATATAGCCTGCACAGAAACTCCAGGTCTTCAACCCATAGATGAAAGAGTCGATGCAAACGTAGCTCTCATACAATCTTTCATAGATTGGCAAAAGGAAAGACGATGAAACACACAATTCTTCGAGTGAGCGGATATTGGGGAGATAGTTATTGGCACATACCTATCCTCTCTGAAGAAGAAAAAATAACTCTAGACAAAATAATAGAAGCGATACCAGAGTGTTATCGCTTTCAAACACATAGAGTATATAAGGATGTAAGAAACTTTTGTAAACAACACGGCCAAAAAATCACGATCGAAAAAGTTAATGAGCTATTGGCTGAAAATGATGAGGTTGAGAAAAGCGACAATCCTTTAGTAAATTTGCTACGCGAATGGGAATATGAAATGGCCAGCTTAGAACAACACGACTATGACGCTATGTGTAAAAAGACTGACCAAGTTCTTGCGGAGTATAAGCAATGTCCAAAATGAAAGAACCCGAATTCCCCAAATGCAAAGTCACCATAGGTGTAGAATTCTTGGGTGACTATTTTGAAACTTGGGATGAAGAAATAGATTGGAATGACTTTTGTGATCAAGTCTATGACCTTTCGGCTGATGTAGAAGTTGAAGTAAGAGAGGCAGCTCAAAAGAGAATAGCCTTGAAAGATGCCCTAAAGAAAAAAGATGGCGACTAAAGAAGAAGTTTTAAAGCTACTCAAAGCAAAATCCAAAGTGATTATTGCCTGTCCAGAATGCGGTTCAGATAAGATCAATCAATATCGTATGCCGACTGGACCAATCTGGTGCGAAGCGTGTGGACTAAGAGTTGAACAAAAAGAAAAGAACAATCCATTTATTACAAGGATATAAAATGGTGTTAAAGTTTAGAATGTGGAATCCAACCACTAAAACAATGATTGATCTTAAAGCAATCACCCCCTTAGCCCTCGATTCTAACTTGAAAGTAGATGGGATCTTTATTCCTTTCAACGGAATGCCCATCATGCAATATACGGGCATGACTGACAAGAACGGTAGAGAAATATATGACGGTGACATTCTAAGGAAAAGCGATCCTGAATATTGGGATCCAAAAGCTTGGGAAGGTTCAGATCTCTTCAGCCCACCAGACGAACATGATAAAAAACTATTTGGTGGTGGAACTGGCTATGTAGAATCTTGTGCTTTTGGTTGGACAGTAATCGATATCAATTGTGGCGAGTGGGCCTTTAACGGTCCTGAGGGACCAGGGTGGAATGGTTGGGATGTAGAGGTCATTGGCAACAGATACGAAAATCCTGAATTGATGGTGAAAAAAGATGGCCAGAAGATATAAGAGTTCAGAAGAGTGGAAAAAATTTGGCTTTGAGCCGACTGTTACTGGTTGGACGGATAGTCCTGAAGGGGCAATGCGATCTGATCCTAATGGAAAGTGGTTTCCAATTCACGTCCTTCAGGATTTTGCCGCCGCTGAATCTGATAGAGACGATATGGAAAAAATGTTATACTTACTAGTCAAGAGTCTTGAATCATGGTGGAGGCTTCCAAACGATATGAGAAAGCTTGCCGACATAGAGCCTTTAATAATAACGGCATTGGATATAAAAGATGAGATGGATAAAAACTCTGTTTAGTTCAGTTGATGGTTCCTTAGCTAAAAAGCCAGAAGTAAAGATTGATCCTTCAAAGATTAAACTTTCTTCTACTGGCCAACTACGGTTTCCGTCATTGTCTGAACAGCTTAAAAAAGAAATAGAAAAGCTATCTGACAAGGATAAGAAATTATTCATTGATGTTGCCATACCAATTATAGCCAAACTCAGACGATTTAGCTACGAGAAAGCCTGTGTAGAAACAGTCTGGGGTGAAAGCCTCTGGTTCAGTTTACATTTTGTTCCCGACATTACTGTTCATTTGCAAGTATACGTAAGGCCGCCTAAAAAAGTTTTGCGAACTTTCTTTACTTTTTGGAAAGGCAAAATCATGTGGACAAATGGTTATGGTAAGATTGATGACTGTTTGGCCGATATTCAAGCGAACTTAAAGGAATAAAATGCTCCACGTAAAAACAGCTCTCAAAGAAAGCTCCATCCACGGCCTTGGATTGTTTGCGGCCGAGCCAATAAAGAAAGACACTTTAATATGGGAATTCAATCCGTTGTTTGATAAAAGGATATATAACGGAATCCTAAACATGTTGCCCGCAGTGACTCAAGAATTTATCAAGCTATATGGTTTTTTGGATCTAGGTGGATATTGGATTTTATGTAGCGACAATGCTCGCTATATGAATCACTCAAATAATCCTACATGCGAAGATCGAAATCAAAAAGACTATGCCGCAAAAGATATTGAGATAGGCGAAGAGCTCACTTGCAACTATTACGTTTTTGATCGTTCGGTGAGTCATAGAAAAATATAAGGAGTTAAAATGAAAAATTCAAAGAATCATTGGACTGATGACGAAGGTTGGATGCATGATGATTTGACAAAGAGGCCGGGTAGTGTGGGTTATGCTATTGAAAAATACATGCGACAGATTACTTCAATAGATGACGTAGATGAACTTAGAAAACTCTTTTTTGATGTAGTCATGGATCCAATAGAGATTCAGGGCACGAGCGAAGAGAAGAAGCAAGTCTATATGGAAAAGGCTAATAAGATTGACGATGTAGATGATTTGAGAGAGTTCATATTTGCTATTCATGGCCGAGCAAAAGATTACAAAAGAAAGCTGGCAAGAAAGTGACATTAGACGCACAAGGTTTTAATCGGGAGCCGGGCTGGAGAACTTACACTCTAGTTGGACTTGACATCTTTTTAGGAGCAATCTTTATACTCCTAAAATGGTGTGGAATAATTAATTGGAGTTGGTTTATTGTGTTGCTACCCTTCTATTGGCTTCCGGCCATCTGCTTATTACTTCTTGCGATGGCCATGACAGCCATTCGGTTCGCCGACGCATATAGAGAAATAGAAAAGGTGGTGGCAAATGGAAAGACTAACGGCGGGACAACTAAAGAAAATTCTAGAAAGAGTCCCTGATAACGCAGATGTGGTCATTCGTGAAAGGGGTAAGGATCTTTTTATCAAATTGGCCTTCGCTTGGCAATATGAAAATAAGTGCGAAGCTTTGGTGTTAGTAGAGACAGAAACATGCCCGTCTATACCAGATGTTTGAAATGTCCCTTGGGACAATACCGCGAAGTAAATGGCTATAAAATCGTTTGGGGTGATGGTAATCTTTCGGCCCCTATACTTATTATTGGGGAAGCACCCGGAGAATCGGAAGCAAAGCTTGGACGTCCCTTTGTTGGTAGATCGGGACAGTTCTTACGACACCGATTAGAGCCATATATTGAGTTTCCAAAAGGGTGCTTCATCTCTAACACTTGCCTATGTCGGCCTCCAGACAATCGTAAACCAACCATAGAAGAACAAACTTCTTGTTCTTCACATATACACACCATGTTATTCACAATGCGACCAAAATTGATCATTACAGCGGTCAAAGTTGCATCAGATTATTTGAGCATACTTCTAGGTAGGTCATACACAATCTACTTGGCCGAAGCCGCTGAGCTAGAAGACTTAGTTTTTGTATGGTTGCCTATTTATCACCCGTCTTATGTAATGAGAGCCAAAGAGACGACGGCTACGTTTGAAAATACATTAAGATCATACGCAAAGCTATTCAAGAGTATAGGAGATTTCTAATGAAGATAAGGATCTATAAGGTTGGAGAGCTATACGGTCTTCAAGTGAAAGATGGTTGGTTTGATTCTTGGCATTGCGGTTCTTGGATGATTCCACTAGCTGCAAGAACTGAAGAAGAAAAACAAGCTGGAAAGCATCCGACTGGTTTCAAGTCACCTGAAGAGGCTCAAGAGTGGGCTGAAGAACACCTTGGAATTAAGGTTGTAAAAGAGCTTAAAGTCAAGAGGGTGGAGCATGGCCACTAGAGGAGAGGGCCCTCTTAAAGAAGAATGGTATTCAATTTGCTCAATGCATCATGAGCGTGATGAAAATTGCGACATGTGCAATTGTGGGAAGTGGATAAACGTAGAAGAGCAGAAAAAAGAACACGAACTATTTGAGAGAAATCCAGAAGAGTGGAGAAGAATTCACGCCCGAGACAGATTAGAATTCTTCGATTTTAAAACTGGTGAGAAGTTGAATCCCTTTCCGAATTTGAGGTGAAAGATGATAGTTGAGAAGTGGCTCGAAAAAGATTGTGTTTGTATTGTCCATCAGCACGACCAAATACCCAGCCTTGTTTGCGGCTATGTGGGTGTTGATGAAGAACATCCTCTTTACGGTGTTCGCTACGATGAAGAGTCGCTTATTCTTGAAAAAATGCTCAGACAATCTAAAGCATTTCGTAAAAAGCACGACGTGAAGGAAATGCTCAAGGATCGTAGCACAGACAACTGGGCTTATCCTATGGAAGATTTCTCTGCTACACCAGAAGGTTATTTTATTAAACATAGTATAAGCTTTGCTGATAAAGGTGATGTAGCTAACTTACGTGAATTCAATTGTCCCGCTATTTGGTTCTTTGGTTTTGATAGTGGCCACCCCGGCTATGAGTGGGAGAACGTAACCAAGCTAGATCTCCAAGCAAAAATCCATCGGCTTTGTTTTGAATTAGCCTATGAGCTTGATCAAATCAAGTGGAACATATTACTTCCGAGTCAGGAATACAAACTACTATGAGAGCTATATATGAAATCGTTGAAGACATACCTGAAAAACCTTTAGTGATTCGAGATATTGGTTGGCGAGACCATATGTCTGTGACTAACGATGCTGAAGCTGTAGTAGAAGATTTATGGAATAAGGGAAAACTATCTGACAGACGCTTGTTCTATTATGATAGCGCAGGCGATTTAGATGAGCTTGTTCACATAGATGGTTCTTTTATAAGATTTCGACCAGGTTGAAAGGAGTTCTGAATGAGGACGGTGTGTTTGGATTTTGATGGCGTCGTTCATAGCTACAAGAGCGGATGGAAAGGTTATTCGGTAATTCCTGATCCTCCAGTTCCCGGCGTCAAAGAAGCTATTGATGAGCTCCGTAAAACTTACATGGTCAAGATTTTTTCTACGCGTTGCAAGAAGGCTGAGGGCATCGCCGCCATTGAGAAGTATCTTGAGAAGTATGACATCAAGGTCAGTGCTATTTGCGAGAGCAAACCTTCAGCCTTCATTTACGTTGACGATCGCGGTTTTACATTCAACGGCGATTGGCCCGCAGCAGTCGCAGCAATCAAGGGCTTCAAGAGCTGGCTGGAATAGGTTCGAGGAAGTCATAAGTTCTTTTTATGTTTGCTCTCAAAGTAAATGACAGAAACTCCAAGGAGTCACAAGCTCTCGCCTATTACAACATGATGGATGGGGTGGGACTCCAATATTTTCGTAAAGCTGAAGAAGTCCCACCTGATGCTGTTCCTGCTGGTTCGGTAGAGTGGTTTCTTGAAGTCACAAGATGGAAAGTTATACCTGATTATTATCCAGAATTTCTCAGACCATATCTCGGCCGTAAAATATGGTGGACAGACCAATGGCCGATGCATGGTGGGATCTTCGTCAAGCCAGCTGACAAGTATAAACGCTTCACAGGCAAAATAACTACTGGTGGATATCATGGCAAGAAGAAGGGCCCATACTGGTGCTCTGAGGTTGTAAGCTTCACCAATGAGTGGCGCTTCTATGTAGCGAATGGAAAGGTTCTATATATTGGTTGGTATTGTGGTCTTAACGACGATGCAATGCCACCCGATCTTAAAGTCGATTGGCCCCAAGACTATTGTGGTGCTGTAGATTTTGGGACCACACCTGAAGGCAAGCTACTTCTCATTGAAGCTAATGAACCATTTTCCTGCGGATGGTATGGTCACATTTCAGAGGGCCGCATTTATGGGAAGTGGTTAGAAATAGGCTACGAGTATATGAAGGAGAAAATGAAAAAGGGAACTGACGGCACTGCTGGTGCTTGGGCTTTAGAAAAAGGTGAAGACGGAAGAGTCTATATTAGCGCAGACGATCTTGGATTTTGGATCGAAGAAGCATTAAACTACACAGATGGTGCCGGAGCAAGTCTATCAGACGATGCTAAATCCAAATTACTCAAACATCTTTATGAGCGGATCAAAGAGATAGCAGAGAAGGCTGTTCTGTGAAAATAAACTCTTACAAAGAACACCTCACATATACATTTATAGATAGCCCAGTAGGGCGTTTGCTACTCGCAGGAGACGATCGTGGTTTATGGCAATTAAGTTTCATGAGCACTAAACCAGATATTGGCGATGCGTGGTCTTTTTCAAAAAATGTTTTTCAGGGCACTCGATCACAACTCAATGCATATTTTGCAGGAGACTTACATCAATTCGAAGAAATTCCTTTACATCTTGTAGGCACTGATTTCCAACTTGCTGTTTGGAATATTCTACTTTCTATTCCTTATGGGACGACATGGTCGTACAGCGATGTTGCCCGCGCGCTATAGGCAAAGACATCTATCCGGCCTTCAAGGCTTATCAAAAAGACGGAACTACATTTCTCTATGATCACAAGTGGCAAAATCCAACAATCTATCAGGAACGACTCCCAGGGAGAAGTTTCGAAGGTATGGTAATATAAACTATGGACGAACTTAAACAACTGAACAAACTGGTCACCGAACTCAACACCACGAACTCCACCACAGACAAAACTGAGATCCTGGCCAAGTATCCGGAATGCAAAAAACTCCTGAGCTGGACCTATGATCCCTTCATCCAGTTCTACGTCAGCTCGGACAACATTCTCAAGATGGAAAGCCAGATCAAACCCAACGGAGTTCATACCGACATCTTCGGCCTCATGGCTGAACTCAACTCCAGAAAGTATACTGGCCACGATGCCATCGCCTACATCCTTCAGTTCATTTCCGAAAACAAGATTTACCGGGATCTCATCCTCCGCATACTCGATCGGAACCTCAAGACTCGGGCCGATGCCAAACTCATCAACAAAGTTTGGCCGGGAACAGTCCCTTCTTTCGAAGTGGCTCTGGCCCACAAATACAACGACTTCAAACAGAAGGTGGATTTCACCAAAGACACTTGGTTCGCTTCCAGAAAACTGGACGGAGTCCGGGTCATCACGGTCATCTCCTCAAACGGCGATATCAAATTTCTTTCCCGCAAAGGAAAAGAATTCACCACTCTGGACAATGTCCGCAAAGAGCTCCAGAAGAAACTCGAACCATATCGCAATGACTTCGATTTCTTCAAGGGCGGCTTGGTTCTCGACGGAGAAATGTGCATCGTCAACCAGAACGGCGATGAAAACTTCACGGACATGATCAAGCTCATCCGCCGGAAGGACTACACGGTCGAACATCCCAAGTATAAGATCTTCGATATGATGCCTTTGGTAATCTTCGAAGAGAAAGAACCACCCAAAGGAATTCGCAATATCAGGCTGACTCATCGAATCAATCTCATCAACCTCTTCAAAGATCAGGGCATCTTCAATGGGGGCATCTTGGACCCGGTGGAGCAGAGGAAGATCGGAACCGAGAAAGACCTCACTGACTTCATGGCTGAAGCCAATTCCAAGAATTGGGAAGGACTCATCCTCCGGAAGGATGTCCCCTACAAGGCCGGCCGCTCTTCGGATATGCTCAAGGTCAAGGAAATGCAGGACGATGAATTCGTGGTCCAGGACGTGGAGATGGGGCCCATCCGGATCATCAAGGGCGGCAAGGAAGTCACCGAGACAATGCTCTCCGCCATCAAGATCCCTTACAAAGGTAACGTGGTCTCGGTCGGATCTGGCTTCTCCATCCAGCAGAGACAGGAATTCTACAAGGATCCTTCTAAGATCCTGGGCAAAACGGTCACCATCAAATACTTCGAGGAAACTATCAATGAGCAGGGGCTCTACTCCCTCCGGTTTCCGGTCCTCAAGACCATCTACGATGGAGACCGGGATGTTTAAAGAAACTCTAAAAACAGTCCTTGCTATTTTTGCCATCGTAATAATGGCGGCGCTTCTCCTCTTTCTTCTTTGGACTGTTTTTCATCCAATCGACCGTTTTGTCGGGACAAAAATACAGGCAGTAGAAAATGTCTAAGGCAAAGCGATCTGAGCTCATCAAACTGATTGAGCGGGCAGTAATAGTTCAGGGCGTCACAAAGACTTGGCTTGAGGATGCGGTCCTCGTCTTAAAGAAGGAATCGAAATGAAGATGAGAAATGGAATGGAAATCAAGGATCATATCAGTATCACTATGGACAAGGAAGAATATGAACAGGCAGCCGGGGTCGAGCTGACTGATCGGCAGTGGCAGTCGGTGGTCCGTAGGATTCGGGATCCCAATCGGTCCGAGCTTTATAGCATCCTGAATCATATCACTGGCGTCATCAACGAAATGAGGAGGAAGTAATGGGGACTAGAACCAAGATGCTTCGGCTCCAGAGAATGGGGCTGATGGAGGAAAGACGCCAGGATCGGCTCAGAGCATACTGGCTCGCCGAACGAGACCGCACTGAGAGAGAGCAGGGCTACGCAATGCACAAATTCTATGAAGATCAAGCGCAGAAGCGGCTCGCAGAGGAAAAGGCAAAGAGGTTGTCTACCCGCATTCGGAAGTGGTGGAATGGGCTCTTCTTCAAAGACGCCTCTATTCCTTGCGGCATCGGAATCGATCACAAAGAGGATATGCCTCCGGAGGGGAAATGACACTTTCAGACAAGATCTTCAGATTCATAGCCGTCCTCATTGTCGTCGCTCTTTCTTTCGGCGGCGTCTTTTTTATCGACGGTCTCCTCACTGGAGATTGGCCGACCAAACACGATCCCAGTATCACCTTCAACCTCATCGGCAGCCAGGTCTACACTTACCATTCGGTAGGTACTATTGTTATCAATCCTCATTTTACCGTAGAAGGAAGTGATAAGCCGGGAGTTCCTGCTATTCAATATAGCGACAAATATTGGTCAACCGATAAAGAACATCCCGAAAATGACAGTACGACTCTTCTCGTTTCTGACTCTGAAAAGGTATTTATTCCTCGGCGTAATTACGTCTTGACTGACTCTAAGGGCAAAAGCTTTTATTCAAACGGACCTTTGGTTATCACGCCCAATGACGTCATAAATGGTCGAACAGCTCCGACCATTCGTTTTCAAGAGAAAGGCAAAAATCCGAACTACGCAGCCGTCTTTATTCTCAGAGGCAAAGCTTTTGTGGAGGTGGCAAAATGATGTTCTTAAAAATTCTTTGGGGCGTTGTAAAGATCGCCCTCATAGCACTACTCATAGCGCTAGCCGCAGTAGTATTCGTTGCCATCTTTGGCAGCCTATCCTTTGTATGGTTTGCTGTTTTGGCGATCATCTACATCATACTGCTGATCACTGGCATAATTTTTCTTGTTCGGTGGTTGGCTGAAAAGGGCTGGTTCGATGAGTTTCTTTTTTAAGAAAGGAAGGGACATGAAAGCTTTTTACTCGAATCACGAGAGCCGCATTTTGCACATTGCGGGGCTTGTAGCGATTGCTGTTATATTCATCGGTATCTTGGGACTCGTAATATGAAAAGGCGCTACAGGATCTTTCTCGTAATTGTTATTTTGCTCACCTTGGGCAATATCTTCATGTTGGTCATAAGCAATAATTGGCCAGGAAGAGTTTCCAGTATCATAGGATGCGCCGGCGGAACTGTAGCGGCAATAGCTTGTATTCGATTAATGAAGAGCGCAGTTGACTGATTTCTTTTTCAGAGAAAATCAATTAACGCTCCACAAATATTATCGCTTTCAGATTTCTAGATGGGAAGCTGATTGTAGAAAGTTAGCTGCATTTCGCATATGGAACTATAAGAAGACTGATCTTGCTGGATTTGGGTTTGTCCTTGAGTTACTTGGTTTGAACATCGTCCTTGAATTTTACGACAACAGGTATTGGGATCGCGAACACGACCGCTGGAAGAGGAATAAACATGAATCCGAATATTAAACCAGTCCTTGACGACGCAGCAAAACTGATCGACGCAGACTCTGGCGGAATGAAGCTCATGGAGCTCTTGCCAGCTATTCTCGTGATTCATAGAAACATCGATCCTGATGACTTGATCGACGGGCTCAAATGCGATTCTCGTTTCAAGGTCTTTGAATACTATTGGCGGCTTGACGACAATACTTTGCGTCTCAAATATTTCGTGACCTTGACTTACAAATAGGAGAAACTATGTCAAACTTGTTTTTTCAGCTTTTTTCCTTTTTCCTTTTTCTCTTCATTGTTGCTGTTGTCCTTTACTTGACGATAATGCTTTCAGCGATCTTTGCCGTAATTGTTCTTTGTGTTCTAGTTGTCATGTGCATTATTTATCCGATCTATCTTTGGTTTAAGAGGTAAAAATGGAGCAGCATCCAAGAAATCCATACGTAGCAGTAGACGCCATCATCCGGGTGAAAGGTGGCGCTAAAATCATTTGTATCAAGCGCAAGAACCCTCCATATGGTTTGGCTCTTCCTGGGGGTTTTGTCAATTACGGCGAAAGCGCCGAAGATGCAATCAAACGAGAAGTGATGGAAGAAGTCGGCGTCCGGTTAGATCTCCTGGCCCAGTTCCATACTTACTCGGCACCTGACAGGGATCCTCGTCATCACACACTCAGCGTAGTATTCATCGCTTGGTCAGAGGATGAACCGAAAGCGGGAGACGACGCCGCTGAAGTCCTTCTTGTCAATACGCTTGATATTCCAAAGCTTGAGTTCGCTTTTGATCACGCAAAAATCCTAGAGGACTGGAGAGGACTCGGACAGTATCGACACTGATTTATTATAAAGGTAACGGAGGAAGCAATGGTCAAAGATTTTTTCTGGAACCTGTTTTGGAAGCCGGTAAAGTCAAATCTGATACTGGCAGCTCTTTTCCTTGTAGAGATTTTCTGGTTTCTTGTCCTGGAATGGGAGCGATGGATCCACATCGCATTTCTCATCGGAACTGGCATTCTTTCAATCTACCTCAACGATGGCCGTTACTTCGTGGCGGCTGCCGGTGGGGCCACAGTCTACAGTCTCCTTTGGTTCAAGCTGGCCGTCTCGAAACGGTGGTAAACTAGAGGCGGCAGAGATCTGGGCCGGTGGAAACACCGGCCTTCTTTTTACGAAAGGAAGCAGAGATGGCTACCTTCTTACGTTTCATGGTTTTTATTGTCATGGGCGCTGGGGGTCTTTTCCTGGGCATCTTTTTAGTATATCTTGCCTGGACGTTTCTACCCTTGATACTTTCTATTTTCGCAACAGTCATAGCATTTGTGCTTTGGTGCTGGGGAGTAGTTGAAGTCGGGGCATGGGTCATAATTTCGGCATAGGAGAGACAATGACTGATTCACTTGGCGATAGGATGAAAGGCAATTACGAAAACCGTTCTCGGTTTTACCTGACTCGAAGAACGCCTGTCATCATTCGTGTAGATGGCCGAGCCTTTCACACTCTGACTCGCAACTGCGAAAAGCCCTTTGATGAGAGTTTGAGCAAATGCATGATCGAGACTACGATCGGACTCTGTGAAGAGATTCAAGGCGCAAAATGTGCCTACGTCCAAAGCGACGAGATCTCAATTCTGATTACCGATTATGATCGTCTTAGCTCTGGCGCCTGGTTCGACTACAACCTCCAGAAGATGGCTTCGGTCTCAGCTTCCATCGCCACTCTAGCTTTCGGTCTTTCTATAAGAAAAATCGCTGGCGATTGGAACGATTGGAAAAGTCAAGCCAAAGCTACATTCGACTCTCGCGTTTTCAATATTCCGAGAGAAGAGGTGACCAACTATTTCGTTTGGAGACAGCAAGACTGGACTCGCAACAGCCTTGAAATGCTGGCTCGAGCCCACTATTCACACAAACAGCTGGACAAAAAGAATGGTGCAGCAATGCACGAGATGCTCCACGAGAGGGGCGTCAATTGGGCGGATCTCCCTGACAAGTGGAAGAATGGAAGTCTCATTGTCAAAGAGTCTATTCTCATAGACCTGAATCAGGACATGGTAGCTTCAAACATGCGGTCTGAGTGGAAGCCGAAAGATCCATGTCCCATTTTCAAGAACGACCGAGACGCTATCGAGAAGCTTCTCATACCTGAGGAGGTATAACATGTCAAAGAAAGAACTTGAACCGGTCGAGCTCATCGACATCACGATCAAGGCTTTCGCTCACGGAGCCCTCATTTTCGAGAAGAGCTACCGCAACATCCAATACACTCTCGACTATGATGATCAGCTCACTGAAATCCAGATCACTGATAGTCTCGGCAAGACAAAGACCCAGTCATTTTTCAACGTCGCCGTCATCGTCACAGAAGACTGAAATGACTTTTGATTGGGTTAAAGGCGAGCCGCCGAAAGAATCAAATAAGAAATGGCTGATTGAAATTCGGCCAGAATTTTTCGGTGGTTCACAGAAGGATTCTGAATACATAGTCATTTCATGGAATCCCATAACACTTTACTATTTGGACTGGCTGGGACATGTAGTTGAGCCTTTCTATATCGCAAGACATGTAGAGTTGGAGGTCTAAAATGAAATGGCTTATGTATCGCGATCGCCATAGCTCTGGCGTCTCGCACTGGATTTATCGGCCACTCTACGTAGATAAGATCACAGACGATCTCAAAAAAGACTGTGAAGAAAGCATGCAGGAAAAGTCCAATGAATGGAATTGGTCTGATCACTTCCGAGGCATAGAGTGGAAAATCGTTGACACTCGGCATGTCTCAATGAAAGCTATTGCAGCTACTTTGATCGGCATGAAACGATCGGTAAACTATCACAAGATTGCTATCAAAGACCTCAACGGTCAAATCCCTCAGATCTTATCTCTACTGGATAACGGCAAGGGTCGCAAAACTGACCCTGATGATATCGAGCAGGCACGTCGAGACAAGCAGCGAGCCAAGAGCATGAGGGACTTTCAAAAGCGACAGGCGAAAGGAAAATAACATGGCAATATTCGGATGGATCCTTATAGCCCTTATCATTTTCTTTTTAGCCCTTTGGTTACCGAAGAACTTAGCCACTTATTTGGCAAAATCATGGTTTGAAAATAACTACCCAGATTGGGCTAATCTTCTCCCGTCCTATAATCGCATGTTCTGGAACCCTCGCCGATGGACAGTAATGTCGTGGTTGAGTTGGCTTCAGAAAAAATTGACCAAACAGCTTGCTGAAGTTGAAAAACAAATCAATCTTGCTGAAGTCATAAGCAAAGATCCCGAGTTTGCTTCACGACTTGTCAGCTCGGGTGTGTATGATCAAATCCAGCAATGGATCAAGTCTCCTGCAGGTCAAGAATTCAAGAAAGTCGTAGACGAAATCAACAAAAAGGGAAAAAATGACTAAGATCATAAACTGGCTCTCTAAAAGAATTGATGAAATGAGCCAACAGGGCTATTGGTATTTTGTTCTCATAACTGCCTGGTGCATCGGCTGGATCATTGCCGATATTGCAACCGGTGGATGGCCTTGGGCTATTGGACTCGCAATCATCTATATACCCTTCGTGATTGCTTTTTATAGAAAAATTCGCAAGAAGAAATCCTGAGCTTCGACAAAACGATAGTATCAATCAAAGGAGAGCTAAATGCCAATAACGCAGTCTCTGCTTAATACCGACCTTTATAAGCTGTCAATGGCTCAAGCGGCTCTTCATCAATTTCCTGGAGCAGAGGTTGAATATGCTTTTAAGTGTCGTAATAAAGCGCATTGGACTCCAGAAATTGTAGCTGCTATCAACAAAGAAATAGACGATCTTTGCTCCCTACGATTTACACAAGAGGAGCTTGAATTTCTTTCCCGTATTCGGTATCTCAAAAGAGACTTCCTTGATTTTTTGAGTCTCACACAATTGAATCGAAAGCATATCAAAGCATGGCTCGATGAAAATCAAGAACTTCAAATTCGTATTAAAGGTAATTGGTTTTTGACTATCTTATTTGAAGTCCCCGTCCTTGCTATCGTCAATGAAATCTACAATCAATTCACCTATCCCAACGTTGGCCCATTTGTAGGTGGACGTGGTCGCCTTGAAGAAAAAGCAAAGCTGCTCAAAGCCTATCTTTCAAATGGAAATCTACTCTACTTTAGTGACTTTGGAACACGGCGACGATACTCCTTCCATTGGCAAAAGGAAGTAGTCAAATTCTTGAAAGACGAATTTGGGCCGTCTGGAGTTTTCACTGGAACTTCAAACGTTCTTCTGGCAAAGACTTTCGGTCTCCGGCCTATTGGCACCATGGCCCACGAATGGATCCAGTGCGGTCAGGCAACTGGAGTCAGACTCATTGACTCGCAAAAAAGAATGCTTCAGGCCTGGGTAGACGAATACCGTGGCGACTTGGGCTATGCACTTTCAGATACACTCGGCACTGATGCTTTCGTCAAAGACTTCGACCAGTACTTTGCCAAGCTCTACGACGGAGTGAGACAAGACTCTGGTGATCCAATCGCTTGGGGGCACAGGATCATTCAGCACTACAAAAAATTGGGCGTTGACCCCAAGACAAAGTCGCTCATCTTTTCAGATTCATTGGATTTTCCAAAGGCCATCAATATCAATGAGACTTTCAAGAATCAAGCCAAAGTTTCATTCGGTATCGGCACTTATCTGACCAATGATATTGAAGGAATTGAGCCACTCAACGTAGTAATCAAAGTGGTCAGGTGCAATGGCCAGCCGGTTGCAAAACTTTCTGACTCACCGGGCAAAGGCATGTGTGAGGATCAGGATCACGTCACATACCTCAAGAAGGTTTTTGGCATCAAGGAGTAACACATGGTTATGCTTATTGGTCTCGGTCTTTTGTTTGCCGGCGGCTTTGTTTGGCTCTCCGTGACAAATGATAGGGCAAGTTTCGGGGAGATCGGCGTCCTGGTCATAATGGCAATAGCTATTGCCGGCTTTATCACTATGGAAGTCTCGAAAGCAGTAAAGAGCCAGATCGTATCTGAGAAGATAAGTGTGACCATCCTCGATGACGACAAGGCTATCTTCCATGATAATGGCAAAGATATGGATATCAATACTACGAAGTTTGAAAGTATTGTGTTCACAGGCGACAAGCTCTTTGTCCAAAAGACTTCAAGAATGTATCCCAAAAATATTTGGCTTCTCGACATGACTTCGTCCAACTACGTTTTGATAATTCCAGAGGTGGCAACAAAATATGCTCCCAAAGGAGAATAGAGATATGAGAGTCGGCGACATGGTCAGAAACAGCAAAGAACAAAGACTTTATTGCGGATGTGGAATGTATCCATACGCTATAGTCATGTCCCTCGATCCCTTCATCTTGGTATCAGAGGAGACTGATATGAGATGGGACCATGTTCTCAGAGAAGAGATGGACGAAATAGTTGGACGGGCAAAGACTTCCACTATTCTGCGATGTCTTTGCCGCCTTTCTCTAAAAGAAAAGATAAAATTTTTAAATTGGTCTAAATGAATAAGCGTAAGGTCATTCATCTTTTGAAAGGAGTACGCTACGCGAAGATAAGAGCTGATTTATCGTTTTTGAATGGCGGTGAAATTCCTTACAAAAATCATTGGGGTAATTGGGTTTGGCGCGATCCTTCTGTACCAGAGGACAAAAATTGGGGCGGGCTAAAGCCTCCCAATAGTACTTGCATCCCAGTTCTCTATAATGGAATTTGGCACTGGAAACATTTTCTTTAAAGGAAACTCTATGATAATTGCATTGAGCCTTTTTGCAGCTGTAGTAATAGTTGCACTTATTAGCTATGGGATCACATGGCTTAGTGATCTGTGGTGGAAACATGCAGTAAGTCGAATGCTTCACAAATTAGCCAAAAAATATTCAACAAAAGATCCTCACGTGCATGATGTCTTAGAAAAATTTGCCAAGGACTGGGATAAAGATCATTTGTTTGGTAAAGGAATAAAATGAAGCTTGAACAAATGTGTTCCTATAATAGCATGACTGGTATGTATCCAGATCATGTTTGGGGTGGGGAACCCCGATATGAAAAGGCACGGCGGGTACGATGCCCAACATGTGGGCGATCAATGATGGCCGCAGTACGTTATTGTCATGATGGCTGTTGCGCTTTTCAATGTATTCCGCCTCATAAGAAAAAGGGCTGGTGGAAAAAACCAAAACCCAAACCAGTTGAGCACAGACATCCGAGGAGAGTATGAAAAAATACGGCACAACTCCAGAGAAGACGCGAGAGATATGGCGTTCTATCAATATCCGCAAAGTTCTCAAGAAACATATTGCTTGTCAAAGATGTGGTCTTTGTTGCAAAGCTGGAGTTTGTGGAGTTGGAAAAGAAGATAAAAATGGTCGATGTATTTTTCTTGTAAAACTAGAGGACAAATATTCTTGTAAACTCTACGCTCAAGGAAAAGTTGAAGGCGGCCGAATAGGCATAGGAAACGGTTGTGTTGTTCGAGCTTTGCCACGCGAGTTCTTCAGTTTTTATAGCGACAATTATGGGCCATTGCCATGATTAGTGAATTTCTTAAATTTTATGCGTCTCGGTTTCATCTCATAGATCTTCCGAATACAAGAAAACCTGGAGAAGAAGTTTATAAAGTAGACGATTGGTCTAAAGTAACGCCAGTTGATATTAAAGGAGATTACTTGGCAGTCTTTGCGGGCTTTGCCTATCCAAACGATACTGACTCTAGCCAGACAAATTTAATTCATATTAAAGAAGCATATGACCTTGTGGGGAATGGCGAGTGCGTTCGTATCATTTTGGATCCTGGTAAGATGAATAATTTTGCGACACTCGTAGAGGGTAGGGAAAAGACTTTGACTCTACTTAAACTTAAAAGCTGATGGGCTTCGAAGTAAATCTATAATCAATCATGGCCAAATTCCGGGTCAGACTCAGAGCGAAAGTTCAACTTTCAACTGGGAAGAAATACTTAGACTTAGAGGATCTACTCGTTTTCTTCAAGTTAAGCAAAGAAGTCTGTTATGGTTTAACGGCTGATCAAGTTTACGATTACCTCATCAAAATTATGGAACGTTGGAAGGAAGAATCTCTATGACAGAGCAAGAAGCAAATCAACTCGTTCGAGACTTATTTTCTGGTCTCACCTGCTATATTCGCAATATAGAAGTAGAAGCTATTTATGGCGATTACGTTTTGGTACATCACAAAAGCCATCCCGAATGGTGTGGTCGAATGACGGGTCTGCAAACGAAGCATACCACGCTCTTGTTCACAAAGATATGAAACGGGGTAGATCAATTAGCGCAGAACGCGAAGCAGTTCTTTACATTTCCGGACGGCTTAACAAAGAGAAACGAGCTCTAATTACCGAGAGAGTAAAGCAGCCTTTTGTTTCGAAGTAGCTATATAATTACTCTATGGAACTCTTGAAATTCATCGACACCAATTCTGATTGGAAAGAAAAAATCCAAGCCGAACCTTTTTGTGTCAAGGTTGAGGAAGACGAACACTACGTCCTTCTGAAATACGATCAGATTCATTCTGACTTCAATATTCCCATGGTTCGGGAATGTCGGGGTATCATCCTTACCAAAGACACTCATGAAGTGGTTTGCCATCCCTTCGACAAATTCGGCAACTATGGTGAGGGATACTGCCCAGAGATAGACTGGGCTACTGCTCGAGTTCAGTCCAAAATCGATGGCTGCTGTGATGCCGATGTTAAACTCATTACCAAAACCGGTGAAAAGGCTATAAAAGAAATCGTTGAGGGCGAAGAAGTCCTCACTTTCAATTTCGAAAAAGACCAACCAGAATTTAATGTTGTAAAGGCAACTTCCAAAAAATTCAACAACAACGATTGGTATGAAATAGAACTAGAAAATGACCAGAAAATAAAACTGACTGGTAATCATCGTGTTTGGGTAGAAAATCTGAAATGTTATCGCCAAGTAAAAGATCTGAAAGGCGATGAGGAGGAGGTTAAATTTATATGATTTTAAAAATAATTCTAACAGTAGTAATGTTAGTAGTTGCATTAGTAGTTGGATTTTTACTACCCAATAATATAAGCTTTTTAGGCTCGCTTATTTTATTGGTAGTATTCTATGTAGTCTATTTTGTTTTTATTAAGCCAGTTATAAAAATGATCGACAAAGAGCTTCATTCATTCGAGCGTATAAGCAAAAAAATTATTGCAAAATATGGTACCCCAGATGAGCGAGGAATTTCTATTTTTCCAGAAGAAAAAATGAGAGACGTGGGAGTATTAGAAGAGATTACGTGGACATGGCATAAAAAAGAGGGCGACTGGAAAGTCGTTTTTTATAGAGATAAAGATGGATGGGCAGATTATGATGATGCTGCAGAAAGTTAAGCGTCCCATCAACTTTTCATTGAATTTGACAAGATAACTCAATGAGAAATATAAAAGAAAGTGTTTGTGTTTGCGGACAAAAAATTACAAACATATCAGCGATAAATCATAAAAGACATTGCCCGGTCTTTTTAAAATACCGTGATAAGTGTCTCACTAAAGAATTTATTCAAAAAGAATATATTGAAAAGGGTCGGTCTTTAGAAGAAATACACAGAGAGCTTTCGATCCCAAGAAAATATATTGAAAGCAAAGTTTTAGAGTTTGGTTTCCAATTAAGAAACATAAAACAATCTAAAGCAACTCAATACACAAAGAACAAAACGATAGCGACTACTATTGATAGATACAGCGATGTAAATGTTTTGGGCAAGAATTCGCCAATTTACAATGAAAGAAATAAGACAGTAAAGCAAAGGTATGGCGTAAATAACGTATTTCAGCTGGCTGCCGTGAAAGAACAAATCACCAATAGTCATCTTGAAAAATACGGCAAGAAAAGAATTACTAATGGACAAAAAATATCAACAACGAGAAAAGAAAAATTTAAAGCAGGCGAATATAAATATTTCAGTAGAGCAATGTCAGAGACAGCCAAAAGCACTTATAATAAATTAAGCGAAAAAGAAAAAGTAGACAAAATGGTTCATATGAGAAAGTTTATAGACGTGAATTCTTTTATGTCAAGACCAGAAGAGAAAGTGGCGTTGATATTAACAGAGCTTAAGATTGAATTTCAACATACACTTTTCATAGGTCCATTTTCTTACGATTTTCATATCAAACATACGCCCGTAGTAATTGAAGTTCAAGGAGATTATTGGCACGCTTCCCCAGACAGATATGAAGCTAAAGATTTACTTAGCAGACCGGGTAATAAGCTTGTTGAAGCTCAAGAGATATGGGTCAAAGATGCGGCTAAGAGGGCATACATCGAAAAATATGGATACAAAGTTTTTTACATTTGGGAACACGAACTCAAAGATTTGAAGAGTATCGAAGGTAGGTTAATATCTCTGTATGAAGAGCATAAAAATAAAAAGCATCAAGAAGATTACAAATAACTCGAAGAGATATGATGTCCAAACTGACAACGGCAATTTCTTCGCGAATAATATCCTCGTCCACAACTCTCTCATCAAGGTTTGGTACCATAACTTCTGGCACGTCTCTTCCAACGGTATGATCGACGCTGGGTCTTGCGATCTCTCTCTTCCGTTCGGAAGCTACAAGACGCTCGGCGATCTTTTCAGCCAGGCCTTTTTCTTCAAACACAAGAAGAGCTTGAATGATCTCAACAAGAACTACACCTATATGTTCGAGCTCATCAGCCCCTACAATCGGGTAGTCATTCCTTACACCGAGATTGACATTTACCATATCGGCACCAGGGAAACGAAGACTGGAATAGAGCTTATCATTGATATCGGAATTCAGAGACCGAAAGAATTCAATCTTCATACTCTGGATGATGTAATCGCCGCGGCAAAAGTCCTCCCCTTCAATGATGAAGGCTACGTGGTGGTTGACGGAAAATGGAATAGAGCGAAGATCAAGTCGCCAGCTTATGTCGCCGTCCATCATCTCAGGGGCGAAGGCAATCTTTCCTACAAGCGAGTCCTGGTCTTGATCATGTCCAATGAACATACTGAGTTTCTGAACTACTTCCCTGAGTATGTTGAAGTATTCGGTCAGGTAGAAAAGAAGTATAAAGACTACGTCGAGAAACTCCTTCAGTCTGCAACTGACGCAATTCAGTATAAGAGCTTGCCTCGAAAAGAATATGCCATGTGGGCAACCAAACAGGTTGAGCCGGCCTTTCTTTTCCAACTCCTTGATGGAAGGATCAAGACGGCTGAGGAATACTTGGAACAGGTCGGGCCCGAAAAGGTTGCCAAGAAGTTGGGATACTAATGCTGAGCAAATTTCATACATTCATCTTGAAGCACTTTTTTAAAATATTAGTGCTGATGATGTCTATCTTTGGTATTGCAATTGGTCTTGGGTTGAACTACTTTTTCGGCCTCTCGCTTTTCGTATGTATTTGTTCAGGTGTAGTTCTCGGACCACACTTGACTTTCGTGATTTTATTTGCTATCTTTCTTTTGCCATATACTCAGGGTAAACTTAAACCTAACGCATAATTGAAGGAGAGGTAAACAAATGATTCCTGGTATCCCCCTTCATCATATTTTCGATTGGTTCTTTCAACCTGTCAAAGAGTCGCCTGAAGACGACGATATGCTCTACTACATGCACATTTCAAATCCCAAATATAAGACGCCCACCAATCTGGCCAAGCTTTGGGACGACCTCTGGAATGTAGTTTGGCATCGCAATTTCGGAACATATGGACGGTTCACTCACGATCTTTATTGGGGGACTCGTTATCTCCTTCAAAGAATTTTCAGAGCTGATCACACTCCTGACATTGAGCTTTTTGATATGATCTATCCTATGACCAAGAGGATTCTACCCAAGCTCAAGGCCTTCAGAAGGTATGCTGGCGAACACGGTCATGGTTACCCTACATACTTTTGCGATTGGGCGCCCACCAAGCACGACCCCAAGTACGGCGGAATAGGCATGACCAAAGCTCAATATGACAAAGCTAAGAAAGAAGGAAAGTTCGCCGGCGGAGGACCTAAAGCTTGGCTCAAGACCATTGATGAAATGATTTTCGGTTTTGAACGGATTCTCTGCTACGACAACATCAAAACCAAAGAAGCTGAGGTTTTCCTCAAGAAATATCATCTCCCTAACATTTGGGCTAAGACCGCCAAAAATCGCCACATGTCCTATTACTATAGGAGCAAGAGTGGCAACTTCATGAGCTCTGGTGCTCCCATCAAGAAGAGCGAAGAGAAGAAATACACTTTCTTGGGCAAACATACCTATTATCATAACTACGACGCAGAGAATAAAATCTACGAAAGGGCACAGAAGGGTTTGGATCTTTTTGCTAAGCACTTCTTGTCGCTATGGGATTGACCGAGTCAGCAAAGAAATTTACTCTTCATCTCCTCAAGGGTCATATTTGTTCTAACTGCAAATATGGTATAATTCATAACAGCTACCAAATGCGGGAAGGCAGACGTGTTCCGGGGTGGACGTGGTGTGTAACCAATAATATGGATGTAGATCCAAGCGATAGTTGTAAACGATATGACAGGAAAGAAAGAGATACTCCGCCTCCTTAAAGGTTGTAGTTGCGAAAATTGTCGCTTTTCTTTTGGACAAGAAAAGACAACTGTAAAAATTCCCTATGAACACGATCGTTCAATAGGCGGTAGAAAGAATGTTACATCTTGGATTTGGTATTGCAATAATAAATTTCAACATCGAGATCTTGACAAAGTAGTTTGCATAGAACCTACTGAATATTGTGAAAGATATGACAGAAAAGAAAGAAACACTCCGTCTTCTTAAAGATCATTCTTGTCTCACCTGTAAATTTAGTTGGAAGTCTAAAGGAGTTCTTGTTCCTTTTTATGGTGACACTGGAATACCAATGCCTACTCCACGAATTTGTGATTACGATAACATAGTGATTCACCGTCCTCAAGGTAGAGAATATGCAATGACTAAAGAAGTAAACGATTTATACTACTGTCCTTTATATGAAAAGCTTCGTGGCTAACATATATTAAACACATGGCTATTACATTAGGCATCATTGCTATACTCTATTTAGCAGGTGGCATCACTTTCGGTATGATCTTTGATCGTGAAGCCGAAAACTTTTGCGACCTCTTCGAAGGCACTGCTGGTCGTTTCATGAATTGGATTTTCTGGGCTCATAACGGTGGCACCTATTTGGTCTTCATCGGACTTGCTACTATGATATGGCCCATCTCGGCTATACTCACAGCTATTTGTTATTTCAGAGCATAGGAGAAAACAATGATTGCTATCGTTATTTTGGCTACAATCATCTATCTCTTTATCGGCTTTGTTGGAGTCATCTACTTGAACGAGGAAGAAATTCTTGACGGTGTCATCGACGATGAAGACAGCGTCTTTTCTTGGATTTTGAGCTGGCTCATCTATACGACTCCGATCATCAAGTGGGCTTTCTATTTTTTACTTGCTTTGATCTGGCCTATCGGAGCTGTGGTGGCGGCAATCATTTATCTGTCATACATCGTCTAAGGAGATCAAATGGACGACCTAATCAAAGCTCTTCAAATCATGCGGAAGTATTGTAAAAACGAATACGCTCCGTGTTCTTGTGAACACGATATTCTCTACGTCAATTGCGTGGATCCCGCTAACGTTTCTGAGGAAGACATAAAGGCACTCGATGAATTGGGGTTCAGTCCGAATTCTTCTTGGCCAGCATTCTATTCTTTCAGATTCGGATCCTGCTAAGGAAAAACATATGGAACTTAAAGGAAAATACGCTAACGCAATCGTCTACAACGACTTAGTCGAGGCTACCTGTATCTCGCAGATTCTTGGCCTGTTAAACCATCCTCTGTCTGAAAACTCCAACCCTCGCTTCATGCCAGATTTGCACGCGGGAAAAGGCTGTGTCATCGGCTATACTGCTATTCTTCCGCCTGATGGAAAGGTAGTTCCTAACCTCATCGGTGTAGATAAGGGATGTGGCGTCTATACCATTTGCCTTGGATTCTTGGCCGATATCGGCGAAAAGTTTGACAAGCTTGACAGGTTCATTCGCAACGAAATTCCTTCCGGGTTCAAGAGCAACGAACGAACCAATCAGGATCTGGAGGAAATTTTCCGAAAGGGACTTGCGAGCAATGGTCTTTATGCAAACATCCGTGATTTCGATGTCGCCCTTAAGGAAGTGTGCAAGCGTCAGGATCAGAGCTATGATGCGGTAATGAGACAGATTGGAACTCTCGGCGGTGGAAATCACTTCATTGAAGTTGGACTCGACGAAGAGAATCGTCTTTGGCTGACGATCCACTCTGGCTCGAGACACTTCGGAAACATCAGCTGTCTCTTCCATCAGAAAAAGGCACAGAACAAATACCTCGGTCTCGATGATGAAACCTTCCGAGCAAAGGTGGAGGAAATCAAACGGACCAAGCACGGTAAAGGTATTGAAGCAGCAATTCAGAGACTCCGTTCAGAAGCCCGGAAGGGTGGCAAGAAACCCAACGGTCTTGAGTGGTTAGAGGGCAAAGATCGCGAAACTTACATTCACGACTTGAAAGTTGCTCAGTTGTATGCAAAACTCAATCGCCATACGATGGCCTACGCTATTGTGAACGGCTTCTACAAGCTGGACATTTTCAGCCTGAAGAGAATTGAGTCTGTCCACAACTACATCAACTTCGAAGATAACATCGTTCGAAAGGGCGCGATCTCTGCTCATATCGGAGAAGAGGTTGTCATTCCCTTCAACATGAGAGACGGTTTGATCATTGGAATTGGAAAAGGAAATCCTGACTGGAACTTTTCTGCACCGCACGGGTCTGGAAGGAAGATGTCTCGTTCGGCCGCAAAAGGCCTGGACCTTGCTCATTTCGAGAAAGTTATGAAGGATGCGGGTATCTGGTCTACTTCAATAGGTAAAGACACACTCGATGAATCGCCCATGGCCTACAAGAACACTGAAGACATTGTGGCTCTTTTAGGGCCGACTGTAGAAATTAAGCATCGCGTGAAGCCAATCTACAATTTCAAGTCTGGCAAAGAAGAGGAAAGAGAATAATGGTAATTACTTTGAATTTTGCAAGCGCGAAAGATTTGATGAGCTGGCATCATCACAAGCAGAACGTCAAGTTGTTCAAGCGGACACGAAGTTTTCAGGTGACAGGTTCTGATGGCCTGTACTACGGTTATATCACAGGCGTTCTTGATGGAGTTAGAGCTGCCAATCGGGATGTATATTTCAAGATCCCAGACGGAGCAAATATAAAAACTATTGGCAGTATAGTCGACGAGTTCATTACTAGGAACAAAGAAAACATCGACGAAAACGAATCAGCAGCATCTGTCGTCATTGCAGCGTTACAGGAGAAGTGGCCACACGTAGGAGGGAAATAATGAACTCTATGAGATTGGCTAATGGCGTAGAAATCAAATTTCTTGACGAGCCTGAGGGTAGGTTTATTTGCATTGCCGACCTGATTGTTGGTATCGAACGAGCTGAAAAAACTATGATGGAAAAACCATTCAACACTTGGGTTCAGAAAACTACCAAAGGTTTTATCGACAATCTCAAGCTCATAAGAGATGTGAAATGACCAAAGAAATTCGCCATGCTCTTGAAGTATTCAAAGAAAGGCTGGTAAAGAATGGATGATAGAACACTTGAGAAGACAGTAAACCTCATGCTCACTCTTTACCATTGCTTAGACTGTGGCCTCAATGGTAACGATTGGGAAGAGTTCAAGAAGCTGAAGGCTGAATTTATGGGTCAAGCGGCTGATTCACTTTTTTTCAAATGCCCTAAGTGTGGTAACAAATGGGCTACAGTCAATCTCAACATTCTTGACAAACAAAGAAAAGAAAAGGAAGCGGCAAAGGCAAAGGAATGAGTTGGCGAAAGATTGTAGTAGACGGAGAAGCTTATCGCTGGAAGTGCGGCGGTTCTAATGTTTCCATCCGTAACGAAAAAACTGGCAAAGGTGTCAATATTGCTATTACAGAGCTGAAGCCGATATCACCCGAAGACGTTGAAGAAATGCATTGGCACAACTTCAATGGTGGTATTACGCCTTCTGATGTTCATGCTTATATCAACGGCAATCTTCGTAGAGAGGAGCTTGGAATCGACACTATCAAAATTCTACAGGATATTTACTACGAAAAAGTACCTGCGGCATACGCAGGTGGAACTTTGACAGTCAAAGATCACGACAAGCTTCTCATGTTTAATGTAGGAAAGGGTTCTTCAGACGAAGAAAATTGTTGGATTGCCCTCAATTACGTCAAGAACAAGAATTCTAATTGCGCTTTTTGGGATCAAGCTGTCAGCACTTTACGACTGACGCCTGGCTTTAAGAAGATTGCCACAAAGGCAATGCTCAAGAGTTTCTAATACTGCATACTTTTTGAAAGGAGAGAATATGAAGCTGTTGAAGGTTTTCGCAATTCTTTTGGTGGTACTGGCTTTTGCTTCATGCGGTCAGGGGCAGAAGTTTGTCGACCACACAGTGGATGTCGATACGGCGTTTGGAAACTACGAGTGGTTCCACACTACCTATCAGGACATTCAAGCCATGTCCCCGAAAATCAAACTCGCTTATGATATGTATCAGGACAAAACGGTGTCTGGGGACACTAAGACAAACTACCAGACGAATTACACCGGCTTGGTGAACATCCTGAACAACTACGTGGCTGAGTACAACGCCAAGTCCTCCATGTGGAACAGAAGTCTTTTCAAGGACAAGAAATTGCCCTACAAAATCAAGGTAACAGTCACCGGTGGTGATGTCAGATTCTCAGATCCAGACGAACAGTAAAGGAGATCGTATGAAGAAATTGCTTAGTGTCTTGGCATTCCTCGCGGTCGTAGCTGCATTTGGGGCGGCCGAAGGTACGCCCGAGTCTTCAATGGCAAAGGGCCAGGCGGCGAAAGAGACCACAATGAAGGCTCTGATTCGCGCTGTGCCAGTCCCCGAGCTGAAGAACGCTCAGGAGCGCATGATGATCGCCCGCCGAGCTCTCATGTTCGACAAGCCCCACGTGGTCGGCTATGTTTACATTTTCATCGCCGGCACATCGACGCCCCTGGGATACTACGTAGTGGATGGAAAGGTTGCCTCGCTGAAGAGCTACCTTGTTCCACAGCAGCGCATTACCGACGAAGCCGTCATTAACGGTCAGCTGCAGCATGTCAGTGGTTACTACATTGTAGACGACGCTGATATCGATGGAACTTACGGCGACAATATTGATGGAGTCTTTTTCTTCACCGATAATGGGGTCTATGTCGAGCTTCCCACTAACGGCCCAGTTGGATACACTTACTCCACCCAGCCGCTTCCAATTCGCGTTCCGAAGCTTACTGTTCAGTACGCTGTTCCCGATAAGCCACAGTAAGCCAAGAGTCCTCCAAGGGGCCCTGTGAATGGGCCCCTCTTTTGTTTCCTAAAGCATCGACATTGAGTTATTATGTATCTAAGGAGACAAAAGGCAATGGTGTTTTATGGCATAGCTTTTATCTTGAGCTTCTTCATCGATGCATCTATTGAGTTCAGTGGGCACTTCCCCATCATCATGGTTGCTATCTTCATTACTTTGATGATTTTGGGATTTCGCCGAGACTGGAGAATCAACGAGGTCAAAGGTAGCTGGCAGGTTTATGCCTTATTCATCATACCGACTTTCCTTGTCATGATCATGGCTCCTTACCTTTGTACAGTCACTGCTTTTCTCATCGCTACAACAATGACCATTACTCACATCATCACTCAGCACACCGATCGGCTTCGGTTCGATCAGGCGGCGGAAAAGAGGAGCTAAGTGGAACTCCTATTTATTTACAAAGATACCTTTTGGAAGATCTGGCTCCGCCTGGGCTACCTTCTATATCTGGTAGACCGTCTGATAGAGAAACTCTTTGACCTGACGACCAAGATAGGCTGGTTCAAAATTGCTGGTTTCATTCGGACCTATGGTACAGGCAGCATGGATCCATCAACTAGAGCGTCAGCCTGGGCTGATACTGTGATTGATGTCCGAGACGAAGGGGAAAATTGGCTACTCTGGAGATGCTATTTTGGCTGGACGCTTTTCAAAGAGACCTTGATCTCTTATTTTCAAAGACGTCCTGCACTACCCCCAACAACTACTGTACTTACTGAAGAAGAAATTCGGCAACTCTTAAGCTAAATGCATATTTTATGAGAGGAGAGGTGGATGGCAAAGAACAAAGATAAGACGTGTGATAATTGTAGTTTCAAACACACGACTCACGAACACTGCCGCCATGGGGAGTTCATCAACCCAATTCCGGAAGCGCGGATTTGTGACAGCTGGATCATCAAAGAGGAGGCGGCAAAATGATGAAAATCATCGGTCTCACGCTTTTGGGCTTTATTGTGCTCTTGGGCTTTGTATGGATTGCTGAAGGCAACGACTTTTTCATGTACAAAGTCTTTGCTCCAGCCCAGGCCGCAGTAGAGCGTCAAACTTTCGAGCAAACCAAGTCTTACAATCAAGGCATGATCCAGACGCTGCGAAGCGAACAACTTCAGTATGAAAACGGCGATGATAAGACCAAAGATATGGTCGCGGCCTACGTCTGGGGCCAGTATGCCGACTATAATCAGGACATGCTTCCTGGAGATTTAAAGAACTTCATGAGTGAAGTTCATAGCCGTCTTAAGAAATAGGAGGACGTATGAAGAGAGTTTTGTTTGTGCTTCTGACTGCTTCCCTTGTCTTTTTCCTTTTCGCTTGTGCGGATGAGACACCCTCAGCCGACAAGACCCAACGGGTGAGACAGGAACAGATCCAGCAAGAAGGCGTAGCACAGGTCGGGATGCCGGCTATTACTTCGTTTTTCGAAGCGAAGCAACTGAAGCGCATCTACGAGATTCGTGATCACGGCTTTGACGGATCGGGGCCTATGCACACCTATACCTACACGGAGAACATGATACCGACTATCGTTCACGGTCATACTGCGATGGGCGGCAAGTTTACTTTCATGTTCGACTCGGTTGGCTATGGATTCCCGTACGCCACTCAATTCTCAAACCCTTCAAAGCTAGAAAGGGTTTACAATGCCAGCGCTTATTATTTTGTCATGCCTCAGGCAGAACCGAATCTTTTGTTCACGCCGAGCGCAGCAGCTGGTACTTGGGTCCTCGTAGCAGACCCTACGGGCAAGTCTAAAGAGCTGATGCCTATCTACTGCGAGCCCAATGTCCTGGTTGTCCCTTTCAAGCTTCCGCTTGATTGATCTAACTACACGGGGCTCTCTAACCGAGAGCCCCTCATTGTTTTAATAGGAGTCTACATGGTAACTACAAATCAATTACAGGATCTAGCCAAAGAACATGGTACACCTTTGTTTATCGTTGATCACGACGAAATTCGTGAAAACTTCAAAATGTTTAGGGGGTGTCTTCCGCGAGTAAGGCCATTCTTTGCCATCAAGGCCAACTCTGATCCTGGTATTGTGCATACTCTTTTTCAAGAAGGTGCTGACTTCGATGTAGCCTCGCTACCAGAATTCAAAATCGTCTACGAGAACATAAAAGATTTGTCATGCAAAGAGCGCCACGATTGGGTCCACGATAAGGTCATTTACAGCAACACAATCAAAACTCCCTCAACTCTTCAAAAACTTGACGGCTACAAGCCGTTGGTCACATTTGACAACAGCGATGAAATCCACAAAATCAAAGAGTACGCCCCGAACGCAAGGTTACTCTTGAGGCTTTGTGTTCCAAATCGTGGAGCTATGGTTGAGCTTTCTTCTAAGTTTGGGGCAAATCCAGACGAGGCAATTGATCTTATCTTCAAAGCCGTTAGTCTCGGTTTGGTAGTCGAAGGTATCAGCTTTCACGTTGGAAGTCAAACAAGCGACTTCAGCAACTATATAAACGCCCTGACACTAACTGATCATGTCTTTCAAGAGGCCAAGAAATGGGGATACTCTGGAATGCACGTGGTAGATATAGGAGGGGGCTTCCCTGCTGCTTACGACGACACTGTCAAACCACTTTGTGAATTATCGAGAACAATCAATACAGAATTGGCTTATCGCTTTGGCATGGACGTCCAGATCATTGCAGAACCTGGTAGGTTCATGGTCGCTTCAGCATGTTATGCTGTTTCAGAGGTCATCGGAGTTGCAACTCGTAACGGAAAGAAATGCTACTACGTCAATGACGGAGTCTATCATACTTATTCGGGGAAGATCTTTGATCATTGTCATTATCACATGAAGGCTTTCAAAGAAGGTCCTTCACAAATCAGTACGGTTTACGGACCTTGCTGCGATGCCCTCGACATGATTTCAAATGGGGATAGTCTGCCAGAATTGTTCAGGGGAGATCTTCTGTATAGCGACATGGTTGGAGCTTATACGACCGCTTCAGCTACACACTTCAACGGATTTCCGCCAGCAAAGATTGTTCACATCAATCAGTAAAAGTTATCGATTAGGATTATCGTACCAATCAGCAACGGCAGAGTAAGCCTTGTCAATCTTTCGTAGTTGTTTTTTATCCCACTTAGTGATGCCTAATTTTTTAGCAGCTTTATACCAATCCATACTTACTAATCCATATTTTATGTTAATATAAAGATTGCTTTCGAGTTCCGTAAATTCTCCAGATAGAGTTGGATCCTTATATTCGTCTTCTATGTCGTAGGCATCACCATCAGCGCCATAACTGTATCGAAAATAATCTATATCATCATCACCATGAATATGTTTCTCGTATAGATTTTCTGTCGACATCCCGTCTAAAATGTCTTCTAAGAAATCGCGGTGGGCCGATTCATCCCAATCACTACCATTGCCAAAAATAGGAGTGTCTTTACCATTTAACATAGCGAGAAAAATTGTTGCACCATGTCTTCTGATAAAGCTCTTCATATTTGTAGGCATATCTGGCGCGCCCTTAACTTCAAAACTTGGTCTACCTTTAAACTTTAATTTTTCTTCGCCTAATATGACTCTGATAAAAAAATGTTTGGTGAGGCTGTTGGCGGGGTAAAACCAAGGCGCTAACGGTAAATCTTTTAATTGCATTATTTTTTCTTCTTTCTATTGTTTAAATAACGATTAAATATCTCTCGAGTTACTCTAGCCCAATCGTCTTCTGGTAAGTCGAACAACTCTTGTTCTATGTCTTCAACAGTATCGTTATAGAAGAACTCACTGTGTTCGCGCACAGGGTCGACACCTATCATTTTTGCTATTTGCGTTAATTGTCCATTAGTTAAATTTCTCAACGCCTCTTTGACGGCATCTTCAAAATTCTCGAAGATGCCTTTTATCTCATAACGATCGTTGTTCATTTAGTCTTGGTTAGGAGCTCCAGACGGTTTTGCTTTATTGATTATAGGAGCCCGAGCAGGAGCAGGATTTCTAGCAATTCTTTTTGCTTCTATTTCATGTTGCTGACCTTTAGCTTGTGCTTCTTTAGCAGCCAAATCTGCACCCTTTTCTTTCTGTTGAGTTGCAGCACCAACTTTTTGTTGATAGTTCGCGTCTACAACCTTAAATAATATTTCATCAGCTTTGTCTATTGGTATTTCTTGTTTTGCAAACTCAGCTTTTAGTTTATCTACGCCCTTATAACCTTCCATATTTGCCAGCCATTGAGCAGCATATTGATTAGCAGCTGCTTGACCCTTAGCTTGAACTAATTTGGCATACTGAGCTTTGAAGCCAGCCCAATCTCTTACTATCATGGGCAAGTTCCTTTCATTTAAAGGTTTTTCAATTGCATCATTTAATTTCATATTTCATCCTCGTTTATTTAAGTTGAATGCGGGCTTTTTTAGTTTACTTACCCTATCATACCATTCTTTAAGTTCCTCTTCACCGACAGAATATTCATCTCCGCCTCGAGGAGTGACATGGTATAAATTACCAACTTTCTTTACTTTGTTACCCTCTTTCTCTAGTGCTTTTATAACATCCGCCATATTTACAGCCTCAAAGTTTTCAGTCAAAAAATTAGCCCATTCCTTTAAAGTCATACTCTTCTCCTCTTATACTTATCTTTCGTTTGGCATACTTAAATCAAATGACCATTTTCATAGACCAAGACAACGTATTGAATAAATTCATTGATAATTGTGTGGTTTATATTAACAGACTATACAATTTTGATATAAAATTCACCGAGGAAGATTGTAAGAATTGGGATGTATTTAAACAGATATTCCCATTTGCCTCTGAAAAATTCACAAATGAGATGGCCGAAAGAGTATTTAGTGCAACTGGCTTTTGGTCTACAATGAAAATCAAAGACAGCGCTGCTGAAGTCATGCAAAAACTAATAAACGATGGGCATGAAGTTTTTATTGCTACTATGCCCTGGGAAACGGCAAGAAATTGTATATCTGAAAAAATATCTTGGGTTGAAGAAAACTTACCCTTCTTCAGAACAAAAAACATAATCACCTGTCCTAATAAAAAATTTCTCACTGGCGATGTCATTTTAGACGATGCCCCACATATTATAGAAAATACACCACATTGTAAATATAGAATTATTTATGATTATCCATACAATCAAAATGTAGAAGCTAGCTTTCGTATTAAAAGCTGGAATGAAGCTTACTCAGTCATAAGCAACTTAGAACGATAAGTTAACTTCAAGAGGTATTAATATTGAGGCTCAGTAGTAGTCGGGACAATATAGCTGTTGATATTCAAGCGAAAATTTTTAACAAACATAATGTATGGTCACTCATCTTTAAGCCCACAGAAGGTCTGAAATTTATTACAAGTGATTCCTTTACAAGCGGTAAGGATCTATATCAGAACATGACGCGTAATGTTATAGATAAAATTCAACCTTTTGGTGCGACCCTGAAGGAAACTTTTGTCCTTATTGAAGATGAAAAAATAAAATTAGATAGAGACAATGCTGAAAAATATATGAACAAAATTATCAAAGAAGATTTAACAATAGTTTTTCGAATCATGATAAATAATAAGAACTATGAGTATCAAGTTAATTCATAGAGGTGCTATATGAAGTTAAATAAATTGTTTGAAATGCACGACGAAGAGCTTGATGAGAAAACTCGAAAAAAGATAGCTAAGTTATTCCCAGCAGCATGGAAAAAGGCCCCAGCTAAATTTCATGCAGAAGTTAAAAAAGAATATGACGGAGCCGATTTATCAACTGATATAGATCCAGACGATATTGACAATGAAGATGGACCTATTGAAATAATGACTTCACCGGCTAATCCTCCTGAAACGGTAAATGATGATGATACAGATGTAGCCGTTGAGGTCGAATTTGAGAATGGAGTGTTAACCGTAATTGGTTGGCGAATAATGAGTTGATTTATTATTTTACATCAAGCGACGAAAAATTAACTAAAGACACGTGGGACATTTGGTCATTTTTTATTTCGTTCAAAAAAGAGAGACCAGTTGTTGGATCAAAAGGAATAATCTTTCGGTACAACGATGACCTCTGTGAAGTAGAAGAATTAGTTTCTGGAGCTGAACTAATGCCGATACCTTTCTTGACTGAAGAAATGAAACACGCATTTATAGATGGATGCTTCAAAGCATTTAGAAGGGGATAATATGGAAGAAATGGAAGCTAGAGAATTAGCAAAACAGCGCAATCTTAAACGTGCCGCTAAAAGATACGAACAAAACAAAATGGCAATAGAAAAAGCCAACGAAGATTTACAAAGACGCATATCTAAAAGAACATTAGAGATATTAGATTCAAGTATGAAAAATTTTAAGAAAGGTAAAGTGAGTGATCCCATTGACATTTAGGGGACGTTAAGGTTTCGACTGGAATTGGTTCGGTCTTGGATCGCAAGTAGAGTGCTAAACTCTTAAATTAGCAAAAACACAACTGCCGAAAATTTTGACGCAGATTTTGCTCTGGCTGCTTAAACAGTCCTCGCACGGGTCTTCAGAGTCTAGTCTCCAACATCTGAATTAACCTGAAACAAATCGAGACTTACTTATAGATGATTTCGTTACATCTCTAAGAAAACTATAACGAATTTGATAAAGAGCAGAAGTTGGCTCTTAACTCTTTATCGAGAAAACAATACCAACTAAACTTGTAGAAGTTCTTGATCAGCATTCCAACACGCGGGTCCGACTCCCGCCGTCTCCATAAAGAAGATAAAATATTATCTCTTCTTGAAATTAGAAAGTGTCTAAAGATAAAATACACGAGGTAAAAAATAAACATGCAAATAGGCGATGTAGTTTTATTAAAAAGCGACATGAGACACGCTATGACAATTGGTTTGAAGTCTAAAGATTATGAAGGATATTGGTGGTGCTACTTTTGGCCACTTGATGGCAGTACAGTAGCGCATATTCAATTACCTGAATCAGTACTAATACTAGTAAAACCGAATAAATAAAAAAGCTTAATTAAAAATGTTGTAAATCAATAAGTCTTATAAGCGCAGGGACCCTGGCAACAGGGTCTTTGCCTTTGTTTAAAGGAGGGTATTTATTGTCAATTGAATTTCTGTGTTAATTTAAATTATGTAGGAGGAAAAATGTAAATGCCCTGGATTTGGAATCAACCCATAAGCAAAGATGTATTTGATATTAAATATAAGTTTCACAGAGAATCTGTAGAACAGGTTTTCGATGATATATCTACCGTTGTTTCAACGGTAGAAAAACCAGAAAAAAGAGAGGAGGTTAAAAAACTATTTTATGATACGATGATAGCTGGACGATTTATTCCAGCTGGTAGAATTTTGGCAAATGCTTGGCCGAAAAGTAAAATCAAAAACTTTATGAATTGTTTTACAATCGGAATTCAAGACGACATGAATGCCATATATGATTCCTTGAAAGAGGACGCTAAGATTAGTAAAGTAGGCGGGGGAGTTGGATTTGATATCTCACCGCTGAGACCGAAAGGAACTCCGCTTTCTGTAGGCGGAGAAGCTTCAGGCCCAATTTCATTTTTGAGAATTTTTGATGCTTCAGCAAAAATAATAATGACGGGTGGAGCTAGACGAGCCGCTCATATAGCCCTCTTAGCAGTAGACCATCCGGACGTTGAAGATTTTATTACCTGTAAACAAGGTGATAAGAATCGTGCCCTCACTCAGTTTAACATTTCTGTAAAGATTACCAATAAATTCATAGATGCTGTCGAGAAAGATTTAGATTGGGACTTAGTGTTTGATGGCAAAAAGTACAAGACGGTCAAAGCAAAATATTTATATGACTTGATGGTCAAGAATGCTTATACTAATAACGAACCAGGCATGTTCAATGTTGATACAATCAACTTCTATAACAATGGCTGGTGGATTTTTGAGATTCACGAGTGCAATCCTTGTGGCGAGATTTCTATGGAAAAATATTCTTCTTGTAATCTTGCGTCACTAAATCTTACTACCTACATACTAGAAGCTTTTACACCAAAGGCTTCATTTGATTTTGATCTGTTCAAAAAAGATGCTGCAATGGGAATCAGATTTTTGGATGACGTATTAGATGCCGCCGACTATCCGTTACCAAAAATAGCCGAACGCATGATGCAGACTCGGCGAATTGGTTTGGGGATTACTGGACTTGGGGATGCCTTCGCTATGATGGGCATGAAATATGGAAGCGAAGAATCAAAGAAGCTGACAAAGAAAATTGCTACAGTCTTTAGGAATGCCTCATATGAAACTTCGGTAGGACTTGCTGCTGAAAAGGGTATGTTCACAGTTTGCGATAAAGAAAAGATTCTCCAATCTAATTTTGTTAAGAAGTTACCTGAAGCTATTCAAGAAGGAATTAAGCAATACGGCCTCAGAAACATAGCTTGTAATGCTATTGCGCCGACAGGTACAATTTCTTTGACCTTTGGCCAAAACTGTTCGTCGGGTATTGAACCCATCTTTTCCTTTGAATATAATCGACGCGTTCGCACAAAGAATGATCCAGATGTATATACTGAACAAAAAGTTATGGACTATGCGTGGCGCCTATGGACCGAGCAGAATAGTCATAGCAAAGAAGCGATTATCAACGCTTTGAAAGAAGAACCAAAACCCAAAGATGTATCAGCTCAAGCTTGGGAACCTCGCCGAGATCTGACTGATGTCGTGAAACATCCAGAGTTCTTTGTAACTACTAAAGACGTATCGGCCAAAGACTCAATAGATATACAAGCAATCTTCCAAGAGTATATTGATCAAAGTATTTCTAAGACTCTAAATCTTGCTCCAGGGACTACGTTTGAAGAGTATAAGGATCTTTTCATGTACGCTTACAAGAAAGGCCTTAAAGGGTTCACTACGTTCAATCCAGAAGGTTCTATGAAAGGTATTCTAGAGTACAATGAACCAGTTGAAACTAAAGATTCTGATTATGTAGTAAGACGTAACGCTCCTAAGCGTCCTGACGAGCTTGAATGCGACATACACCAAGTAACAGTTAAAGGGCAAAAGATCGTAGTCTTAGTTGGAAAACATAAAGGCTCTTTATATGAGATTTTTGCCGACGATGATCAATCTAATAAAATTGACATCAAGTATGACAAAGGCATCATAAGAAAAATAAGTCGTGGACGTTATGATCTTATTGTCAAGAACGGCGAAGAGAAGCTCATAGTAGAAAATTTGAGTAAAAACTTTGGTGGAACCTACGGCGTGTTGGCTAGACTTGTTTCTATGTCATTGAGGCATGGGACGCCGCTGCAATTCGTAGTAGACCAACTTGGAAAATCAAACGAGTTCGTTGGATTTGAAAAATCAGTATCACGTGTTCTTAAGAAATATATTAAAGACGGCGAGAAGGTCATGACTGGTGAAGTTTGTCCTGAGTGTGGAAACGAACTACAATTCAAAGAAGGTTGCGTAAGCTGTCCTAATTGCTCTTGGAGTCGATGTTTATAAGCTCAAGATAATTACATGAAAGACACGAAGGCCATGAAGCCTGTTCCTCTAATTGGCGATCATTGGCGATCAACTTATGGCCTATTGTTTGAATCTATTTTCGCTGGCGATCCAGACGCAGAATTCGAAAATAGTCGAGAGGATCTTAAGAAAGGCAAACTCCGCTTTGATTTAGTATTGACCACCGGAATATTGCGAGAGTTAAAGTCGGCAATCAAGAAAGTAGATTCCGATTTCAAATGCATTAACAAAACTGGCGAGATTGCTTATACTACTATAGATCTTAAAAAGAACTTACTCTATACACAACTATTCACAGACAAGACTGCTTATGCTGATCCTGACGACTATAATTACGGCAACCAAGATTGGTACGCTGAAATTGGAATCAATCTTAGCTCAGGTTCTATAGTAGATTTCAATGTGAGTTATGATACATGAACGTCTTGACTTTACAACAAAATGAGAGCTATTATTCAAAAAGCTTAAAGTGGTTCTTTACAGTAGTACGAAAAGAGCCGCTCGAAGTCCTAACCTTTTACTTTGATGATTATCCAAGAAACAGCGGATGGGATATAAAACCCTTGAAAAAGTTACCAGGACTTCTAAGTGAAGTCATACGAAAATCTAATAACACTTTTCTTAAAGCTGCTAATAAAGACTGTGAAAGAATAGTCAAACAGATATTTAGATCTAAGAATTTCACTTACGGCGAAGAATACTAAACTCAAGATAACTACATGAACTTCCAACACTTACTCAAAGACTCAATATTTACGCGTCCAATAATTCGCTGGGTCTTTGAAAAAGATAAACTTAAGTGGGCTGCAACTATTTCTAGTGTAGAAAAAGCATGCCCATTAATGTGGGCTGCTATAGATGAAGTGTTGCCACATGTAACACGTCGAGTAAAAGAAACATTAAAATCTACTACCAATCTTTTTGCAAGTAGTGTTGGCGACAATTTATGGCTTAGTTTTTCAAAGCCCAAACAATCGGCATTCGATAGTAAAATAAGTTTTTCTTCTCCAGCTATAACTTTCGTAATAGACAAAAACTTTGATGTGTCGGCGAGAATACCTTGATAGAATATAGACAAAAAGGTTTACCAACTTACAGATATTATTTTATCAAAGATGTTTTCGAAAAAGAAGAAGACATAGTTGAGCGCTGGGATAAAGATATAAAGCTTAAGCTTGATGGATATACAACTGAATGGATTTTGAAAATTAATAGACACAAGACTAACTATTCTAAGTTGTCCATAACACTCGCTCGAACTTTCTACAACGAACATCAGATATATACTAATTTAGAAATAGGTCTTTACAGAGATGGTTTTCATATAACACTTGTAGATCTTAACGATACAGAGTTACGAAAATACCTATTTGGAGATATAAACAGGTCTACTGCATGGACACAAGAAGTGGCTAAAGTTGCTCTGATAGCTAATGAAATAACAACTGAGATTAAGAAATTCATCGGCGAGAAAAATAAAGAATGAAAATTCATGACAGCCGAGACAATAACGATTACATAGTCAGTCTCGATTTTGTAGGCAATGCAGCCACTCTAAAATGGGATTCGTTTGCAGCCAAGGAGACTGCTCCTACAGATCAAAAGTTTTTCCTACATGATCTATTCTCTGAACTAAGAGCAGGTGAGACTACCATAATTTCAATTAATATTTTTGAACGCAGATTTTTGATTAAGAAGATTTGGGAAATGGAATGAAGCTTAAAATTTGGCAATATCCAGACGACTTTGACCAAGAAAATTTACCTCGGAGCAAATGGAAGTATGATTACTTTATAACAGGCTTGGACAAAATTATTTCCCGTAATGCCATGCCGCGTATGATGCCAGTACATCTTTGGTACAACTACCATGAAGAGAAATGGAATATTCAATTTTGTCAAAGAGCCTATAAAGTTGAACTAATAGTAAAACCAGAATTTAAATCAGAGATAAAACAATTGAAAGGTCTACCAGAAGAAGTTAGTTTCTTCTATAGGATTCTAATTTTGTTTGCTTTTGTCCATAACGATTATGAAGAAGTCCACAAAATTAGAGAGAAATACTTTGGCAACAATGATACTACACTTATGAAAAGCGACGAATGATATGTGGATACAACGACGTGAGACTAATTATATCGCTGACGTCTATTTCAAACATTCTTGGAAAGACAAGGTTACAGTCATGTGGACCAGCACAGGAACTGATCCAAAAGAACATGTTTGGACAATGACGTTTGATGAATTTGTATTGAACTACTTAAAGCATGCTAAACTAATAACACACGACACTAGCGCTGAAGACTATTTTGTTATAAAGAGCATCTTTCACAAAAGATAATCTAATGGGGATGATCTGGTATAAAAGAGCTGTTAGTTATAATGTACAAGTAGGAACTGGCGGTGCGGCTGTTCACTATTTATTGTATAAGGAAACTCCTCCAACATTAAAAACTATCAGATTTGAATCTGGTGCAGAAGAACGTTATGCAGGCCAGAAAACTGGACTAACGACTTGGAAGGTTACTCCCGTCCTAGCTGGTAAATTAACACTAGCTGACGATCCGCCAAAAATAGACGAAGAAGATTGCAGAAAATTTTTTCGTTGGATTTGGTGGGCTGACTTATGAAGTTAAAACTATTAAAAGGAGCAACGGCCAAGTTTACTATAAACTTTAGTTCTGATGAAGTTGTTTTAAGGTGGTCAAGTGGCAGCGAGGGTTGGATTAACACTACGATAATGCTCAAACAGTACTTGACTCAAGATTTTAAAGTTTTAGAAGTAAGTGAAACAGAAGCTCGTTATTTAATTAAATCAGCATTCTCGTTAATCAACTAAAGATAATTTCGACACACATATATACTATACACAAGGTGGTAACGTATCATGGCTGACGTTTTAGCGCAGAGAGTCCTTGTGCTTAACAAGGGCTACAATCCAATCAGAATCATCAGCGTGCGCGAAGCGTTCATAAAACTCTACGCAGAAGTCGCTGAAGTAGTCACCGTCGAAGAAGGTAACTACTGCAACTATGATTTCAACTCTTGGGCAGAAGTCTCTGAGTTGAAAGAAAAGTTGGAAGATCTTGGAGAGCTCGATGATGTAGTCTACACTGCTAGATTCATACTCATCGTGCCCAGGATCATCAGACTTCTGGCTTATGACAAGGTTCCAAAGAGGACGCTCAAGCTGACCCGAAAAAACATTTACGCACGAGACTTGAGTACTTGTCAGTATTGCGGTAAGGAGTTACCAACTGAAGACTTGAATCTCGACCACGTCATGCCAAAGTCTCAAGGTGGTCAGGCGACTTGGACAAACCTTGTTTGTTCTTGTATCGTTTGTAACACTAAGAAAGCAGGCAGGAGTCCGAAGGAAGCTCACATGAAATTGATCAAGCTTCCGGTCGAGCCAAAGTATAATCCAATGCTCCAGGTCCACATCGAGAGCGAGAAGTATGGTGCCTGGAAGAGCTTCATCAGCGAAGCTTATTGGACCACTGAATTGCATTAGGGAAGACAGCGGGAAGATAAAATCTCTTAAAGAGATAATGAAGCATCGGTTTGCTATTCAATCTTCCCGCTAATTCTCCATATACGCCGGCTTAGCTTATTTGGCAAAGCGCCTGATCCGTAATCAGGAGAGGCCCGGTTCGAGCCCGGGAGTCGGCTTTCTACACAAGATAATTAAATGATCTACTATTACAATAGGGGCGCATCGCACGGCACTGGCGTCGATAAAGGCAAACACTGGATAGAGTTTTTAGTGACGTTCGACGGGGGCATGGGTGGTACTGAACTTACTCAGCAAGAATTAATCAAAGAAGTATTTAGTTACGCTCAGCGCGGATATATAATAGAACTAAACATATCAAAAAGTTTTTTGATACAACAGCAAGCTAAAAGTCAAGGCCTTAAGTATGTAGATCTTAAATTGGAAAAAATGTGTGACTTACTATAGAGAATTTTGGACAGAAGGCAATAAACATATAGCTGATTTTTATGCTACCTATGGAGAGGCGCCAAATATTTTTGCAGCTTTAAGCGAACAGAAATTCATACGGAGAATATTTAAATACGCTGCTGATGGTATGATCCTTCGACTTCATATTGATGACAGGCTAAAATGAAAATGGTTAAATCATTTACTTGGTTCGGTAATAAACTTTTCAGGGTCTTTCTCTATAAACGCATATCTGCTACTACAAAAGCAAAAGCTATTTGGGCAGAAAGGAATTTTTTGGGTTGGGAAAAGGGTGAATTACTTCACACAAAGTATGGTTGGAGTTTAGAGTATCATTCTACGGGACAAGGACCGGGCTCTATACATAAACATATTTCCTTAAACTCAGTAGAGCTACCAACAGAGACGCTTCCGAAGCTAAAAGAAATTTCTTGTCAAAACTTAATGAAGCAAATTTTTGAATGGGAGTGGCAATGAAATTCACAAGAATGGACCCACAATATTATAGTAAAAATATTTTTGCTTTTAACTATGGGGAGTATAAGACTGGACAGGGCTTGGCCGCCTATTATGACTATGATCTTCCGAGCCGCAATAAATGGTCTTGGGGTATAATGATGTCCCATAATGAGTTAACTAAAAATAATTTATTGCCGCCAATTAAATATGATGAAATACCCAGTCAAGCCCTTCATAGTTTGATAGTAGACTTATTTACTTTACCAAAAATAAAATTTAATCCGGCTCAAGATCCTGTCCATAGTAAATTTGAATGGTCTTAGCGAAATTATGAAAGTGGCCTACGGAAAATATAGCAAATGGTATAAGCCCAGCGACCACATGGTTATTGGTTGCTCAACAAAAGAAAAGTCCATATTGATTCTTCCGAGTCTTTTAGATATAACTTGGTATATAGCTAGTATAAAAGAATATCAGATGTTAATAAAAAATATATTTGAGGCCATAAAAATAGAGAACAAAACTTAGTTTCGATCACAAGATAAATTACCAATGAAAGGCATAGATATGTATATGAATCAGTCGCTCGCAACATTCCAACAGACCCAAACTACAGATACTGTTTGAACTTTTGCGGGGAGTGCGTAATACAGACTTCCCAAAGTGGAAGTCTTTTTTGTTGAAGGTGGCATATGAGGAGGAAAAAGAAAAGGATTCAGCGTTGGAGACAGAATTCTTGCGAAGGCAAGGTTGACTTCAAATCTATCGAGACGGCGGAGAAAGCAGCAGCCAGGTTGAATGAAAAGAAGAACAGACCTGGATATCATGAATTAGAAGCTTACCAATGTTCCTTCTGTAAAGGATGGCATATTGGTAAAAAGTATACGCCGGCGTAGCTCAATGGCAGAGCGGTACCTTTGTAAGGTAAGGGTTGGGGGTTCAAGTCCCTCCGTCGGCTTAAACATAGAGCCGTAGTGTATCGGTTTAGCACGCGAGACCGTCAATCTCGAAGGGCGGGTTCAACTCCCGTCGGTTCTGTATGAGAAAATTATTTCTTGTTTTGTTTTTATTCGTAGCTGCTCTTTCATTTGCTAATAAGAGCTGGTATGTAGATCAGAATGGAACTGGCATAGGAAACTGTGGACCGGCAACGGTAGCTATGATGATTTCTTATACAGAACACGTTCGCATTCCAGTACAAGTAATTCGGGAAGAGATAGGATATACAAGAGATGATGGCAGTACAGATCTTGAAGAGTTATCAGGTGTTCTTGAGCGTCATAAAATTCGTTATTCTAAAACAGAAATAAAGACGAAGGTTGATTTGGATGAGCTTTTGGAAACTCATCACATAGTTTTAGTTGACGTAGATATGAGCTATATCCCTAATAAGAGCAACTATGATAAAGGTCACTACTTGATTCTGTCTAGCTATAGTGAAGGGACTTATGAGGCTCAAGATCCTCTTAATGGATCTGATGTTCATTACAACGCTGATGCAATATGGTCAGCTATGAAAACGAGAGAAGTACTTGTAACTGGTAATGGAAGACTGCCACTAGTAGGTTTTGGATTTATTACCCAAATACTATTAGTCATCGACATTAGTGCTATCGTAGTTCCGAAGAAAATTATTTTGCCGTGTTAGCTCAGTTGGTAGCAGCGTTTCCTTGGAGAATGCTTTTTTAAGAGAGCACTGTCCTAAGGAAAAGGTCCCCAGTTCAATTCTGGGACACGGCTCTCGTCTCGACACATAGACGCATGGGTAAAACTCGAGTCAAGACCCAAGTATTCTAAAGTCTAATAGAGCAGCTTTCTAGAAAGCTATCGAGTACTTAATTAGACATTAGCTGAACGATATCGCATTGCGATAGTAGGCGAAGTATTCAATGGCAAAGCGGTAAAGGTGCGACAGCCGGGAGAGACCGGCTTTATTTGGAATCATTGCTCGTTGAGCAAAAGTAATATTTATAGAGGAGTTAAAATGAAAAGATTCAAGAATCTGTTCTTGTTTTTGGCTGTTCTTGTATTAGCGTCAGCTAGTGCTTGGGCGATGCCAGCGGCAGGTAAGACTCTTACCATCGGATTGGTACTGGTCGGACCTTACAATGATCTAGGATGGAGTCAGGCAAATTATGATGGCGTTCAATACGTCGTCAAGAATGTTCCTGGAGTTCAGTTCATTTATATTGACAAGGCTAATCCAGCAGACAGGCCGGGAACGACAGTGTCTCAACTAGCTGAAAGTTTGGTTGCAAAGGGCGCGAAGCTAATTATCTTCAGCTCAGATGATATGGGTGATGAGGCAGTTAAGTTTGCTACAGCGCATCCTGATATTTTCGTTGTTATGACTTCTGGTAGCCAGGTATGGAATGCTGGAAAAACCTATCAGAACCTACCGAACATGATTAACATCATGGGTCGTATGGAATTTGGCAAGATGATCGCAGGAGTTGCCGCCGCCATGACGACAAAGACTGGTAAAATTGGTTACCTCGGACCACTTATCAATGATGAAACGAGGCGATTGTGTTCTTCAGTATATCTTGGAGCCAAGTACGCTTGGACAAATTACTTGAAGAAAGATGCTGCTAAGCTTCAATTCAAGGTAACTTGGATTGGATTCTGGTTTAACATTCCGGGTATCACTTCAGATCCCTCACAAGTGGCCGATGCATTTTTCAATGATGGTTACGACGTGGTAGTTTCTGGTATTGATACTAGCGAAGTTGTTACAGAGGCAGCAAAGTTTACGGCTCAAGGCAAGAAAGTTTTCGCAATTCCTTACGATTACTCAAGCGCCTTCGCCGCTTCACCTGAGGTTAATTTGGGCGTTCCTTATTTTAATTGGGGTCCTGCTTATGTAGTAGCTGCAAAAGCTGCAATGGGTGGTTCTTGGGTTTCCCACTTTGAGTGGAACTCCCCCGACTGGAAGAATGTTAACAACCCTGATACATCAGCGGTTGGTTTCAACAAGGGCAAGGCACTTTCACCTAAGGCTTCGGCTGCAGTTGATAAGTTTCTTTCCGAACTTGCATCAGGACTTAACCTATGGAAAGGTCCTATGAAGCTTCAAGATGGTAAGACCTACTTGGTCGATGACCAGAAGGCAACAGATCAGCAGATCTGGTATTTGCCTCAACTCTTGGAAAATATGCAAGGACAGAGCGTTTCGAAGTAGTATTACAATTAGAGGGCAAGGCTTCTTGCCCTCTTTCACTCGCCCTTGGCCAAGTGGATTAAGGCAGAAGACTTTGGATCTTCTATGCGCAGGTTCGAATCCTGCAGGGCGAATATTTACACTGTCCCGTAGCTTAGCTGGCCGAAAGCGTCTGTCTCTGGAACAGAAGAGCCTCCGTTCAAATCGGAGCGGGACAAAAAGAAAGGGAAACATGGAACTAATAATTTCAATCGGTCTCCCCGGCTCTGGCAAATCTACTTACTATCGCACAGCGCTTGCGAAAAGTCACACACAAATCTCCAAGGATCTAATGAGCGGCTCTCCAACTAGAAAAAATCAGATTCAGATTGACATGATTACTCAATCTCTAACTAAAGGATTGAATGCAGTAATCGACAATACTAGTGTCACAGCTGAAGTTCGGAGGCCTTTAATTGAGCTCGGCCACAAACTTGGCGCAAAGGTAATTGCGTATTACTTTCCGACTTCAGTCAAAGATTGTATTGCTCGCAATGCTCAGCGAACGGGTAGGGCTAAAGTACCAAATGTGGCTATCTACACTATGGCAAAGAAGCTTCAAGGGCCAACAAAAGCTGAAGGCTTTGACGACATAATTACGATCAATTGAGGCATCTATGAATGAAACTGATCATCCTATTTTTCAAAGCTTGACTGATTTTAATTGGTATAAGTCTTCGCTAGACGTTGCCAGTCGTTACCATTTCCGCCACCGTGGAGAGCCTAAGAAATATCCTTGCAAGCTTCTTCACTCCGAATTTGATTCAGATTCTAACGGACCTGACGGTTATAATCATTCTTTCATTTACTTACAGGAAGTCAAGTGTCCGATGTGTGAACACAAAGAGTTTGTGTGGCCACAAATTGAGGACGAAACATGAACCAAGAAAATACAAAAAAGCTTTTAGATCGATTCAATTTCTTTCAGCCCACTATGCATAATCCAAGAAGATTTTGGGGCTTTGAATGCGGAGACGGTTGGTTTGAGTTGATTTGGAAGCTATGTGAAGATTTAGATGAAATGCGAAAGCATTTAATCATTATTCCAGAAGATCCATTTCAGGCTCTTCAAGTCAAAGAAAAATTCGGCGGATTAAGATTTTACATCAATGGGTGTAGCAATGACATGTTCCAGCGAATTCTCAAAGCTGAACATGATTCTTTTTCAATTTGTGAAAATTGCGGAAAGGCAGGCGAGCTCAGACCGGGCGGATGGGTTAAAACTCTTTGTGATGAATGCTGCGAAGCTCGCTATGTAGAAGATTGTAGCATGTGTCATTTGTGCCATGATCCAAACGAAGAAACTATTCAAGCTATTCAAGAAGCTCGTGGAAGCGAAAATATTTCTCCCGAGCCATTAGAGCCTATTGAAAAACTACTTGAGGACTATGATAAGAGGAATCCATGATCTTAGCGTTTAAACTAACAATGCCTGGTTCGCCAAGTTGGAATGGAAAATGGAGCGGCGAAGGTCGACTCTATGCACGAACTCGAACAGTCACAAAGAAAAAAGGCGAAGAGGTTTTGGGCGGATCTGACAAGAAATTCTTCGGCTATCGCTGGTCTGATGGTTGGTTTGCTAGTGTTGAAGTTGAACAAGTGAACAGCAACGAAAAAAGAAAACTCACAAAAGATTCAGTTGGATTTGCTAGCTATGATTGGATGATAGATTCAATTCTAACTCACGGCAAAATCTTAGCCTCTTAGCTTTTTCAAAAACGTACCAAACATTGGCAGTAAAGACGCAAAGATAAAAGCGAAGGAGGGACCGCTAATGAGTGATTTCAATGTTGAAGATGATCTAGTATATAAGGTGTCCGATGGCGACCCAGATACTGACGACAGCGATGATTTGGATCCATCCGATTTTCCTGATTTCGACATTCCAGATGATTTTGATCCCGATGATGACGATGCTTTCGATGACGACAACGTCCTTGATGATTTTGAGGATGACGATATCGACATCGATATAGACGAGCAGTAAAAACAAAACAATTGGCCAGCTTTGTCGCTGGCTTTTTTGTGTGTAGTAAGAAAGATAATTCTATGGCAAGAGCAGTAAAGAGATTAGTCGTCGGTCAACAATATATAGATAAATCGCCAAGTGTACCAAAGGCCTTTTTCTTAATAAAAGTTAAATATATTGATAAACGTACTCGCCGACCAGCTATAAGTCGATTAGCTAAAATAACTCGTAAAGGTGTCACTTCAGACATATACCCTTTGAGTGGCGGCTATGAGTTTCAAGATGACGCTCATACCAAACGCACATACAACAAACATGAGTTCATCAAATTCATTTACAAAAAAATAGATACGGAGTTTTAATATGAAGAAGCTATTATTAACCTTAGCCTTATTATTAGTAGCAGCAATAAGTTTTGCTACTTCAACTGTTACCGACTGGAGCAAATATTGGACTAATAGACTCACTACTGTCGGCGTAGTAGCTGGCGTAACTAAAGTCAATGCGTTATATTTAGTGAACTTTGTAGGAACACCAACAAATAACGAACTTAGAATAATAGTAACCTGTAGTGATCCTACTGTTGTGTTTACTAAGTATGATAATATAGCTATATCAGCCGCTATCATAAAGAATTTGAGTGCCATCAAAACATATAATGGATTGACAACAATATACATAGTCACTTTTCCTTACACGAGAGCTATGTTTGTCAAAGATTTATTAGCACCACCGAAGAAACAAAATTTAATGAGTATAACGGTATTAAAAGATGAAACCCAAAAAAAGAAATAATACTCGAAAACCTCGAACGACACTACCAGCAGCACCAGTCATTGTTCAACTTCAACAACCGCCAGCTCTCATTGAAGAAAAAAAGTCTCCTCTTAGAAATTTATTTGAAAAGTGGATTGCTCCTCTTATCTTAGCAATTATTGTGGCAGCTGTTAGCTACACATTTTTAGATCGACTAACTAAAGTTGAAAATATTCTGGCCGATTTACAAAAAACTGTAACTGAATTAGATACTAGTTATTCCAAAGACTCTGAAACTAAAGGGTCGATGGCTGCTGACGTTAAGCAATTAGATAGATGTTGGCATCTTGAAGGACGAAGATGATTTATTACCACAAGAGCGATAAAGAATGGTATGAAACATGGGCGTGGCCGAAAGCTGACGTTCAAATTTATGTAGAAACACTAGGCCACGTGAGTGCTTCATTTAAGCGTTCTCTTATTATTGATGAATGGAATTATGAATATATAGTTTCTCACTTTGATTATGAAGAAGAACGTTTCGTTCAAGCCGCTGATCATCAATTAGAAACACTTGTTAAAATGATCTTCAATCCAAAATGGACTATCGAAGATCAAAGACCCGCAAAATAGCATATTTTATTTCATTAAGGAAGTAATATAAATGTCGACTAATATACCTGTAATTAACGTCAAAGGAAAAACTTTACCTGAAGCTTATGAAAAAGCAATCATGGCTCTTTATGATAATGGTTGCCGTATGAAGACTCAATATGATAATCCAGATTCGCCACCTTCAATAGATGCTACTGCCAACATCACAATTGAAGATCCCGAGGCTGAGCCCATGATTTATAAATTCTTTCCGGGCGGAATTGAAGACCTTCATGAATACGTGATTGAACTTCAGGGAGCTAAAAATCATTGGGTCAGGGCTATGGACGATCCAAATGACAAACGATGGGAATATACTTACAATCAAAGGTTGACTAAGTGGGGCGAGTGGAAAGAAAAGTCGGGCCAGATGACGCCCACATATACTGCAAAAGCATTTGAACAAAATGGTCCAATTAATCAAATCAAGTTAGCTGTCAAGAAATTGATCGAAACGCCACATTCGCGAAGAGTTCAAGCAATCACTTGGATGCCTTTTATAGATAATGAAGTAAGTGATCCGCCATGTCTACAGTCGATGTGGTTTAGAATGCTCAAAGAAGATGATGTTTATTACCTTAACTCTAATATTCGATTTAGAAGTAATGACGCGTGGGGAGCTGCATTTCTAAACATGTTTGGTCTCACTATGTTCATTCGAAAGGAAGTAGCCAATCCAATTGCAGTTGGTCTAAACGCAACTGTAAAACTAGGAAGAATCAATTGGCAAGCTGATAGTTTTCACATATATGGAAAAGACATTAAAGGCGTAGAGCAAAAATTGCTTCCAAGACTCTCCCCCTATAGTTTTAATGATAGAGTTTGGAACTTTAATGATCCTATAGTGCAAGATATCTGGAAAGACGCTAAAGATGAAGTTTTGAACAAAATAAAAGAATACGACAAAACTCACCAATGACAGGAATTTATATACTAACAAACAAAATAAACAATAAAAAATACGTGGGACAAAGTGTAAATATAGACCTAAGAAATAAACGACACCATAAGGACTCTATAATCGATCGGGCAGTCAGGAAGTATGGTCGCATTAATTTTTCAATAGAAAAATTTGCTTGCTCTGAAAATAACTTAGATTGGTTAGAAAAAGAGTGGATTAAATACTTAGATTGTTTAATACCAAAAGGCTATAATATTCTTGAGGGCGGCCAAAATAATAAACACCATCTTACAAAAAATCAGAAAGAAAATTTAAGCTTAAAATTAAAAGGCGTAAGAAAATCAGAAATTACTCGGCTGTCAATGAAAGAAAATCATGCCGATTTTTCGGGAGAGAAAAACCCTATGTTTGGTAAAAAACAATCTGAAAAAACAAAAAGTGAGATTAGAGAAAAGAACAAAGACAAAACTTTTTCTAATGAAGCTCTTTCAAAAATGAGCGTCTCTGCAAAAGTTCGGACCAAAAGATCTTCAAGAGATGAAAAAGGTAGATATTGCCAAAAGCCAATAGAAATTATAGCTAAAACACCAGGGGCCATTAGGAAGATTGAATATTCTGGCTCAGCCGCAGTTGAGGTAGAAACCTTTGGCAACCAAGGAACTAACTAAACGACTTCTTAGGGGTCTAGGTACTTGTGAGAGCTGTAAGTTCGGTATTAAAATAGAGTTTTGGACTAACATAAAATGGCCAGCTCATTCAAACCCAGGTAATTGGAAAATAGAAAAAGACGGTTATTCTTGTCTTAAGAAAGAGAGCCCAGAAATTGATAGAATCTTTTGTGAGACAGAGTGGGAAAAACACGACATTGAACCTTCAAAAGAATTTATGGGAGCATCTTCAAATGAGAGGTATGCAATAAGAACTACGTTTAATCGCAATCTTTTAAACCAAAGAAGGTTCTGTAAAAGAATTGATGACCTTAGGTATAGTGCTCACGATTATCTTAAATGGAAAGAAGAAAATGACAATTAATGATTTTCTATTTGAAGTAAAAAATGCACTTAATAAGTTAAACGACGAAGATAAAGACTACATAAAGTCTACTAAAGATGGCGGCGAATTACACTTCAGTCTTGGAATGTGGCTTCGAAATAATTGGAACTTATGGCGTGGTGGCCCAATGGTAGATTTCTTTAAAGAGCATGGAATTTGGCATGCCGACGACATGAGCGCAATTATACTTTGTTCCTATACGCGAATGCTTAAGAACGAAGATGTAAAATTTGAGGAACAAGTCCAATTCTATAAAGACTATTGGGCTAAAAATAAGGTACAAGAATAAATGACTCTACAAGAAGCAGAAAGATTTGTCGGCAAAGAAGTCAACTATATGAATTTGACTGGCGTCTTACAAAGAGTAAGCGAATTAAATAACACCCAGATGATTCTTGGTTATACTGATAATGGCATTGTAATCAACATAGTTCTTTATAGGTGCAAAGATGAAAAGGGTGATTGGGTAGACATCGAACAACTACCAAAGGAAGCATAATGGACTTTAATAAATTTCCCGTAAGCAAAGAACCATTTACGAAAACATTTACTGATGAGCAAAAAATAGATTGGCCAGAAAATTTGAGTGCTCGATTAAAGAGTTGGATGATTCTTCTTATGCAGTCAAAAGCTGATGAACTAGGCATCACTGAAGATAATTTAGACTTCATGTATATGTTTAAGCTCGAAGATAATTACGGCGTCATTGCACGTTGGAGAAAGACACCAGACAGACCAATTACAGTCAAGATGCCATTTGATTTGATCAAGACGGCTTATAGTTGGAAATTGACAATAGAAGAATATTTTTCGCCAGTCTAATAACTCTATTCACTACCATGTTTTCCGCCGCCGAATATAATGTCTATTAATTTAAGCTTAGCGTAGCGTGGAATTTTGCTTGAGGAATTTATAAATTTTACAGCAGGGTTGTTGCCAAGGCTATCTACGTCGTGCCCGCCGCCACTAAAACCACCATCTGCATAATAAGCAACAAAATAATAGCCAAAGTCTTTTGTATCTATACCATAGCCCGGACTTTGGATGCCATTATCGGTTTGCCATCCATAAATAAAGAGTCTCATTTTAATTATCTTTGCATATATAATCCTGTTATGACTCCTATTGAAAATGAAGTTTATGTAATAGATGTGTTGAAAGCAGCTAAACTATTGGGGAAAGAAGGAACGCCTAAAGTGGCTCAACTATTTTTCCTCTACAAAGATTTTAAAGATGGCGATTTCGTTTTCAAGGAGAAAGAGGCAGATAAAAAGATATATGAAGTTAGAGTAACACCTGATCAACTTCAAAAACTCATTAAACTTAAAGCAATATCCAAAGCAGAAAAAGGACCAGATAGAACGAAAACACTTCTATCACTAATGTAACAAAGAAAAGGAGAAAGACAATGATAACGATTCCAGAATTGATCAAGAAAGACAGAGAGGTTAAGAGGACCCCAATCGGCAAGATCGCAATCCGCGATTTGGTTGGTAACAAGAAAAGGGTTTTCGGTGGTGGCAAAATTACAATCGAGTCACTAATTCGCAAAGAAGGCCGTGAGCCAGGCGGTGAACCATACGGTTATAAGATCTAGCCTGATGGTAATTGTGGTCGCTTCTCTCAAGATAACTAAGAAGCGACCACAATAGAGAGGACACTAATGACACAGGATATGTATAATTTACTTAAGCAGATAGACGAAGAGACCAAGCCCACTGGCAAAAAGAAATTGAACGAGGCTAAAGGCGGCGATCCTAGAAAAATAGCAAAGAAGATTTTTATAGAATTAATGGATCCCGATATTGTCGAGGGCGGAATGGAAAACATGGAAGACAATCTAGACGATGTGATGGTTGGAAGCGATCCAAATAGTCCAGAAAGCTCAGCGCTTCGAAAAGAAGTTAAGAAAGCCATAATGGACTATATTAAACAGACCAAAGCTTTTATAAAAACTTTGAAATAATTTCTAACTTATCCGCATAAGTAATAAGATAAAACAAACACAAGTTTCGAAGTAGAGTTATACTTCAAACTGAAGAAGGAGCAAATGACAAAACTTTCTTGGCCGATCAGACACCCCATATACCCAGTAGCAGCCTTTAATTATGAAGGAGAAGGTGTGTAGCAGGCGCGGCTGACTTTGTCACTTGGAAAGCCCCCTGCTAGGTTCAAACCTGGTAGAGGGCTTTTTTATTGCCCGGAAATCGGGGAGAAGTTAAGGCCTGGTCAATCAATGAGAATGACCTGAGAGCCGCTTTATTGACAAACAGTGAACTTAGGCCAGAGGCACGGTAAAACGGAGTCGTTACCTAATTCACTCATATCGTATTCCTAAAGGGAATACGGCTAGACAATTAGTAATTAATCAGGGGCTCAGTGCACTAGACTGGGTCCCTTCTATTCAGGGTGTGGCCTAGTGGTAAGGCGCGACGTTCGGGACGTCGACATCGGTGGTCCGAATCCACTCACCCTGACTTTCGGGATGTAGACCAGTTGGTAGGTCGCCTGCGTTGGAAGCAGGACGTCGCGGCGGTCCGAATCCGCCCATCCCGAAATCGAGACTCAAGCTTTCGACTCGAACCCGCAAGATAATTTTAGGAGTCGAAAATGAGTCAAACAAAAGATAAGCATCACGAATATATGGTTGAACGTCTCAAAGATGTCGAAGCTCGTAATAGAAGAAATAAGATACATAATGAAAGAAGACGCGAATTAAAACAATGGTTTTTTGATTATAAGAGTAAACTGAAATGTATCAAGTGTGGCGAAAATCCACATCCTGTTGCTATGGATTTTCATCATCCAAATCGCGATAATGAAAAAGGAATTTACAAACTGAAAATTCGCTCAGATAGAACAGAACTTCTAAAAGAGCTTAGTAAATGTATCCCAGTCTGCGCCAATTGTCATAGAATAATACATTGGGAAGACAAAACACTAGGTAGAAGTCGTAAGAACTTAATGGTCCCATCGAATATCAGCTAGTTCGCCAGCCCTTCAAGTTGGAGAAGGCGGGTCGGCACCGCCTGGGACTATACATGCTGCTGAACGGTTCGAAAAGACATTGAACGTTATGGCCCGCTTATTTAAAAGCCGTCTATAAAATCAGTCTCCTGCTCTATCCCCTAGTCAGCCGAAGGGCTTCTTAGGCCTCTCAGGTCATGAGCAAGGATGGTTCTAGATAAGTAAGTAGCATTTCTTGGGAGAGCGGCGAAGTTGGAGAGTCGCGGGAGTCCGTAAAATTCTTGCCGTTCGGCTGAGTCGGGTTCGAATCCCACCTCTCCCATATTTCATGCGTCGGTGGGTGAGTGGTCAATGCCGGCCGTAACCCGGCTGCCTCGAGCGGAGTTGGGTTCTCCAATATACAAGATAATATTATGAAAATGAAATTTGAAGATTTAAAGACAGGCCAAATTGGCCATGCTACTTATGGGCAGTTATCTTATTATTTGTATGTCAAACAGAAAACTGCTAACTCTGTGTTAATCTGGACTAACTTCAGAGACGCACTCAAAAAGAATACGCCGCCTAACTTATTACCACCAGCAATGTTGAGTAGTCCAAAACCAACAAAATTCATTTACGAATTGAATAATAACGAATGGCATCAAAGCTATTTTATTACATTCAAGCCTTCTAAGTCGATTAAGAAACTAATCATTGATATTTGGGAAGATCCACCAGATGGTCTTTCTCTCCTGCGTCGGTAGTGTAGCGGCGAGCACAAGTGCCTGTAAAGCACCCACAAAGAAACACCGTTGGTTCGAGTCCAACCCGGCGCATACTTAAAAGTGAGAATATTAAAAACTTCCGGCGGCAGCTTAGGTGGTCAAGCAACGGTCTGAAGAACCGAAGAGCGCCCGTTCAAATCGGGCCCGCCGGACTTACATGAGAAAATATTTAAGACAAAAGAAAGAGTGCTCAACTTGTCATCGACTGATTAGTTTGTCAAATTTTGAAAGACACGTTCATACAAATAAAGTTCACATTCACTTAGATGCATCTTGGCTCAAAGAGAGTGGTCTTTATTCATGTCCTTACTGTCAAAAAGAATTTGTGAAAAAGGGTATTTCAACTCACATTTGGAAAAATCATGGAGAAGGCATAGATAAGTCGCCTATAACTAAAGGTAGTGGTTTTGAACCTTGGAACAAAGGTCAAACTAAAGAGACTAATAAGAAAATAGCTGAATATAGTCAGACATTAAAAGATTTTATTAAAACGAATGGTCATACTTGGCTAGGGCGACATCTCGAAGAAGAACACAAACAAAAAATTAGTAAGAAGCTTTCAATAAACAACAAAGGTGGTCGCTGTAGTTGGTTTGAGGTTGAAGGACAAAAAGTTCAAGGCACATGGGAAAAGAATTTAGCTGAACACATGACAAAGTTAAAAATTACTTGGCAAAAACTAAAAGTGAATAACTATACTTTGAAATTCATAGACGATGAAAATAAAGTGAGAAGTTATACGCCAGATTTCCTTATCGAAAATACACACCTACTTGAAGTCAAAGGTTTTTGGTGGGGAGATGATGAAAGAAAAATGCAGCTCGTTTTAGAACAAACAGTAACTAAAATTCTCGTTATAAGAAAACAAAAATATAAGGACCTTCTAAAAATTGAAAATAGAGAAGTTTTCTTAAGCTTTTTGCTGTCGGACTAAGGAACAAAATTGTATACAAACAATATTGATGACTGGATGGCTGTATCAGATCTTGAATTAGATTACTTATATGAGACAGCCAAAACTATGGACTCTATTGTTGAAATAGGATCTTATAGAGGGCGAAGCACAGACGCCTTACTAAATGGTTGCAAAGGCACTGTATATGCAATAGATCCTTTTATAATTCCCACAGTAGGTCCTAACGCAAATAGTTATGAGATATTCGTAAAGAATGTAGGTCACTATCCAAATCTTAAAGTGCTCAAGATGCAAAGCCAAAGTGCATTAGCCCACTTTATGGATCAATCCGTCGATATGGTTTTTATTGATGGATGCCACATTTTTTCCGAGTGTCGATTTGACATTACACATTGGTTGCCCAAAACTCGTAAGTTAATTTGTGGGCACGACTATTACCCAGAATCTTTCCGCGAAACAATGTCACAGACGCTTCCACTATGGCGTTATACTATACAAGTAAGTCAAGCAGTGAATAGTGTATTCAACCCTACAGAAGTAAATTTACCAGTCGGGACAATTTGGGCAGTTAAACTTGGAAAGTGAGCTTATATGGCATTTGATGTAATCCTTATCGTTGGAAGTAGAGTTATGAACAACGATTACGGACACACACTTCCTATTGGGGCAATCTACAATAAGCTATTAAACAAATGTGATATGAAAGTGTGTAACGTCGAAGATGGCAGCAGTAAAATTCCTGAAGCTAAATTTTATGGCATATCGGCTTATTACCATGAATGGGACAGAACTCAGAAAATTATTGAAAAATTGAAATCAAAATATCCTAAATCAACTGTTATTGTTGGGGGATGTTTTGCAACAGCTTTTCCAGAAATGATCCTTGAGTGTTCTTTTGTTGATTATGTGTGTCTTGGTGAAGGCGCATTTACCATGGAAAAATTGGTATTGAAAAATATACCGCCGGAGTCTATACCAAATATTCAATCGAGGACAAAAAAAGGAATTTTGGATATATACGAAATAGCTGATTGTTCGAACATCATCAGAGAAAACATAAAAGGCACTTGGAGAAATGTATGGCTACCCACAATGAGAGGATGTCCTTTCAAATGTTCTTATTGTAGTGCATCCGCATCAGAGTTTATGTCAAGAAATTTTTTCTATCCGATTAACCAAATAGAAAAGGATGTAGAGTTTCTATCACAAAATCAAGAAAATTTTCAACACGTATTTTTCACTTCAGCCAATGGATGGTTACCAAGTCTTGATAGTTTCGTAAGATCCGTTTTAGATTTATTTGTTAAATATAAAGTATATGTTCCTATCTGTTTTATGATAAGACCAGAATGTTGTGTACACAGTAAATTTCGAAAATTACTTAGCGACTATTCTAGTCTAAGATTTGGGCTATACACCGGAGTTGAAAATTTTGACGATAAAATACTTGCTGATTTCAATAAGGGTTACACAGCACAACGAGTCTATAGCTGGTTAACTGAAATAGCAAAATACGATAACGTTGATATGTTAATGGTAAATTTAATTGTAGATACTCCAAAAGAAAATGCTGAGTCTATTCAAATAAACAAATATTGGGTGCAGAAAATTTACAAAGACATCTTTAATAAAGAAGAGTATCTCCCGAAGAACTATGCTTTTTCGAGTGCTACTTCGATTATTCCTTTACCTGGAACAAAATACTTTGGATATCAAAAGACAAACATTTATATTGGACTTCAAAGACTTCCAGACGACGAAAATGAGAAGAGAAAGAACATTCATTTTGGACTTCAACGAATCATCAATGAAGAAAACGAAAAGAGAAAAAACTTGATTTTATCAAAAGGAATTTCATCAAAAATGTTGTTAATTCAGCGGGAGAAAAACCTCATGATATAATTCGCATATTTCTTTCTTTCGGGGTGTAGCCCAGTGGCTAAGGCGCTTGGTTTGGGACCAAGAAATCGGCGGTTCAAATCCGCCCACCCCGACAATGGATAAACGAGAGGTCATTGAACTACTGAAATATCCACGATGTAAAAATTGCTATCTATATGACAAACATGGAATAGTAACGACCGGCCTTAACCGAACAATATGTTATGAGCGGTCGCCCGATGAACCAGCTTGTAATCATTGGTGGGACAAAAATGGATAAGCGGAAAATTATTGACCTATTAAAATCTCACACTTGCGACAATTGCTACTATCACTCTATTCATTGCCATTATTTACAGTTACTCGGAGGCACCTGAGCGCGGTAGAGAATTACCACCAGAACATATTTGTATTCATTGGTCTAAAGATGGATAAACGAGAAGTTATTGATTTACTAAAGCCTCATATCTGTGAAAACTGTTATTTTTACGGTTTTGTGTCTTATCGCAAGGATGTCGATCCCACGCCTTGGTGTGGCGGAAGTGCTTTTCATGTTAATCATCCTATACCTAAAAGTCATACTTGCTCTAAATGGTCAACTGAAACAATGATCAAAGCTATTGATAGGCAACTCAATGAATCTAACAAATAATAAAGAAACTACTCTCGGCCTTTTACGCGGAGGATGCTGCTACGATTGTAAGCATTGCGTAACCGATGTAGATCCCAAGACTGATTCTTACTTTGCCTATTGCGACTTGAGACCTTCTATTCACTTTCCTGAAAGGCAAAACTTACCAGACGTCATACATAGATCCTGTAGAAAATTTGTGAAATACCCAATGTTGCAACATGCAACTACGCAAATTAAGTTAAGCGAAGCATTGATTGACTTATTCAAAATATGACCAAAAAAGAAACAACTAAGTCAGCACTAAAAGGCTATATTTGTCTTTGGTGCCTCAATCTTTTTAATAGAACTAAAGCTGAATGCATACGCGAATTAGAATATGGACATCGCTGCATACATATCCGAATGGAAATGAAATGACTAAAAAAGAAATAACGAAGTCAGTCCTAAGCAATAACGTTTGCGTTGAATGTGCCAGAAAGTTAAAGTCAAAAATCAACGCTGATGTAAAGTATGGGTGGATTTGCGTACACTCAGTCAAGCAATCATCATTCGTTCGAACAGTACATGCTGTTGCGGAACAAAATGCCAAAGCAGGTAGAGTTTTTCCACCATTATCCTGGAGTAAAGATGACTAAAGAAGAAGTCATTAAAATGCTCAAGACGTTCACACCACTAGAAAGAGCATTAGAGTTTGAAAAACTCTTTCTTTTAGAGTGCTCTAAGTTGAACGTCAAACCAATGTATTCTAAGCCGATAATTTGTGGGGATGGCTCCTTCATGATTGAGGTTTACTACGGCAAACAAGGTGCTTGGAATAGTAAACGATTGGGATTTGATTTTGAACCAGATGGTGGAAATTTCTTTTGGTATATTGGTCGAGGTCGTTTCAAACACTCTGATTTTCGAGGTGATGGTCATATAGAAGACTTGAGTCTACCAAGACTATTGAAGCTATTTTACAAAGAAGCTCTTTGGAGGCAACTCACAATAGGTAATCACTACTGAGCATAGTTCTTAATATGACATACAAGATCAAGTTGATGAAACGCTTTAACATCAGTGAAGGCGATATTGAAAATCCTTTTCTTTGGCTTTCCCTTGAAGAGGAATTCAACTTCGTTCCGTTTCATGATCTTGAACTTACATGGGGCAACTTAGTGATAGAGTTGACGTAGTATCTTACGATCTAAAGTGTGATTTATTTACTGTCACACTACGCCCAGATACAATTACATATATGACTCCTCTCGAGCAAAGAATCAAGCCTTATACACTTAGAGGTTGGAAAAAGATATGACGCACCAAGAAGAAATAGAATCCACCGAAAGAGCCAAAAGGTGGCTTCTGGGCCGTCTCAAGAAAATCGACAAACCAGTTTCCCTCATGAAGCTAGAACAAAATGGTCTACCAGAAGATGTTGAGTCGACTACCCTTCACAGATGCTTCTGGTATCTCTTGGAAGATAGACTCATTAAGTTGACTGATGAGAATTTAGTCTACATCACTGAAAAAGGAAAACGTCAAACTCCAGATGAAGAAGATGTCATGGGCTATGCGGAGCTTGCAAAATGTCCACCTGGGAAAAAGAAAGCTAGAGATTATGCGATCCACGGCCTCATGACAGACGGGGCTCATCATAAGCAATGGATCCTTGAGCAAATCCTTATTGCTCTTGGCTATGATTTAGAAGAAATTCACGAACAATTACATAATGTAGATTACGATTGGGAGCCGGGCATCCCGCCGTAAAATATTTGGGAGTGTAGCTTAGAGTGCATAGTAAGGGCGCTACAGCATTGATCACACTACTGTAGAAGAGCTACTATGACGGCAGAGCGGTCTCTAACCGGGGCGAACGCTGGTTCGAATCCAGCCACTTCCGCGATCTTAACAGGAGGTAGAGTAATGCCACCGCCTAGTTGAAATTTTTATTGTTATGTGAACTAATTATGATTTAAGCCGAAATGATAGTAGGTGAGACCTTGTCCCATACCTTTTTATGGGACAAGGTTTTATTTTCAGGAGAACAAAATGCTTATTGGGGCTTGTAATTGCGAATCTTGTAATGCTTATTATGAGATGCAAAAAAGACTATATGAGAATGAAAAGAAAAATGAAGCCATAAGGCTTTCTCTTCAAAAAAAGAAAAAACTTTCAGCTCGGAAAAAGAAACATGACAATACGTAGCACAGTTTTTCCAAGTGATATAGAGAAGGTCAGAGCAATTCTTCAATCGACAAACTTCTTTCGGCCAGACGAAATCAAAATAGCAGAAGAGCTCGTAGAAGACGCAGAGAAATACTCACAGTCTGGGTATCATTTTTTCTTCGCCGAAGAAGACAAAGAGATGATAGGGTTTACCTGCTATGGTCCTATTGCTTGCACGCTTAGTAGCTTTGATCTTTTTTGGATAGCAGTATCTAGCTCTTCTCAAAACAAGGGCGTTGGCAAACAATTACTTAAGATCACTGAAGACGCTATTAAAGAAGCATCCAAAGGAACTCGAGTATATATTGAAACTTCAATGAAGGAACTTTACGAATCGACAAGAAGTTTCTATGTTAAACAAGGCTATAGAACAGTATCAGTCATATACGATTTCTATGCACCGGGCGACGACAAAGTCACTTACGAAAAAATCCTTTAATCACATGGTGGATATGGCCTATCGGTTGGGCGCCAGACTGTGGATCTGGTCCAGGCGGGTTCAACTCCCGCTATCCACCCAAATTATTCTACTACTCTTGGGAACTGCATTTTTACTCTGAACTAAGAAAGATAATTTTATGAAAAAAGTAAAATACATTTGCGATGGATGCGGTGTAGAAAAAGAAACTCAAATAGGGCATCTCAAAGAAAACGAAAAAAGACATAATGGGAAAATATATTGTATTTCTTGTTCAGCCAAACTTAGCGCTATAGAAAAACATAAGAAGCTTAATAAACATCCCCGACTAAAAAATAAATGGAAAAATTCGATAAAGAAAGCTTCGCATAAACGAAAGTCGTTTGCAATCTGTGAAAAATGTGGAAGAAAATTATCTTCAAATCAAAAAAATCAACACTTCGTAACATGTGATGGTAATCCAATTCCTAAGAAAAAGAGACACGAAAAACTAAACGGCAAAACAGTTTGGAATAAAGGGCTTACTTGCGAAACAGATGAAAGAGTTTTAAAAGGAACTATAAATGCTAAGGCTGCGTGGCGGAAAGCTTATGAAAATGGAACGTTCATACCATACAGAGCCAAAAACAATTCATTCTTTCGAGGTAAATGTGGTTGGCATAAAACTTGGAATGGTAAAGACGTATTCTATCGAAGTTTATTGGAAAAGAATTATTACATAGTCCTTGATAATCAGAAAGTTGATTATGATGTTGAAAATCTTAGAATCAAATACTTTCATCCTAAGCTTAATAGAATTCGATTTGCTATTCCAGATATTTATATTCCGTCTACTAATACTATAGTAGAAATAAAACATAAAAATACATTAGACGTAGATATAATGAAGATTAAGAAAATAGCATATATAAACGAGGGATACAACTTTAAACTTATTTTAGAAGGTAAAGAAATACCTTTTTAAAACACATTCCTTCTTGGTGAAATAGGCATCACAGTAGACTGTTAATCTATTATTCCCAGTTCGAGTCTGGGGGAAGGAGCTAAGGCTCTATAAGTAGGCGACCCAACGCTACATAAAGAGTTGTTAATTCTCGTGTATTAATTAGATAAGTAAAGGTAGAGCCACTTACAGATATGAGGAGGCTAACTATGTTAGGCTACTACTTCATATCATTGTAGTGGCCTTACAAATTATGGCGTATACTACAATGATTGTGGCGTATGTCGTAGTTGCAAGACACTACAGATAAGGCGCCTGAGCCTGGGAAGTTCAGGCTCTTTATCTAACTGACGGAGATGGGTTTCTCCGCCCGATATGGCGAAGGCAGTTCGAGTCTGCCTCTGGTTAAACTGGGTTCGAGGCCCAGCGTCAGTTATATCGTTGAGTGCCTAATGATGACTCTGAATCTACATTATATCGCCGAAAGGACTTTAAATAGCCACAGCTTAATTCTGTTGGTTTTGCAAGTAGGTGGCCTCAACATTTTCACATACTTATCTCTAGTAATGCGGTATTGGCCGAACGGTAAGGTGGTAGACCTCCAATCTACTCTTCGTGGGTTCAACTCCCACATACCGCTTGAGTTATTAGACTTTGGAACCAGGCTCATAACCTGGGCTGAAAGGTCCGCTATCCCGAGAGGGGGTCTATTTAATTAGAGACAATCGGTGCGACTCCGATAGGTAAGTAAGTGAGCCAAAGTCTAGTAACTTTTCTTTATGCCTCTAAGCTAACTATATGGAGGCAACACATGACAGAGAACTTAGAAGTATTTTTAGTTTTGAAAGACGGGACGACTATTAAGATTAGTGGCGAGGCTTCTGTTCTCGTCGTCGAAGAAAATGGAAAGCCTTTATCTACAATAGAAGAATGGTTTAAGAATGCTAACCCTGGCGATATGCGAATTGAAAAAGACGCTAAGGTAGCACTGAAGAAACTATGAAAGACAATCTAACCATCTTTATACGCTTAAAAGATGGAACAGACATCATGTTTAAGGGCGAAACACAAATCGTTTTAGGTAAAGAAAATGACGGTAGTTTACTTAAAGCAGAATTTTAATTTATGGCAATGATGAGTTATCAGTTTCTTTACATCATATTGATTAAACTACATCAATCCAATGATTGAAGAGCTCGCCATCTAAGTAAGCAGTTACTCTAAATTTGTAATCTATTGGGAAGCTACCTACAGTAGCACAAAAACCAGTTATATGAATTAGATCATCTATAGTTACCCATACTCTTTTGTCAACTTTCTTGTCGAGGTAATTGCTCAATTTATTGGCAAGTTCAACACTTTTAAGCTCGCCACCAGCACCAGGCCTAGTATCGAAAATAGTCAACATCAATTTATGTTTATCAGTTATTTTTGAAACGACTTCTTTGAGTATGTTCATCCTACGCGCTCATCAAATATGTTACCTTGGAAGTCAATCATTACTTGAAAATCTTTGTCACCATCATCGCCCCAAGTTCCGGTGACGGCCATGTAATCATCCTGTATCTCAAAGAAGAAATCATTAGGCACATCTATTTCATAGCCTTTAGATCTGAAGAATATTTTAAGCTTCTTGGAAAGTGAAGTGCTTACTAGATCATCATCTTCTATATAATCATTTGAGCCAAAAATGATTTTGATGAATTTTCGCTTTTTAGTTTCATCAAGTTCGTTAAGTCTTAAATCTGTGAAGGTTATTCTCATCTAAGTTATCTTTCGAGATAGACTTAGTATCAACTAAACATTGTGGTATAGCTCAGCCTGGTCAGAGCGGCCGCCTGTTAAGCGGAAGGCCGAAAGGTTCACGGGGGTTCGAATCCCTCTACCACAGCGAAGAAGGAGCTTTTGTTATGATTGAGTATCCATCAATAATCAATAGTTCAAAAGCTCCACGTAAGCCAATGATAGCTTTTGAAAAAATCGATGGCAGCAATATCCGCATTAAATGGACACACAAAAGGGGCTTTGACCTTTTTGGTAGCCGGCAACAGTTGCTTGACTCTAGTCATCCTAGTCTGGGCGGAGTAGTCCAGATCTTCAACGAGCGCTACAAAGATGCTCTTGAGGAAACTTTCAGACATGAGTATGGGAAAGAGAATGAGATCATTGTCTTCGGCGAATACTTTGGACCCAGCTCTTTCGCCGGAATACATAGCGATCCAATTTCAGCAATGAATTTCTATCTGTTTGATATCCTTTTTGTAAAAAAGAGCTACACAGAATTTCTTTTGCCACAAGATCTCGTCAAGATCTTCCCCAAATTCGAAAGATTTGGGATGCCTGTACCAAGAGTTGTCTATGAGGGGAACCTCACTGATGATTTTATCAGACGGGTCCGCGAAAATGAATTCAATTTGAATGAGGGCGTCGTCTGCAAAGGCACTCAACGTCTTGGATCTTTCCGTGGCAAAGTCTGGATGTGCAAAATCAAAACGAACGCCTATCTTCAACGTCTCAAAACTAGATTCCAGGAGGACTGGAACAAGTATTACGAATAGCATAATTGATCTTATGCCCAAGTTCATAGTTGAATTAGAATTAGATGGATACACAGATAAAGAAGAAATGACGAAAGCTTGCAAAATCTTTATAGAAGATCAGCTTAACTTTTCTGCTTCATCCGTTAAGGTTGAACGATTTGAATTAGACCACTGTGCAAAATGCGGGAGAGTAATGGACTTGGTTCTTACTTGTCCATTATGCGGTGAGCACATGCCAGACCTAAAGAAACGAAAAAAACACAAGCAACAAGATACTGCCACTAGTTTTTGTCCGAAGTGCTGTCGTTATTTTACTCCTCAAGGATACAAGACACACGCAAAAACTTGTAAAGCAATTCGTCCTAGAACAGCAGCAGAAATCGATGGCATACCCGATTGTTTTGGATAAGAAAATGAAACTTAGAATTGGAACTAATAACAATTTTTATTGGGTAGAGCAAAGACGCTGGTATGGTAGCTGGAAGCTTTGTCATGTTTATCCAGGACGTGATCTATTTGAATCAGGCCAACGTTGGCCTAATATCCGTTTTTACGAAACTTCTAGAAGCAAAGATCATTTTGAGTCTCATGAAGCAGCATTAAAATACTCAGAAGTATGGTGGCTGACTTTTTCTTTTGCAGCCCAGAAACTTCGAAGAATAGAAAACATGAAAAGGGGCAATAAGATAAGCCGTCTCAATTACGAAACGTTTTCTACACCCTTTTTCAGAAAACAAATAACTATCGACAATTTGAAGGAGAAAGCAAATGGACATTTTTGAGGCAGCAAAACTTCTTGATCAGCAGATCAATCCAGCTGGTTGCGACAAGAGATACGTAATTGGCATTGGCGATGGTGAACTCTTCATCTATTACCATGACCATAGATCGGCTTTCTTAAAAGAGACAACTGAGATCGAAGGTATCCCAGTTCGGCACAAATACGCTGGAAGAATGATGGGATAGATAGATTTGAAGATTTGAACCCCAGACGAAAGATAAATACATTATCTGATATGGGGGTTCAAATCTATGATTTGCGAAAATTGCAGCAAAGATTTCTCTGAAGATTGGCGAATAGGTAAAAAGAGAGGACTATTACGGTTCTGCTCTTCACGATGTGCAAAGCGTCGAAAACAAACTGATGCGATTAGAGAGGCAAAAAGTAAAGCTAGCAAAGCTGCTTGGAAAAGAGGTGTCTATAAAAATCAATACAATCACACTTTTTCAAAAGCAGACAGAAAAAAGGGCATTGATACTTGTATAGAAAAAGCTAAAACAAGAAACGCAGAACTATTAGCCACTCATCAATATGAAAAAATGAGCAATGAGGTTAGAAGACGATTTATCCTCGACGAAGTTAATCATGCCTGTGAGTCATGTCATAATTCAGAGTGGCTTGGAAAACCAATATGGTTAGAAATACATCACAAGGATGATGATAATACGAACAATAAACGCGACAATCTTTTAGTTCTTTGTCCAAATTGTCATTCAGCAATAGATGAGAAATATAGGTTTAGAGGGCGAAGTAGAAAAAAGACCGAAAGTAGCTCAGTTTGGCTTAGAGCATCTGCCTTATCGGAAGCATAGGTTGAGTGCTTCAGATAAGCAGGGGGTCGGTGGTTCAAATCCACCCTTTCGGATACCTTCGAGTGGTTTAACGGTAGAACACTTTTTTCACACGAAAGACGTGGCAGTTCAACTCTGTCCTCGAAGAAGGCCCCAAATAATTTAACGGAAGAATATCTGTTCGACATACAGGAGGAAGTAGTTCAACTCTACTTTTGGGGATATTAGACGGAAGGTTCAACTCCTTCTTCGAAGAAAGATTTCGTCCGTCAGTAAAGATAATTCAATGAACGAATTTACTAACGGATTCATTGGTCTATTTGGCCAACTTAAGAAGGACCTCATAACTGAGGCTTTTTCAAACTTTGAATATGCTCTTCCCGACGACCCTGAAAAAATGCTGTATGACTTCTATTTTCTTACATGGGCCGGCAGTTTAGAAACATCCGATATTAAATTCAACTACGCCATAAAAGATGCCAAAGACACTATAGTAGAGTCGCTAACTAAGCACATGTTGGCAGCCGTCAAGTTTTCAATGCTTGCTGAAGTTCTCGTTTATATGAGTATAGACGTTAAACTCTCATCTGATGCAAAGGCCTTCTTTCAACTTTGGAATGAGAATTGTAGAAAAAATAAAGTTCAGAAAGATGAATCGCC